TCATGTTCTCGCAGATGGCATGGCCCATCTCCAGCGCATCCTCTCCGCAGTCAGGTTGCGAGAAGAGTAGATCGGAGAAGTTGACGCCGAGCTTCTTGGCGTAGCTCGTATCAAGCGCATGTTCGACATCGATGAACGCTGCCACCCCCTCGGACCGCTGAGCCGCGACGATGGCTTGGAGGGTGGCCGTGGTCTTGCCCGATCCTTCCGAACCGAAGAACTCCACGATGCGCCCTTGCGGATAGCCTCCCCCGAGCGCGATGTCGAGACCGAGGATACCAGACGAAATCCGAGGTACATTCTCGATCTTGGTCGCATCGAGGGTTGTCAGCCCCGAGAAGTCTTTTCCTCGGGTCGATTGGATCTTCTTGAGGATGTCGACCGTGCGACTCTTGGTCTCCTTCGACATGACGACCCCCTACCAGGAACGCCGCCGACCCGGAGGATCCTCGCCACCCGGAGGTGTCCGCTCGGGAGGAGCGCCTTGCGGAGGAGCCGTGGTGGGCGGCGTTTGGGTCTGCGCCGGAGGAGCGCCGGGAGGGGCTCCAGGGGGCTGCTGAGCCGGAGGAAAACCCGGAGGAGCGGCAGCACCCGGTTGCGCCGGAGGAGCGCCGGGAGGGGCTCCAGGGGGCTGCTGAGCCGGAGGAGCGCCGGGGGGCTGAGAGAGATCGACCACGGGCACCGTCCCGCCAGGAGTCGACACCGGGACCGGCTGGGCAGCCGGAGGCTGCGGCGGAATGGGAGCACCACTCTGCTGGGCCGGAGGAGCGCCCGGCGGGGCTCCAGGGGGCGGCTGCACCGCCGGAGGCTGACCTGCCGGAGGAGCACCGGGAGGCATCGTACCGGCGGGCACTGCGTAGCCGTCAGGAGAAACAGCCCCGGAAGAAGGCGGAGCGCCCGGAGGAGTGCCCGTCGACACCGGAGGCACATATCCTTGAGCGGGAGGAGCACCAGGCGGCACGTAACCCTGCGCGGGAGGAGCACCCATAGGCTGACCGGTAGGCTGCCCTGTCGGGTAGCCGGTTGGCTGGCCCGCTGCCGGAGCACCGGTTGCAGCAGCCTCCCCGTACTCGGTAGCGGATGTCTTCTCGCGCTCGGCGTAATAGAGGCCTTCCTCGTAAGTGATCATGTGAACAAAGTCCGAAGGATCGATCATCGCCCCTTGGTTCATGATGTACTGCACCCATTCGGGAGGATATGGATGGTACCGGTTAACGAACATGATGTCGTACTTCGTATTCCGCAGATCTCCGGCCTTGCACTCGGTGGTGTTCTTCACGACGGAGAGGACCGGAAAACCCGCATCGGTCGGCTCGAAGAAGCGGAAACCGCCGGGCATCGCTTCATAGAGCGCTAAGAGCTTCTGGTAGATGCTCTTCGGCGAGAACCAGATCTGGTGCTCGACCGTCTCCTCACCCTCATCCTTGGGACGCGTGCCCACGAACTTGGCGTGATCGAAGACGCCAATCACGAAGCGCGTGTCCACCCCGAACTTGCGAGCCGCATCCCGTTCCGCCGACAGCACCGGATGGTTGTCAACGAACTTCCAGTAGCCGTCCTTGGAAAGCGAACGCTTATCGGTGCCGCAGGTGTCCCAGCACTTGTTGTACGCGTCCCAATGCCGCTGCTCCTCCTCACAGAAAGCGCAACGCGGCTGATCGAACAGCGGCCCGCGTCCGAGGCTCTCCACGAGGTACTTGTTCAGTGCAAGAGGACACAGGATCTGTCCGAACTTCATGGTCCCGTCCGGATGGTTGAAGTTCTGAACGTTGTGGACCGGCAGCCGGAAGTAGAAGGTAGAGATAGGAGCGCTCGGATTCATCGAGACGAGCCCGCTTCCCACCATTCCGTACTTGGCAGCCGTCTCCGGATCCGGGTTGAACATCTTCCAGTTGTGGGGAGAGAAAAGCGGAATGATGACGTCGTTGTTGACGACTTGCCCAGCCTTGTCGGGGAGCGGCCTGAAGAGCCGCTTGTCCCGAGAGGACCCCTTCTCGTCCCGCTCCTTCTCACGCTGATAGGGCATCGTGAATTCGCTCATACCTTTCCTCCTCGGATCTTCTCCATCACCCGGGCGTCGGGTACGGAGACGCCATCGATGTTGTATCGCTTGGCCATCTGCATCTTGGCGTACAGATCCAGATGGAACGACTGCGAGTTGAGGCGTTCGGCCACCTTTTCCACGGTCTCGAATTCTTCCTGGAGACGTTTCATCGTGGCTTCGACCGTCTCGAAGTACCACGGCGTCTCCACGTACAGGTACTTGTACATGGCAGCGCTGAACTCGACCTCGGTGCCGGCGAAGCCGCGCCGCTGATCGGCAGCGGAGAACGCGGCGGTCGCGTACTTCTGGCGCTCGTTATCCGTGGTCTCGTTGGAGTAGATCTGAATGACCATCTCCTTGACGGCGGTGTCGGTCGGCTTCGGCTCGCCGTAGGCGAAGACCACCAGCTTAGCGTAGGACTTGTTGTGCGCCCACCACTTCCGCTGCCACTCGTCCTTGAACCGTTCGTAGCGCATCTTCAGACGCACCGCCAAGGCCTCCCAGTATGATTGGTTCGCGGAGTGGGTCCGCAGCATGGTCTCGACATCGTTCTCGTCAAAACGCAGCAGCTCCAGGACGTCCGTCTCCGGAAGATGCTCGTCGAGGACGATCTGTACCTGTCCTCTGTTGATACCGATGCCGAACTTCACTTCTTCTCCTCGCTCACGCGCCGTGCCGACCTGGCCTGTCCTTTCCTGCCATAGAGCTTCTTTCCCACGCTCTCCCGCTTCTTGGGCTCCTCGATTTCCTCCCGAACTAGCTCACCCTCGGACCTGACGACGTACTGCTCGATGGGGATCTTGATCTCCTCGTGGATACCGCAGCGCCCGCAGACGACGTGAGCGTAATAGAACTCGGTCGTCAGCGCGCACCCCCGGTTCCGCATCCAGTTTCCGCACTTGGGGCATTTCAAGTCCGAGTGCCATGCGAGCTTTGTACCCTCCGCCATTCACCGGCATACCTTGACCGCGAACACGTCCCAGACGATCCGGGGGTACGAGGTATGCTGCATGAACTCCATCGTGATCTCCCACTCGCGGCTGAGCATCTTCAGATCCGCTAGTGACAAGGTTAAATTACAGGAAAGAGATTCGAGCGGAATCCCACTTTGAAGTTCGACCCCGGTGACACCGGCCAAGTACACCCCGAAGTCCCGAAGCAGGATAGGGATGCCTTCCGAGAAGAGATACTGAAGATCGCGCCCTTCTCGATGCCAGCGACGGATCTCCTCCAGGAACAGCCGGAGGTTACGCTGGTCGAGAACATCGGCCAAGTCTCCGTATTCCTGTCGAGAGATGACCCCGACCGAACCCTGGAGCACGTCGATATCGAGGTTCTCCCCTCCGGCGGCGATGATCATCGCGTCGAGGATCTGTTGAACATCCCGGAGCGAACCTCCGCCGTATCGTGCCAGAGCACGCAAGAAGCCCTCGGTATAGCCCAAGCCTTCTTGTTCCACGATGTACCGAAGGTTCGAGTAGATGTCGGCCTCGGAAAGAGGCTGGAGAGGCATTCTCAAGCAGCGGGACCTGATAGTATCTTCGAGCTTCTGAGGATCTGTCGTGACCAGGATGAAAATGGTGTTCTTCGGGGGCTCTTCGATGGTCTTGAGAAGCGCCGCCTGGGCAGACTTCGAGAGCATGTGGGCTTCGTCCAGGATGACGACCCGGTAGTTGTGGATGATGACCTGAGACAGGATGGAATCCAGCTCGCGAACATCCTCGACGCGAGAGTTCGAGGCAGCGTCCAGTTCCAGAATCGAGAAATTGGCGACCATGTCCGCATCCCGACAGGAATCGCATTCACAACATGGCTCTTCGGCTGGAAGAAAGTTGGGACAGTTGAGAGCCTTGGCGTAAAGTCGAGCCAAGGTCGTCTTGCCGGTACCCCGGATGCCTGAGAACAACATCGCCTTGGGAACTCGCCCCATCTTGATGGAGTTCACCAGGATCCGCTTCGAGACTTCCTGGCCGACGACCTCGGCGAATCGACGCGGACGGTACTTGATCGAGGACTGCACTGAACGCTACTTGTAGTACTTCAAGTCGATCCCGTAGAACTCCTTGATGGCCTGCTTGATCCGAACGACCCTGGGGCTCTTGTTCGCCGGCTTGGCCCACCCCCAGTTGCCGAACTTGGACCGATTGGCCAACTTCCAAGCTTCCTGGAAGTATGTTTCGGGATCGGCCCTCCGGGCATTCCGGAACAAGCGATAGGCCGCGCCAGGGTTGTTCTGCCAAAGGTTGAAGAAGAGGGCCGCAAGGGGCGTCTCCCAGGTCACCGGGTTCTCACCGTCCAACAGCCAGTTGATGCTTTTGCCGCCCAGCGGAGGACGATTGTAATCGAGCTGCTTCTTGAACTCCTGCTTGGCGAAGTGGGTCTGGGCCTCAGCCACCCCGAACTCGTTCCCCATCTCACCGAAGAATTCCGCCAGCCGGAGCGCGTGCTTCTTCTGATCCAAGAAAGTTCCGTATCTGAGACGGCCCATGCAAGCATCGACGATCTTCTTCCGCTCAGCCTTCTTGTTCGGATTGAGAGTGTGGACACCCGCCAACACGAACTTGCCGCCTCTGATGTTGAAGCCGAACTGCTGAAACGCGCCCCCCTCCGAGCCACACACCTCTTCGAAGAGGGTCGAGTCCCCGTCGCTCTCGAAGTCGTAGACGTCGATGGACTTGAAGCTCTCCAGCAGCTTCTGGAGCCGACCGCTCTTGAAGGTCCACTGCATGAAGCCCCAAGTGACGCCGGTCTCGTCGTACATCACCACGGTGTCGTGCGCGCCTTCGCAGCGGGCGACGACGCCCATGATCTTCGTCCACGGACCGAACGGCTGCGGAGGGCTGTAGAGATTGGTACCCTTGACGCGAGGGCCACCGCCCTTCTTGTACTTGACCCACTTGGCTTGCATCACTTCTTCCCCTTCTTCTTCGAAGCCCTTTTCCGAGGCTTCGACTTCCTGGGCTCACTGACAGGAACCCCGGCTTTCCTCATCGAATCCTGGTTCTTGCGCCTGATCTTGGCAGCCTTCTTGTAGTGCTGCGTCTCGGCCTCCTTGTGAGCCTTCCCACGCTTGTGGGCAGACAAGCCGCTGGGACTCTGCGCCTGATAATCGCAGACGGCGCAGTACGAGGCCTCGGCTTCGATCTTGGCGCGCTCTTCCTCGGCCCGCTTCCGGTAGAACGCCTCTTCGCCTTTGTACTTGCACTTCGACTTGGCATGCCGGTTGAGGTCATCGATGTCCCTGAAGCCGAGGTTGCACTCGGGGCACCAGAACGCGGGCTTCTGCTCCTCGACGCCGCAGAACTTGCCGGCTTCGCGAGGCTCGAAATTCTCACGCAGCGCGATGGTGCGCTTCTCGGCAGGCGTCAACGAAAGCAGGACTTCCAGACGGTCCATCAGCCCACGATACGAACGCATGTCCTGGTCGAGGACGCCACTCACCGCCTCCTTGAGAACGGAGGTATCGACGATGTTCTCTTCGAGCCAGTACAGTGTTCCCAGGATGACGAGCACATCCCGCTTCCTGGAGGTCGCGTCATCGAGCTGGCGACGCAGCTGCCTGGTAAGACGGTCGAGTTCGTCGTTTTCCTGGATCAAGGAATCCAGGACGACCTTGAACTTCTGATCGAGAACCCCACGGCGCAGGATATCATCCTCTCCGTACTTCTCGATGAGTTGGTCTCGGGTATCCTCTGTCGGCATCTTACTCCTCCTCTTTGTACTTGTCCGACCAGCGCTGCACGACTTCGGTATCGATCAAGATCGGTATCGAGAAGTTGGTGCGCGCCTTCATCTTGGTGACCATGTTATCGTACATGATCTTCTTGACCTGCTCGACCGCGCTCTTATGGGAGTACACCACTAACTCGTCATGGATGTGAAGAATCGGGCACGCGGCAACCTCGTAGCGCCTGAAATCGTTGTAGATGCCAATCAGCGACAAGGACGTCATGTCGACGGCGGATCCTTGAATCGGCTGGTTCACTCCCTGTCGAAGGGCGCGCCCCACTTTGCCGCTAATGTACTTGACTTCGCGATTAACGAAGCAAGAGTAGAGATGTTCGCAATCAGGACAGCTCGGACGGATATCAGAACTGCGTCGGGTCTGCACGAGATCCTTCAGATGGGACTCGCTCAGGCTGCAACGGGCAACTGCTCCGTAAGGTCCGTAGATTATCTCGAAAGCCTCCTCGAACGTGAGACCTACACTACTCGGATGAGGACCGTTCCGATAACAGACAGGACGGGAGTCCCGGCTGGGCCAAGTAGCGCTCTCCGGAATGACGAGCTGCGCGTCGGGAAGGTGACGCACACGCCCGAAGATGTTCCGTGAGACGCCGTACTCCCGGAGGTTCTGATGGGTGTCGTCGATCCACTGTTTGAGAACCGGAGCTGCCCCGAAGTAGTCCTCGTGGATCAACTTGTGCGCCTCCTCGATGGAGATGCCGAGACGCTCGGCCAGAGAGAACTCCGACTCGCCGTAAGCGATTCCGAAGTTGACGGCCTTGGCGTCGGAACGTTGCTTCGGATACTTCTTCTTGACCTCCCCGATCGGGCAATCGAGATTCCAGATACGGTGCGCCATCGCGGAGTGCATGTCGTGTCCCGCGAGGAAGCCCTCGATCCAGACAGGTTCCTGCGAGACGTGGGCGATGACGCGCAGCTCGATCTGGGAGAAGTCGGAGAAGACGAGGATATGGTCCTCGTCGGCGCACCACATCGACTTGACGATGATGCCACCGTTCTCGGGCCGAGGCAGCGTGGTCAGATTAGGCTCGGTGAGCTTCAACCTGCCAGTGACGCTATCCATCCAGTAGTGAGGATGAACCCAGCCGATGGTGCCACCGTTTGTACGCTCGACAATCTTGTCCAGAGCGGCTTCGGCGTAGTGGCCGTGGATCTGCTCGGCACGACGATATTCGAGGATGTGGTCCTTGATCGGATGTTCGAGCGCTTTGATGGTGTCAGCATCGGTGACCCACTTGCCGTCCTTGCTCTTGCGGCCAGGAAGGCCGAGACCCCCCTCCGCCTTGGGGCGGAAGAGAGCCTCTCCAAGCTGATGCGGAGAACCGACGTTGATATTGCTTTTGGTCCTGGACGCCCCCATCGGTTGTTGATGCACAGCAGCAGGATCGTTTTTTTCAAGCATCTTGCGAATTTGATCTTGTGCGCGCTTCATGATCGCCGCCTGCTCACGATGAACCTGCTGCGCTCGCTGAATGTCGAGCGGAACTCCGTGCAGCTCCATCACCGTCAAGACGTGCGAAAGAGGCATGATTAGTTCGCGGAAGAGCGGGAGCATACCTTCTTCTTCGACCTTTGGCTCGAACACGAACTTCAACGACAGCGTCAGGTCGGCGTCGGCGCACCCGTAAGGATACAACTTGTCGAGAGGCACCTTCGAGTATCGCTTCAGGTGCTGGTCGTAGAAAGCCAGGGCCTCCGTGAGATCGCTCTTGAACAGACTCGCCTCGGCGCGTAGGTAGGCATCCGCCATGCCCAGCTTCAGGATCTGACCCTTCAGCCCGAAGTCGGACTTGAGGGCATGAGAGCACACGACGCGATCCTCATCGATGAGAGCGTGCGCCAGCATCGTGTCGAAGGCGAAGTTCTCGACGAAAATATCATTGAGCATCGCCAGCTGGAAGATGTCGAACTTGCCGTTCTGCGCAACCTTGGGAACCGGAGACTCCAGGACCTCTCTGAGCGCGTTCAAGACCGCCTCCTGGTGAGGCCAGTAAGGGCGATCATAGGCATCGGTGAGCGGTAGATAAGCCGCGATACCTGGAATCCAAGGCTCTGTGACCTGCGTGCGCCCCCACGCGAAGGAGATGCCGCAGATGCATTCCTCGAAGGCATCAGGCAGCTTCTTCTTACCCTTCCATGTCGGATGGTTGGTCTCGATGTCGAAGGAGAACTCCGGAGCTTTCAAAAGCTCGCCAAACAACCACGAGATCTTCTTCGGATTGTCGATGAGATGGTACGTCTTGGGGACCTGGGTTTCCGAAAAATACATCGGTCATTCCTTGCTGGCTACATTCCCATCGACTTCTTCTACCGGCTCTCCGTCAGGGTACTTTTCCAGGTACTTCCACATCTCGGTAGCGACAATTATCAGATCTCGCAGCTCTCGCTGCTGGAGGAACTCGCTGCGGTTCCACTGGCTGTCGCTGTGCCACTCATGCTGGAAACGAGCTAAGTAAGTTCCTCCTTCGTTAATATACAGTTCCGCCACGACCGACCCGCACTTGAACTCTCGAACAGGTCGGATGTAGGGGATCACACGTTCATCCTGCCGATCCTCGTGCTCGACGGGAGCCCATGTCGTGATGATATCGGTCGTGGCCACCGTTTTCGTGTTGCGCCCGAAACGTCGCATCTCTTTGTGGCAGACAGAAATGTACTCCATGGCCCGAGTAGCGGCGATCACCAAGCAAGGCACATCGACAACACGCAAAAAAGAAGAGAAGAATCGATCTTCCCCGATCTTCGTCTCCGTCTTGCAGATGACATCGAAGTAGACCCTTTCCTGGGTACCCCTCTTCCAGATTTCGAGCACAACACTGTTGTTGACTGCTTCGGCGATTTTCACATCTTCGTAGGAGACGTCCATCCGTAAACCTCGGTAGATCAGCTCTTCTTGCGGTCGCGATACTCGATCACGTCCTTCTCGCGCACGTAGGTCATACCGTCCACGACGACCTTCTCGACGTTCTTGCGCCGGACGTGACTGTACATGTTCACATAGGTGCAGCCGTACACTTTAGCGGCCTTCGCGATGGTGATGAGTTCATTTCCGTCTTCATCGAAAACCGGCCCCTTCTTCTTCTTGAGATGCTTCTTCGAATCGTCCTCCTCGATCCCAAGCCCCATCTGGGCTTCATCGGAAGGTTCGTCCTCCGGGTTCTCGGCTGCCAGGCGCTCCATCACAAGTTCGTAAAGCCGCTTGTAGGTCATCTTCTTGAGGTTGTGGGTAAGGGCCTTCTTGAGGGTCGGCTTCTTCTTGGCCTCCCCGATGCCGAGCCGGTACGCCAGAGCAGCCAAGCAGAAGTAATGGATATGGCAGGTGATCTTGCACTGTCGCCCTGGAACATTGTTGCAGTATTCGCACGGCTCCCCGTTCTCCAAAGGAGCTTGGATGTTGCAAACATGCGCCTTCAACTTGGGATCAGAGAAGCACTCCAGCCCAATGACCTCGTCACCAAGTCGCGAAGAGTAGAACTCGTTGATCTGCTTGAGCACCTCTGCGTCGAGGTGAACCTTCTGCTTTATCCGAGCCACGGTGCCCTCCTAACCAGATGCCTTCGGAAACAGAGTCACGTCGTTGAAGCTCTCGTTGTCAGCGAGGATCAGTCGAGCCCCCGCATCGTACAAGTCAATGCGCTCCCCATAAGACTTGAGACCACTGAGCAGCTTGTTTTTATGAACACGAAACTTGATTTTTCGGTACGGTCCCGGCTCTACGCACTGAATAGTTTCAGACGCCTCGCACTTAGAAAACGTGACCGCACTTACCTTCCATACCGTACAGTTCTGATTGCGGCCTATTTGCTCAAAGTGGACCTGAGATTCGTCAGTTCCTACGACCGCCGAGATGAGGTCGAGAACGTCCGTGAGCTGCTTACGGTCAAAGGCATACCGGTCACCGGCCACCTCCACCTGCGGGAGACCGTCCACGAGCCCAAGTTGGCCCACGTACTCGCCTATCTCATCGGCCCAGAGCGGCATGTAGAAAAAGACGTCCTTGTCCAGCCGAAGCCCCAGATGGTTCTCTCCCACGAAGACACCGACCACATTATCCTTGAAGGAGTAGATCGCCCGGGACATCTCATCGGAGACCACAAAGCGCCGAGTAGCGCAGCTCAACGGAGTGCAGGCGATACTGCGCCACGCCGCGTGCGAGAACTTGAACACGCGTGCCACAGCTCCCGTGTTGTCCACCAGAACTCCCTGAAACCGCTTAGTCTTCCCAACGGACGAATAGGCAGCCGACACCGCGTTCATGAGCCACTTGGCTTCGTCACCCTGGAGCGTCTCGAACACCGGCATACGCATCGGTTGGTAGAACTCCAGCGTGGGGAACGTAACTGAGATGTTGTCCTCTTCGATTCGCAAGCTGTTCCCCACCGGAGTCAGCTTGATCCGACTGCCGGGATAAAGCTTCTTGAAGAGCGCGATGAACTTGGACGACTCGACACCCCCTTGAAAAGGAGTTCCTCCGGCTACCTCGATGTGGACCATGACGAAGGCCAGCTGGGACTGCGCGAACATCGAGAACACGCTCCCGTCGCAAGACAGGTAGATATAGGAGTTCTTCGAGTTGGTGCGCTCGATGGCCGTACAGAACTGGACGCCCAGTCCATGATCGATGATGAAGCTGTCTCCTTCTGGTTGAATCAGCATACTTGACTCGCTCGAAGGTAGATCGGCGTCTTGCCGAAGGTGTGGAGCGGAATGCCACTGGATACTTCGTAATCGCGCTCGATCTCGAAACGCGACAAACCGACCTGACGATGAGACAGTCCGGTATATTGAGAGATCGACCGTGTGGGCATCGCAGGATTGTCGAGCAAGCAGCCCAGGACGACGAGCGCTTCGGGAGACAGTGTGTCACCGAGTCCCATGATTGTCTCGTCGGAGATAACTTGCTGCTCCGGGTTGGAGCCGTAGTCAGATAGATAGCTGGAAATCTCGGCGGAAGACGGATAGAGAGTGTGGTCGAATTCTTCGCGTGAGCTGGGGATATCGATGTCGACCAGATGGACGGACTTGCGCATGTTCTTGACCTTGCGCTTCTCGGAAAACGTCTTCCTCGGACCACTCCGGACGGTGACAGCACGTTCGCTGATACTGTCGATCACGAAGCCTTTCTTAGCCGTGAAGTGAGAAGCGAGCAGATTCACATACTGCTGATGGATCTCACGGTAGACGCTCGACTCGATCTTGCCGCGCTTGACCAGCTCCAGGTTCTTGCAGTCGGTCCAGAAGCGTTTATGGAGACGCACGTTGTGCGGCAACGTCTCAATCAGGACCGCCATTCCATCGAAGGCGACAATGCGGTACAGGTTCCCGTTGTAGCGCCACAGATTTTGGCGGTACATGTCGTTGACCTTGACGAGGCCGACGAAGATGTCTCCAAGCACATCTTCCGGAGGGGTGTTGGTTATCCTGGAAACTCGTTCGACGGCATGGCACAAGAAATTCGACCATCTGTTAATCGCAGCCGCCAGCGCTGGATGCTCCCGTTCCAGGCCGGCGATGGTCATCCTCACCATGACGTCCAGCTTCATCACGCCCTCCACAACTCCGCGATTCGTTCTGCGGACAAACCGCCAGGGTCCTCGTGGCGTTCCAGTTGAATGAGACCCGCGTTGACACCGGACGCGAGCAGCTCGTTCTGGATCACCTTCCCGTAGTTCTTCTTCGGTGTCGCCGCATCGCCGTCGAGGCACACCTCGGGCGTAAGTCCGAGGTCACGGCAGATCTGCACGATGCGGTTGAGCTGCGCATCGGATGCCTCCTTTGTGAAGAGGCCGACGCTCTGAATGCCGAAACGATAGAGGTTCCATACGTCGGACGCGCCCTCCACGATCCAGAAACGGCCCGACCGGTTCCAAGGAAGCAGCCACCCCCCGTACAACAGTCGTTGAATCGGTGAAGACGAAGGACTGCGCCAACGCAGCCGCGATTTTGGGTTGAGGTAGCGGACCTGGAAGGTGAGATAGACACCGTTGAGATCGTAGACGGGAAGAATGATCGAGTCCTGCACGCTGATGCCAGCTGAAACGCCGAGACGCCCGTAGAGCAGCCCAAAAGTATCGATGACATTCCGGTCGAGACCACGCTCCTCCAGGTACGGGACGCGACCGATGTTTTCAACGAGAGCGTTGGGAGCCTGCGGAAACTCACTGATAGTATACTGCTTGATCCCCTTGGGCTTCTCGGCCAATAACTCCTTGATATCCACGGCGAGCCGAGTCACCTTCAGGCGTTCGTAGACCTCGCGCCAAGAGGTGATATTTTCCATGAGCTTGTAAAAAAGAGCAAAATTCCCACGTACTCCACACCGTCCGGAGCCGCACACAAAGACTCCCCGGTCAATGTTTATTGAGAATGAAGGATTATGGTCATCATGGAATGGACATCGAGCATGTATCTCCCCGGAGGAGTTGGGTTCCTTATCGGGAAACTTGGACAGAATGTACGACTGCGGATCGACCATATCTTCCCCGAAAAACCAGTACTCTGTCACATACTCAGACCGTATAACTAGCAGCCACGAAAACCCATGTCAAGAAAAAACACCACTTAATTTATGTTCAGTGCCGAGAAAAGTTCTAAGTATTCGGAACGTAAGGATTTATTCGTGCAGCATGCTGCCATAAACGATGCAATTCACGACTAACTACCATCCTTGGAAGATCAGAATCTAAAACTATTTCAGGTATAGTAATAGGGCCACCCCGGAAGAACTGCGGAGACAGCACTATGATGCCGGCCTCGGCCTCCTTTTCATTTTGATCGATTCCGATACAAAGGTCGATTCCGCGAGAGATATCCGTGGATAATCCTCGGTGGCCAAGTCCGAGACGATCCGCCTGTGCACCCTCCAAATTCGACTGGGAAGCCTCGAAGATTGCCACATTGTATCGTTCTGCGTGAATTTTCAAATCCCAGACAATCTGACGCTGCTCGTGGCGTTCCTGATTGAACGATTTCGAAGGTGCAATGATATTCAAATAATCCCATATCTCTACATCTGCAACAAAACCCTCACGGTCTTTGAGACGTTCGATCTCCTCTTCCACGTCCGAGACTTTGGTCTCGTAAGAAGTGCCCTTGATAATCTTCAACCGATTTTTCCAGGTCTGCATCCAGGAGAACGTGCGGTCGAGGTCCTCCTTCTCCTTCTTGGTGAGCAGCAGGTTCGAGACGCGGTCGTAGTTCAGCTCGGAGAACATGGCGTCGTAGCGATCCATCGTCATGTCCATCGAATTCTCGTAGGTGACATGCAGCACATCGAAGCCTTGAAGCAGAAAGGCGTAACCGAAGGCATTCAAAAAGATGCTCTTGTAGCGTTTGAACGGAGCAAGCATGTCCGCCAGCATCGGTGCCTTGATAACGAACTGCTGATCGAGCCCCATGATGCCGGTCAGGATCCGGGGGCTCATGCTCGGGTTGTCACGGATGTACCGTCGCTGCTCCTGGCGTTCCTGGTACGTAGTGGCGTAGTCGACGACCGGAAGCCGGTTGGTTCGAATGACATCCTTCGCGCTGTGGAAACCTTCTTCGATCTCGTCGAGCAGGAAATCGACCCGACTCGTGCGCGCGAAACCCTCGAAGGCACTCCGCGTCTTGGTGTTGGCGATACAGAATGCAACGTAAGCACGGAACGTACTGGATGCGTCCTCGATGAACGACAGTTTACGGATGTAGAGCGCGTAGAGCTGGTTACGGTACTTGAACCGCGTCTCCTCGTTCTCGACGGAGAGCAGCTCTTGATCTAGATACTCGAAGACAGGCGGTTTCCAGTTGCGCTTCTGCAAGATCCTGACGAGCCACTGGTAGGAATCGACCTGAAAATATTCAGGCTCTACGACACGAAGGACGTCGACCTCGACGAACCCAGCGTTTTGCAAAATGGAGGCGAGAAATTCGGCCTCGATGTTGACGTCAATCTGCATCAGGTCGGCCAATCGCTCCTACCGTCCATGAGCCGGAAATCCTCGCCGCCCCCTACCTCGACCTGACGGAAGATCTTACCTCCGACAATGCCGTCCGGACGTATCTCCAGGACCGAGTCGAGAACCCCTTGGTAGAAGCCGACAAGGCTTGCGGGAGCGAAGTTCGAGGTGATGATCGTGGGCAACTTGTTGTTGCGACGGTAGTGCATGATACGGTGCAGCATCGAGATGACAGTGTCGGTCTTCCACGCGGCGCTCCTACTCTCACTGCCGAGGTCATCGATCACCAACACCGTCGACTTCCAGGCGTCCCCAACATCCTCGCGCTCCAGAAACGCCTCCAGCAAGGAATGCATGTCGGCAAAGCCGTAGGTGCGTTGACGACTGTAATTCTCGGTCTTGCAGAAGGGCCACGCCAACGCGTACACGAGGTAGTGAGCCAGCGTCGTCTTGCCGCGCCCGTTCTCCTTAGAAAACAGGTAAAGGCTCAACCCTTTGTCCATCACGTCGAAGGGATTGCGCAAGAAGTAGTCCACCGACTCTCCACCAGATTCCAGCATCGGCAGCACGTAGTTCGAAGAACTCACCAGATCGAGAGTATCTTCATGAAATCCACCATCGATGAGCCAGCTGAAGGCGCGGAACTTGATCGCGCAGTTGCACAGATCGAAGTCGATGTAGCCGTCTCCGCCACAAGCGGGGCAGCCCCCCATGATGCGCTCCTTCAGCTGCTTCAGATCGGTCATTGAGCGTGCACCTCGACGAAGTCAGCGAGCGCGTCCACGCAAACCTTGCTCCACCCCTCCAGGACGTTGTAGATACCCTCCAGTTCCTCCTGAACCTTCCAGGACATCTCCTTGCCCTCGTCTCCCATCCGAAGGCGCTTGGCAAGCGCGGGACGCACGTCGATGCGCAAGACGATTCCCAAGTGGACCCGACCCACATCGTTCGAATCATCATAGAGGACGCCGACTACGGCAAAGTCATCTGACAGCTCGTCCCAGATGGACTCGGCTCCATCGAGGCTCAGCTCCTCGGCCACCTCGCGCCGCACGTTGTTCCGGATCAGCCCCATCCGACGCTCGGCGCTATCGGCAGGATTGATATGCCCCCCGATGCCGATGGAGAAAAGATCGGTGAGGCGCTTCTCGGCCCCGGATCGCCGGTACGTCAAGTAGCGGTCTCCTGAAGAGACAATCAAGTAAGGAATGATCTGCTTATAGACCGGATTCTCCTCGGCCTCACGACGCGACATGAAAAAGGCCCCCCGCAGACTCGCTGAGATCTGGTCCAGATCGTCAGGCTGCGTGGTGATCGAACATCCGTCGAGGCCGTCGAAGTCCTCCAGAACCTCGCGATCTACAACGAGAACCAGCTCATGCACCTCTGGTCCCAGCTCAGGATTCTGTTTCTTCTTGCTCATCCCCTCCTCCAGCGCACGTCCCGGATCGCCTGGTAGGGCGAAATGTTGGTACCATTCTCGTCCCACAGATCAGGATACATTCCGTAACGCGAGTACTCTTCCCACGTCGGCATAGCCGTCAACAGACGCGGATCATCCCATTCTTTATGGAACTCCTCGAAGTTCTCGGGCGACACTCGGATCGTCAGGTACTTGTTGGTGGCATAGTGACGCTTACCGCGTCGTTGGGTGCCGTCCGCATAGTAGTAGTAACCGTCAGCGGTGATTCTCCGAATCTTGCTCCGGTCGATCATGTCGTCGGAAGCCGGCTGCCATCCCTTCGGAATCGCCCCGTCTGGGAACTCACATTCGAAAGAGAGCCCCAAGAACTCCCGCACCGCGCGCCATTCGTCGGCAGCGCGGATACGGAGCAGGTCAAAATCGGGATCGAGCTGGTTGACGTTCACAACCGTCTGGATCTGGAGAGGCTGCTCGGGAGCCATCTTGTAAAGATTGCGGCACTTGAGCACCAACCAATCGAGATAGTCGACCCCTTCGTTGTGAATCTGATTGATACGGTTCGCAACCTGCTGATAGAGCACCAATGTCTTCGGAGGAGCTTTTCCCTTCTCGACTCCCCTGCTCAAGTCGGGGCCGATGAAGACACGCTTCGAAAAGGAGGCGCGTCCGCTGTGCTCGATCTGAAGACGAATGAACTCCAGCATGAAGAAGGCCACTTCATCCACGAGCTTTCGACTCTTGGTGTACTTCCTGAACTTGCGCATCCAGGTCCAGTGCTTGCGCTGCCCAAGAAGCATCGTAGGACGTTCATACATCTCGTAGGGAGTCATGCAGAAGGAGAGCACGCAGTAACTGCGCCAATCGACATCCATGTCCTCACAGATCCAGAGCCAGCGGCGCACGTAGTCGACACTCTTGCGAAGAAGTCCAATGGGATCGGGATCATCGTGCCACGGCGTCAGCAAGCCGGTGAAGACGAAACAGGTCCAAAAATATCGAGAAAGATAGATGATATCGTCAAAGCACTCCCGAGGATCGAGGAGGTTCTTGTTCGTAAAATAGACCGGGCGCACGCCATACTTCTGAGACAAAGCGAGAGAGTACTCGTAGAGGTCGGCGTGGACCTGCTCGGTGACGAAGTCGCTCATTTCAAGTACCTCAACAGGTCTTCACGGCCCAGCTCGACCAACTTCTCGTCCGAAGTGGTCAATGCGTCCGCGAGGTCCTGCTTTCCGTGCAGGCGGTCACGAATCAGCTCGTCGACGGAGTTGATGACATCCAGAAAGATCATCGTCGCCGGCTTCGCCCGAATGGTATCCAGCCGCGACATCTGGCCGCTCGTGATCCGGCGGTGGATGCGGTCGATGCTCTGCTTGTAAAGCGTGAAGCTGTAAGGACGATCGACGTAGATGGCGGTGCGCGCCCTAGCCAGGAAATCGAGACCCGTCCCGGCCTTGGCCGGAATGGCGACGACCACGCGAGGCTTGTCCCGGTTCTCGAAGTCGAAGGCCATCTGTTCGAGCTGCTCGTTGGTGACGCCGCCGTAGATCTGGTACGCGCCGTAGATGGGATCGTACCTCTCGTAGAGATTCTCAACTGCGCGTCGAAATTCGGTCCACAGGATGACCTTCTGCTCCGGATCGGCCAGAATCTCCTCAAGAATGTTGTCAATTTCGACATATTTGGCCGATTCGCCAGCTTCATCGAGAAGATTCGGATGATTCATGACCTGGCGCAGGCGCAGCACTGTCGTGTTGTTCGACAAGAAGCGCATCAGGTTGATGACGGTGGATTTCGGCAATCCGGCAACGATTTCGCCACAGATCGTGCGATAAAGGGCCAGCTGCTTCCCGGACAGCTCCACATCCCGGATCATGAAGACGCGATCCGGAAATCCATGCATGTCGGCCTTGGTGCGCCGGATGGAGACAGCTTCGATCATCGTTTTCAGCTCGTCCAGGTTGCGATATCCCACTACCTTGGCATGAGTGCCCTTCGATCCGTAGCTGATCGCCTGTTTCACGACAAAATGATGCTCGAACTTATTGATGTGGGGCAGATAGCCCTGCGTCAACACCTTCAGGGCCACGTAAGCGTTCAACGGGCTCTCCGAAACGGGAGTCCCGGTCAGCAAGATGGTCCTCGGGCGCTTCCCAGCCCGATCCTTCGACTCATTCAGGAGGGATAACACGCACTTCGTGCGCTTGGCAGTCAGGTTCTTATACATGTGGAATTCGTCGACGATGATCAAATCCCACAGCATCGAACGCAATAGCTTCGTAGTGTCTCCGTAGATGTTTCCTCGCCCGCCCCCTCCGATAAGATTCTCGGGGTGGATGAGCATCAGGTCCCACTCGGTTTCCTGGTGCTCTTGGATGAACTTGAACGCCCGCTTACGCCCCGAAGGCACCTGGACCACCTTGAGGTAGGTATGCTTCTCAACCTCCCGTCTGAAGGAAATTTGGGCCGTGTAAGGACAGATGACGAGAGAACGCCGTACCAACGTGTCGAGGACGACGATAGCCGCGAGCGCCTCAAGGCTCTTCCCCACCCCCATCTCGTCGAAGATCCCGGCTCTCCGATTGTTCACGGCGAAGGAGATGGCCGGTAGCTGGTCCTCGTAGGGCACGCACTTGAGCTTCCCGTTGAGGGCACCCCGAACCTGATCGTTGTTGACCCCCCGCTTGATGTCGATGTTGCGCACCTGCCGAGAACCCAGATAAGCGAGCCTGTCCCAGGCATCATCGGTGATGGTGCGCCCCTCCACCAGGCCGAGCTGGTCCAAACGGGCTCGGAGGAGGTTCATGTCGTGGAAGTTGATGGTCCAGAGGTTCTCTTCGATCTCGTAGGCCGACAGCAACGAGCGCACGACCAGATAGGCCCGCTGGTAGTAGGGATGGGTCGGATCGAGCCGGACGCAGATGCGCCAGCGTCTCAAGAAGACATCGATCAAAAGTCCCCCTCCAGAAAGGCCTCGATCTCGGCCTCACGCTTGTCCTTCTCGGAGACGTGTGCTGCCTCGATGAGCCGTCCCTTGAGCAGAGGATAGCCTCGACGACCCACTCCCTTCACCTCGATCTGCCGCACCGGGGCATCCGGGTTCATGTAGTAGAGTGTCTCGAAGGTTCGCGCCTCGTCGGTGCCGATCTTGGCCAAAGATGTCTTCACCGCGATGCGGATCGTGTCGTCGGAGCCCACATCTCCCTGCCACAGATACCAGAGAACGCCCTGAGCGGACTCCGCGCGAGACGTGAGGTACTTCCCGCAGCCGTCGCTCCAGGAGCATTCCTCGTCGTTCACCCAGGCCTGGACGAGCTGCCCCTCCCGACGTCTCCCAGCAGCCTTCTGGAAGCCGATCTGGACGATCACTCTCATTGAGAGATCATCTCCTCGATGGCGTCGCCATAATCATCGTCTTCCGGACCTCCGGTAGGTGGCAACCGGCGTTCCATCCACTTCATGATCAGGTCGGGGATCGACTTGCAGAAGGTCACCTTCTTCACACCGGTCAAACCGGAAGGTTCGAACTGCTGGAACTTGAACTTGTCATAGATTTTCTTCGGATCGACTCCGTACTGGAGCAGCATCGACACCGCGATGGCCCACATGTCCGCGAAACCGTGCGATTCTGCACCCTCTTTGCCAAGACGGATGAACACCTCACCTGGAGTACCATCCGCGTAGGTGCCCACCGTGAAGTAGCCGTGCTGACCGCTGATTTGAAAACGTACTGTATAGCTGTCACGCTCGTCGTCGAGATGAAACCGCCTCGGATGGGGTGCTCCACGCGGAGAAGGGTTCGCATCGAAGATCCGATCCTCGATCAACTTGAAGGGCTGCCGAGTCACGGAACCCTTGGGCCTCAAGCTCTCCGGCTCCTCACCTCCGAAGGCCCGGTCGACCACATCGCCAGTCGTCTCGTAACATCTCAGCAAGTCGACCGCGTAGTTGATGGCGTCGTCAACCCGGCTCTCGCGCCCATACCGAAGTGCATCGAGCATGCAGTAGATGATGTTGTCCTCCAGGATGCCAAGATGCTGCGCTTTGCTGAACTCCTTGAACGTGATCTCTCCTTGATACTCGCGCTTCTCGAACTTCCCCGACTGGAACCGCGCCTTGAGAACGCTCAGATACCAGATGGTCTTCTTGACATCCTCCTTGCCGTTCTTCTTCTTGTGGCGCGACACGTACTTGACCACGCAGCCCTCGGTGAAGCCCAGCTTCCAGTCCTCGATGAAATCGATGGGTTGATACTTGCCGTCATAGTGCTTCTTTTCGTTGCCAGGGGAATTCCGGTCGATTTCCAGACGCTTGCTCATTGGGTCACCTTGTCCAGGAGGGCCTTGACGTTAGTCTCGGCGTACTGCATGTTCGATTCTCCCTGACCACCCCGACACGCCGCCGACGGATGTACGCTGATTGCCACCAGCGCGTCGATGTCACCGATCACACTGCGGGGTTTGTCCAGAATCTCGCCGCAGTGCTTCGTCACCCGGCTCCGGTATGGAGTGACGAGACTCATCGCCTCGTTACCGAAACAGATGATAAGCTTGGGCTTGACGAGGTCAATCTCGGCCCGGAGATACCGCGAGCACGCCAAAACCTCGGGCCATGTCGGAGGACGATTGGCCTGGGAGTAGCACTTGCACGCGTTGGTGATCCAGCACTCGTGTCGCTCCAGACCAACCACCTCCAAGAAGCGATTGAGCCGACCTCCTGCCGGCGCATCCGGCCAGAACGGAACACCGTTCTCCAGCTCCTGCTGGCCAGGGTTACGGCCCACGAGCATGATGTCGACCCCTTGATGACCTTGGGGAAGAGTCGGCCCCTTCTCGCCCGTGTCGGCCCGGAGAGCGCACTGGTTGCATCCGAGGATCGCCCAGTCGACCTCTCGAAGATCGGTCCAGGTCTGATTCGATAGATATACTTCCATTTCATCCACCATGACCGTCAGATCCGAAGCCGACGTGGGAACCAACGGCTCGATGTTCGCACACGACTTCCCGATGCGCTCCGCCATCACCTGGAGTCGGAAGGAATCCCGGTCGAGCGGTTGCCCGAGCTGCTCTCGAAGAAGCTTCAGGTCCTGTGAAGAAAGGCAATGCGCGGCTTCGCGGATAGCGGGCAACTTCACAAGACGGTACGTCTCCCCAAGAACGTCATCGGCATCCAGGATCCGCGCCGTCGTCTTGCGCTTCTTCAGTTCCTTGATGAGGTTCTCATCGAGGCTCATGATATTGCCCAACGTCTCGTACTCGCGGAGCAACTTCGAGCCTATCTTTTGGCCGATCCCCTTCACCCCCGGCAAATTGTCCGAAGCATCCCCCATCATCGACTTCAGATCGGGGATGCGTTCCGGAGATACACCAAGGACCTCCACTACCTTTGAATGATCTACTAGAAGTTCCTTCTGAGGATCCCAGATGAGGATGCGCCCATCTTCCCGAACGAGCTGCCACAGGTCTTGATCCCCGGTAGCGATGACGATCTTCCAATCCGGGAAGTGCTCGATGCGCTTCAGATAGTGCTCTGAGAGCCACGAGAGGACGTCGTCAGCCTCGACGCCAGGCAAGATGACCTGACGCACCCCGAGGGCCTCGAAGTACCTCCTGGCGTAGCCTGCTTGCTCCTGGACCATCTCCAGATCGATGTCGCTCTCCCGTTTCTTCTCCATCCGGTGAGCCTTGTAATCGGGGTAGAGCTGCGAGCGCCACCAGGACATTCCCTTGTCCCAGCACACCACGAGGTCCTGCGGTCGGAACTTGTGAATCATCGAGTAGAAGTAGTTCAAGACCCCTTTCGCCAGAGAGCTGTCGCCGGTTCCGTAGCCGGCGTAGGCCGCGCGCCAGAGCAGAGGGTTCCCGTCGATGAGGAGAACGACATTCATACCTCTTAAATTACTGGACTGGAATGTTCGGGAAGATCAGAGAGGATCGATACGGAACTGGAAGTCGTCGGCATCCTTGTAAGGCTCCTCGACTTCACGAACAAAGTCGGCAGGAACCTTCCCCTCCTTCTTGGCCGTCTCCCAGGCAGTGATGTTGAGGGTGTGGTTCAAGCACTCCTCCATGTCGTGATCACGCAGCCACTGGACGATGACTTCCGTGTCGAGCTTGACTCCGCTGTCGCCGGGTCGGCGCACGATGTGAGCCTTGTAGTCGAAATCGACAATCATCCAGTCGTCCTTGCCGGGTCCCGAAGGCTCTCCGTACTTCTTGACATAGGACTTGAGCTTCTCGTAGTCCTCCTCGCGGATCGCTTCGAACTCCTTCTCAGCGCTCTTCTTGCGGCGATTCGCATCGGTATAGCGCCTGAGACGTGTACCGTAATCTTCACGTTCCGCTTCCTGCTGTTGCCGCAGTTCCTGCGCCTTGCGCTGCTTCTCGAAGTAGTTGTGCTCGGGATCCGAGATGTTACGAGGACCATCTTCCGGGCGCGCGGCCTCCGATTCGATGTGAGGTTTCCCCGGAGCGAGATACAGAAGCTTCACGATCCCCTTCAGAACGAGTTCCTCCTGGACGGACCACAGAACCGAGGATTTCTCCGCACGGCAGATGAGGACCACATCCCCCGATGTCGACAACTCCTTCTTGAGCACCTGGACGGTCAACTGGTCGGCGATACCAGCCTCCCACGCCTTGGTCGCGGGGTTCTGTTGCCATGCTGGACCGTTGAGCAGAAGGGCCGATCCCGGCGTGATGCTCGTCGGGTGCGGCTGTGGGGCGTCCGGAGGGGGAAACGGAGGAGCCGCGCTCGGAGGCTGTGGGGCGTCTTCCGGAGAAACGGGCTTGGACTCCCGTTCCGGAACCGGGGGTTCCTGCGTCGGAGGTTGAGGTTCGGTTCCAGGTTCCGCAGCCGTAGGCATCTCTGGAGACTCGCCGCCAACTTCGATAGGTGCCGGACGTTCTTCCTTCGGGACGTCCTTGTGGCCCGTCCCCAGATGGATGTTGACTGCGCGCTTGGTCTTGTCGCCCTTCTCTCCGAAGTCGCAGAGAGGACATTTGTACCTACGATCATCCGCCATGACCTTCTCCTTGTGCTCCCGTACTCGTGTGAGCATCCCAGTCAGAACCGGGACAACTACATTTTCGATCCTTCCCAGACTTCCATACAGCTGCATACGGACCTCCAGCGATGTTCTTATTATATCGCTAGAGGCTTGTCAATATAAAAAGCTCCTCTCTGTAAAGGTCCAAGATCATTCAGTGTTCGGAACTTGCGCCGATTCCGGAACTTCCGGTACAGCCGGAAAATCCATCTCTCTCTTGAGAGGACTCAAGCTCCGGAGCCCCACTCCGACCATGTTGACGACGAACTGGGTCTTGGACAAGCTCGCGAACTTCGAGAACTCCACAATTTGGTCGTGCATCCTCTTCGGAAAAGCTACCAGGACGCGCACTACTTCATCCTCGGAGTACTTCTTGCCGGTGAGAGCCCAGTACCGATGACCTCTGCTCCGGACATCCTCCACGATTCGTTTCTTCTTCAAGATTCGAAGGTTGTTGCCCAGCTGGGATAGACTGTACTTCTTGCCGGTCGTCATCTCCAGGTACGTCTGAAGCACCTCGGCGGTGACGCGTGGGTGCTCGGCTTCCATCTTCTCCAGCGCTTCGAGCATCAACCTGCGCAGCTCGATGAGATCAACTTCATCCGTCTGGGGAGCCATCCACTTCCTCCTCCCTCAATATACAGAATGAGGGATCAATACCTCTCTCCATATAGCACGGAGTCTAAGAGGCTGTCAATATGGGAAGACTACCAGAAGTGAGTCGCGAAGGGGGGGCCGACCAGCTCGCCCCAGTTGGTCAAGTTGGACTGACAGGTACCGATGGTCAGATGGAGATTCCACATGTAGACACGCGGTCTTGGGAGCGGGTCGTCCGGCGACATGATGGCGTTGGCACCCAGGAAGATATCGGTGGAGTAGATGCCGCTGTCACCTCCGAAATCGGGGATGTAGATCTCGAAGGGGCGTGGAATGGTCGTCCCCGGAGGATTGCCGTTGACCGCGTCGTTGTTGAACGGGGTCGCCGCTTCCCAGGTGGAGGAGACGATGTGATTGCCGATGATGGCCGCACGACCGGCATCTCCGGCAGCGTGCGACCACCCAGAGCCCGGAATAACGTAGATTCCGTAGCACACCGAGGCAACTCCCAGGGCTCTCCAGTTGTCGATGTGGTTGCCCTCGATGGTGACCCCGTAGAACGGATAGGAAAGGCCAGCTCCGGCCCGGACGTAGATGTGGTGAGCCCGCGTGCCTCCGCTGCCGTCCGTTCCCTCGACGTCCCCGGCTTCGATCCGGGTGTGGTTGCCCTCGATCACGTACTGAGCGCCGTCTCGAACTTTGATGCAGCTGCTGCCATCGATGAGACCCTTCGATCCCGGCAGATAAGCATTGAGGACACCTTCCAAATGACAGATGTTGTTCGTGATCGAGAAGCGCAGCATCTCCGTCCTGACGGTGATGCAATGGGAGCCCCCTCCGCCCCCAACGCTCGTGAATGGGTTGCTGTTGTGCCCGAGCACCCGGATATTGTTGCCGTCGCAGAGCAGATGGGACTCGTTGGGAGGAGCTATGCCCTCCAGGAAGATCCCCTCCCCGAAGCAGAAGACCCGGTTGCCGATCACGCTGGAGGAAGTGACATTGGCGTAGATGCCGGCGCGAAGGGTCGTGATCGTGTTCCCTTCGACCACGACCCCGCTGGAAGAAGCGGAGTTCGTGCCCTGGCCGATGTAGATACCGGTGCCGTTGCTGTTCACGTTCGAGCTGATGAGGCGGATCTGGTTCCCTTGGATGACCGAAGCCGTCATCTTGTGCGCGAGGTCAAGACCCGCGATCCGGAACGAAGTTGTATCGACTTCCGCATAGATATGGTTGTGGCTGACGGAAATGTTCTCGATGGGGTAGCCTGCTTGACCCGCAGTGGAAGCCAAGACGTACACGCCCCGGAAGCTGCCGTTGGGGGCGTTCATTCCCGACATCAGGTTGCCGTTGATCTTGAAGTTCCGCTGGATGGTGTTGGAGTTGGAGTTCACCAGCGCCTGCACGACCCGGATGTTACCGGTGGAGTTGGTGAACCCGAAAAAGTTGTTGTTCGAGACGGAGATATCCGTCACCGCAGAATCCGCGACATCCAGCGTCCCCAGATCGATCTCGACCCCCATCAACTGGCCGTCGTAGCCGCTGCCGCCGACCGCGCCTTTGATGAAGATGTTCATGTCGTTCTCTTCGACCCGAAGGCCGTAGACGCTGTTCAGGACGGGATAGCTCAAGGTCTCGACCTTGACGCCCCGGTGGTAACAGGCCAAGAACTTGTTGTTGAAGATCTCGACATCATAGAAGTAATCCGCGATGTAGACGCCGATGCCAAGGGCGTTGAACTTGTTGTCGCAGATGGCGATGTTGGAGACGCCGAGAGTGGCGATCCCGGTCAAGAGCGTCGTGCCGGGGACCGTCCGAGGCTCGAAGGTGTTGCCGTTGATCGTAGACAACTGCACGTTCTCGAAGTAGACGCAGGTCGGTGTGTTCGAGAGACTCGTGCAGTCGGCTTTGATGACGTTGTCCTCGATGAAGATCTCCCGCGTCTGGTAGGTGCCGCTCGTCTGGACATAGATTCCGGGAGTAGGGTTCGAACCGGCGTTCAAGATCGCGATGTTGTTGCGCTTGATGTGGATCGCCGATGCGCTGTCGAGGTTGATCACGGGATAGTTCGAGTTGGCGGCGACCACGACATTGTTGCCGATGATCTCCCAATCGATGTAGCCGTCCGGGACGGGCGCGACGTTCAAGAACATTCCGCTGTAGGTGGCGATCAGGTTGTCACGGATCCGGACCCCCACGATGGTGCGCTCGCCGTTGTCGAGGGCGAACATGGCGTCATTGGTCGTACCGAACGCCGTGTAGTTGCACTTCTCGACGATGGTGTTGTTGTGCAGCGCGAAGACGGTCCCGTTGTTCGCGTACATGTCGATGGTGAGGCCGGAGATCTGGCAACCGGAAGAGAGCTTCCAAGCTCCTGTAATGTCGACGTGGACCACTTCCACCCTGGCGAGGGTCAGGGCTGCGCCTCGCGTGCCGCAGACGTTCACATTGGGCGGCTGCGTGATCTCCCGGTTGATGCCGCACATCCCGGTCACGTAGATGGTGACCGCCGCATCCCTGTACGGATCCTTGAGACCGGAGACCTTCGCGTACTCGAAGGCGGTGAACAACGAATCGTAGGCTGCCTGCGCCGGATAGAAACCGACGTTCCGCGAGCTGACCGACCACGGGTGGAGCACCTGATTGACATTCTGGGAGAAGTCGCAGTTGTAGATGATGTTGGTGGCATCTGTTTCGACATACCAGAGGATCACGCCCCGCTCCGGAGCGTCGTGAAGGTCGGTGGCGTGATAGATCGCGCTCTTGGTCGGCACATCGGTCATCGAGCCGAGGATGTAGTGCATCGCCGCCGTCAGATCCCCCGCGAAAAGAGCATTCACGTTCAGCACTCGAACCGTCCCCTCGTAGTCGGCCCAGACGAGCGACGTGGAGTTGGTGGAGAACGCGAGGCTCGATACCGAATCGATGCTGATGCGGCGTCCCCGGCAGTAGTAGGATCCTCCGTTGATGTCAGCGTTGAGGCCGCTGCCTCCGTAGTCCAGCCGGAACTCGTTGTTGTAGCCGTTACGCCGCAGCAGAACCCCGGAGCGCCCCAGCTCGTTGTTGGGATCCCAGGCAATCTGCTCCAGGGCCGTGTCGGCCATATTCTCGAAGCACAAGGTGCCCCACGGACGCTTATCGACAGTCACACGGCCCGGCCACGTCGTCGGAGGGTAGCCCATGACCCAGGTCGCGGAGGCACCATCGTACCAGTACGGAGTCGACGCGATCTGGATGTGCTGGTCGAAATCCAGAGAGGCCGCGATGGTGATTGAATCGGTGAAAGTACCGAGTCCGGGCAGGAACTCGTCGCCAGAGCCCGGCGTCATGTTCACGTACAGATCGATCCAGTGCTCTCCATCCTCGGCATAGAGCCTGATGACCTGGGACGGATTCGTGCTCAGCAGCGTGACCTGATCCCCGTTGTCCCACCTGAAGATGTACCGCAGCGACGGCGTGTTGGTGACCTGCACCTCCAGAATGGCCGAGCCGAACGGATAATCGTGGCTCGCGTCGATGATCCAAGTCCCCGTCACCGTCCGAGACGCCGGATAGGACATCTTCTGGAGGTATTGGACCGTCTCCTCGTCGGAAACATAGATCTCGTACATATAGGCCGTCTGGTTCGCCGGAGTGGAGAAGACGACGGTGGTCACGTCGACGGAGCTGAGCTTCTTGCCGTTGACGTAGTAGAGATCGCCTGCCACCGGAGCTGTGATGAGCAGCTGGTCGGCTGGGGAGGCATTGTTGACCGCCGTGGCGAAGACGTTGGGACTGGAACCCTTCCAGATGCCGTTGCAGTGTTCGATATCCTGGTGCTCTTCGAGGAGAGTGAACTCCTGCTCCAGGATATCGTTCAGCGATGTCCCGTGCGGGTTGGTGGGAGTCACGACACCGGTCCCGATGAAGTGCCGGTGCAGCTCGTCCTCGGCAGTCAGGCGCGGGATGTCCTGGTAGTAGAGGTTATGAATCGTGACCGTCTCGGAGATCGGGAAGGTGCCGCTCGTCGGCAGCATCGAGATGACGATCTGAACTCGCAGGTAGGCTCCTGCACCGTCCGTGAGGTTGTAAATGCCGTCCACGGTCGGTGACAACGTCACGCCGACACCGTTGGTTGTGGTCCAGGTGAAGTCGTAGGTCGGACCCACACTGTAGGTGTAGTCCAAAGTGCCGTCACCGACCGGCGTGTCCGACGAGACGCCGAGAATCGCAATCCCAGGAATCGACGTGAACTCGCGGGGCTCCGCGTAGAGGATGCTGTCGTAGGACGTCGGGCTCTGGATGCTGCTCGCCGTCAAGGAGGTCGACGGACCATTGGCCGTGACTTTGCTGACGACGAGCATCCGATTCTTGGCATCGTTGGCCAGGTTGTCGTCGGTCGCCGGGAGCGCCGCGTAATTGGCCTCCGAGTAGACCCGGATGCGCCACGCCATCTCGGCCTCGGTCGGATAGGTCTCTCCGTCGCTCTCGTGCGGCTGCCTGTGGATCTCGTTCTCGGTGTAGACCGCGCAGACGAGGTTCACGACACCGCTCGTCTCGTCATCGAGCGCGATGTCGTAGTAGTCACTGGCAGTCTGCAAAAATTCACCGTTCGGGGCAAATCCGGACAGCTGCGCGACATCGATGTGGAGATAGGGCGGAGCACCGCTGGTGTTCACCGTGACTTCGCCGCCCGTGTACATCCCCCGAGATGTCCAATCCAGGCGATTCCGAAGGATCTCCTCGGACTTGCTGGTTTCCGTGCGTCGGAGCGCCGTGTGGTCAACAACGACCCCATCCGGATAAATGCTGCCCCTCATGATTTTTTCTCCTCAGAAAGTTTCAGAGCTTTCTGCTCCCGCTTTGTTTTCCTAATATGATCTACCAACCATAAAGGTCGTAGATTTGTATACCGAGATGCCTCCAAAAATTGTGCCCGATCCAATAAATCAAAAGAAGAAAGAGGCTTTATATGATCGATCTGCCATCCCGAGTTAGACCAATTATCCCAGTTCATCAATTCCCCAGTATGGGGATGCGGATAAAACTGATCTTCCAAATATTTCTTCAATTCTGGAATTGTACACCCTAAATCTGCTACGGCAGATCCTCCTTTATAGCCCGTCCCATCACGATACTGCAACGCTACCAACAAACGACTCCGTAAAGTTGAAGCCAATCTCGACTGCGGATCACGTCTGTTGCGACATACACTACGTTGTCCATCACATTTTTTACAGCAAGAAGCTAAACCATCCCTATGGTATTTATGCGGACTAAATTCTCGTACAGACTTGACTTGTTCACATCGAGAACACTTTTTTACCCCTTCCTTGCGAGGGGGGAAGTTCAACCGTTTATCCCGCTCATGACTCTGCTTCTGAGTACATCGGATACACCAACTCTGACGACCGTCCTTAACTGTAACAAGTTTTCTAAATTCAGTTACCGGTTTCTCTACTTTGCAATGCGTACATGTTTTAACTCCAGATGTAACCTCAACAAAAGTCTTGAGTTTCTTTTTCTTGTAATTCTTCATGTATTCGCGACGATGTTCATACATGCAATTCTTACACATACTCTTTCGATTAGCAAAACCAGTTCTTGAGTAAGAAAACTCAGAAAAAGACTTTACTTCCATACACTTAGTGCAGGTTCGAACTTCTCGTTCTTTATCTCTAATTATCATTTCCTACACTTTTATCACGCGAACCGTCCGCGACCGGGCCGGCTTCAGGTTCCGGTTGCACCACCGGATCGTCTTGATGGCCGTCCCAGTAGTGACGCCACCGTACTCGATCATCTTGTTCGCGCTGATGAAGCGCTTCTTGGCAACGCGCCGGTTCGGCGCATCGATGCTGTAACCCTTCAAAGTGTTTACCAGAATCGTCGGATTCAAAGTCTTCTGATACCACCACCAGTGGATCTCCATGTTCGCCTGGTAGGCATCCACCTCGTAGAGCGTCCGGGCAGCATCACTGGTGAGGTACTTGATCTCGTACATTGGATCACGGCGCGACTGCACGATGTGCTGGCATTCGTGGGCGCAGGTCATGATCTGCCCAACGAGCTGCTTCTGGGTGCCGACGCCGACCTCGAAGGGGATGTAGATCTTGCTGCCGACAGTGGTCGTGTAGTTGTGCAGAAAGTAGTCCTGGTCCTGGATGCCCATCGTGTCGAGCGCCCATCCGATGAGCTGCATCTCCCCGGCGTCGTCTTTGTCGACCACCTTGAAGCGGTACTGCTTCTGCATGTACTTCCAGTAGAGCCGGACCTGATCCCCAGATACTTGCGGCATCACACACCTCCGTCCAGTTCTTCGCAGGCTTCGATCGGGAGGCACGCCGGGATTCCGTCAGTCGGATCTTCGCAGCACACCCATTCCAGATCCTGGCCGAAGTCCTCCACGTCGGCACAGTCGTCGTGGACCTCCCAATCGGTTTCGGCGTTGCAGATCATGACCCTGGAGCCTTCACACTTCATCTCTTCCGGTTCACATCCATCGTGACAGCCGGACGAAAAGATGATGAAAGCTAACATAACCAAAATCACCTCAATCGTAATCCTATACATTGGTCAACCCCGGTATGTCCGGATTGCTCCCGAACATGTGAAGGCCCTTGAGCACCAAGGACCGAATCTTGAAGTCGCTCAGATCGCGGATGTTGCTCACCGACAGGCGCAGCTGATGGATCAGGTGTCCTGCCGGACTCTGGTTCACGTCGACGTTCTCGTTGCGCTGGATCGTGTTCCAGCCGGCTGCCAGGCACGACGGCGCATCTACGCCGGAGCGGTGTTCGAAAGTGATCGTCAAGGCGCTCTGCCGATACATCCGGATTTCCTCGTGCTCCAGGTAATAGACCGCGCCTCCGACGAACTGGGAAGCGTCCATCTCGACCGTGGTCGGGTCGATGAACCTCCAGTTGGCCGTCGAGATCTCCCTGCGTCCGTCTGCGTCCTCGATGTAGAGCTTGGAGACCGCCATGTCCATTGAGGAGCGGTACTCCAGCGTGGTGCGACCGATGTCCGGATTGAAGAAGAGCGGCACGGTCACGATGCGTCCGATGACGTTGTGCTCCATCCGATCCCAGAGCATGTAGTCAGCGAACCAGACGTAGTCCTGGTAGGTGAGAGCGCCGAGATCCAACAACGGCGTCTCAATCACGCAGATCGGATTGTAGCTGATGGTGTAAGTGGCACCAGAGTTGTAGTAAGCAGTAGCCACCTGAACTTCGGATGCGGAATTGAACCACCACTGATCGTTCGGAACAAGAATCCCATCCTCGAACAACATGGCATATTCTTGATCCTGGTCCGAATCATAGAGAAGGGGAGCCACGTAGGGAGCGGCCACCGAGAACGTCAGCGGCTCGTCCTCCACGGGAAGCAGGTTCGGGAGGAGGTACGAGTACCGGAAGGGGCTCGACGCATGGATATCGAGATTTGTGAGGGTACAGGAGGAAAAATCACCTTCTGTAACGGCTCCCTTGAGATTGATCGGCACATTATCCGAATTATATTCGGTAACATCGAAGATATCGATGGACGAATGAGCCGGAGAGATCCTCCGGACGTGTCCCTGCCGGATGGTGGTATCGGTGATGGTCACGCTCCGGGTAATCGTGGCTCCCGGAGGAGTGCCGTCCAGCACGGGCAGCAACGCGTAGTCCACCAAGGTCGTCATCGAGGATCCGTCGCTCGCCGGCAGCACGTAAGCTCCCGCACTCAGGATCGAGACCCAGCCGAGCCCCGGACCCCACGCAGCGTTCGGAGCGTTCCAACGAAGCCGGTGGATGTCCCCGAGACTGTTGTACTCGTAGTCGACGGTGCCATTCCCCGGATCGGTGTCCATCGAGATGTCAGTGACCGTGACGCCGGAGATCGGCACTGTCTTGTCGGGGCGCTTGTGGGGCAGTCCGATATACTCCTTCTCCAGGAGGGAGAGCGGATCTACGGACCACGTCCACGCCAGCTCGCCGAAGTACTGCCGATGACGCGTCCTGACGACGGTGTTGCTCGTCAGAACCCGAGAGGTGATGTATTCGACGTCCACACGGAAGCTATCCAACATCACATCGATGCCCACGGGGTCATCGATGGTGACGGCCACCAAGACCCCGTTGTCAGTGAGACCGGCGGGGATGATGGTCTCGAACTCGATGTAGGTGAAATCTTCGTACCAGAAGCCCCCAGTATCCTGTACGACCGGGAAAGGCGCGCTGGACACCCAGGTAGCCCCGTTGTCGAAAGAGAAGCTCAGCGTGGCTGTGGTTGGCCCTACCGTGGTGCTGGACACCCAGCCGGAGAACTTCGCCTTGAAGCCCTCGTAGTCGTAGAAGAGGCCCGGACTCTGCTGCGGATAGTTCTGACCCCTCGGACCCGGTCGGGGCATCGGGTACTGAAGAACCCTCGAAAACAGCTCGTGAACCCGCGCACCAGAATCTTGGAGATGCACCCGAAAAGCCGGTGAAGGATCATAGAGATCGATCTTGTCGGTCACGACCCTGGATTCCAGAATGACTGTAGAAGTCGTTGGCAGCGGCAGCCCAAGCCACCAGTTATCAGGAAGCTCGGCCACGCCCGGGGTCGAAGCATCATCGAAGACGTCAACAAAGTCGAAAGTGTTGATGGCCGGCAGCTGGGTGCGATCCACGTACACCCAGAGTCCCCCTGTCTGCTCGATCTGCCTCGCCTCCTTGCCGTACCCCACGGAGAAGAGAACGGACGTTGTGGCGGGCCACGGACCGCTCAGAACGTCCATGTCATCTTCGTAGCAATGGACCTTCAAGGTGTAGCCGAAACCATCGATGAGCGAGTAGGTGCCATCTCCGCTGATCGAGACCCACGGCGACCAGGCCGCGAGTGGCGAGCGCCAGCGTAGCTCCCTGGTCGGCGGCGTCACGGACCCATCATATCGGTAGGCGATCTCGGAGTTGGCGTTGACGTCCACCGATCCCGAAATACTGACAATGGTGACCCCGTTCATGACGTTCGGAGCGAATGTCAGATTGCCCGGCTCGACGCCGAAGATCCGGACGGCGGCGTTGTTCGCGCCGTGTTCAATCTCCAGGAGTGGCTGCGAGGCCGGATTCACCAGGAGCACTTTGCCGTTGTAGACCGACGCCAAGGCGTACCCCATCGCCGTGTTGATGTCGCCGACCACCTGTGCCGCTGTCGGTGTCGGCCATCCCGTGACCAACGGCACAATAATGGTCCCGGTGCCGTCATCGATATAGAGAGTCGTCTCCGCAGCTGCCAGAGCGAAAGGACCCGCGAGTCCCAGAATGAACGCCGGTACGGTCGAGGGCGGTCCTGGCAGGAACAGCAATCCATCGTTCGCCGGCACGTAAGGACCGGGCGTCAAGAAAGTTCCCCACCGTAGGGAATCGAGCGTGGCATCGTACTGGATGACCCGTGCCGCAACTCCAGAAGGAACATCTGCTTCGACACGGTCAAGCGCGACTCCGGTAATTCCAGCTCCGTTGTAAGAGACGACGTGAGACCGTTCTTTCCAACGGGCGTTGATGAGCATCGACTGATCCAAGGTCCAGTTCGGACCCCAGAGCCGGCGCGAGTAGCCGAACTGCGGAATCTGGGTAAACTCGGCCACAGCGGTCTCGAAACCCCGAAATCGTCCCCCATAGTTGCGGTATGCCAACCGCAGCTCGTGAAGGAGCCACCGATAGTCGTCCAGGGACTGCCCGATATTGTTGTAGGTCTGGATGTCGCGACCAAAACGACCTTCGATGCCGTTGACGGTGACCGTCTCGATGAAGATGTCGTCGTAGGCTTCCTTCCAGTCGTCGTCGATGCTCTCGAAGGTCTCCGCATAAGCTATGAGCCACAGGGCGTACTCCCGCACAGTCACGTAGCTGATGAGGGTATTGTTGGTCTCGGAATTGACGAGTCGGATCTCGTTCTCGCCACGATCCAGATGGCGACTGAAGACAACATTCCCGTTGATGTCCGACACGACAGAACCAGAATAAACTCCTGCAATATAAAGGATATAAGTGGTATTCGGATTGTCGGTTTCAAGGCGCACTTCGTGGTTTCCGTGCCGGTACGGAACGACAATGCCGCGCGAATCGTAGAACGGCCCCGGCGGGATGGCCTTGATCAGCTCTGCATAGCGATTCACACCTTCGAGGGCCATCACTTACCTCCTCCGAGACCCTTCTGCTCACCTTGCGGCGTGAAGAGCTGCGCGTCATCGATGATCGAGAACCTCGTATCGGCCTGAGCGCTGTTGATCACCTTGAGCGCGTCCAGATAGTAGTACTCGTAGGCATTGCTCTTGGTGTATACCCCATTGCCGACGACATGGACATCCACGAGACCTTTATAGGCAGCCGGCTGGCGCTTGTCGTCCATGCTGGGCGTCACTAGACCGCGCATCCGAAAATCCGAGACAACGATGGTATCGTGGACCGGCTGATTCTGGAAGACCGCGAAGGGCCGATAGTAGAACCACTCGACCCGGACCCCTTGGAGGTTGTAGGTAGTCGTGCCGTTCGTTGTATAGATTCGGAACTTCGCAGCAGTGCTCGTGAACCGAACGCTCTTGAAAACGCGCTCTCCGTTGGCGTAGAAGTAGACGTCACTGTTCCAGCGCAGGATCTTGAACATCGAGGTGCCAGTCGTCCACGAGAGAGGCTTGATCATCTCGTCGGCGAGGATGCCGCCCCGGTAGACCTCACAACGCAGCACCAGTGTCCCCGGCTCCGTCCCCACTTCGATGCGCATCTCGGCGTAATCGTTGACTCCCACCCAGAGTGACAGCGCCATCAACGTGACGACGTCAGCGGGGTATTCTCGAATCACGGGCAGACTGAATCTGATCTCGCCTTGCGTAGAACCCCACAACGCAACCGATTCGATTGCAGCAGCCGAGCTGGCGGTCGAGCCCGTCACCATCTCCAGATGGAACGGTCCGGTGTTGACGGATCCGGAGCCGTAGGAGATGTCGACCCACTTCGACGGATCGAGGACACCTCCGGTGAAAAAGTCATCCCATTGACGCGGATCGAAACCGGTCCCCTTAAGAATGAAGGGGTTACCTCCCGGCGATGGTCCCCGCTCCGGATCCACCACGTCGAGCATGGTGCTCGGCCCGTAGAGCACTCCGGTCCCGTACTTGAACAGCGCGTATCGCATTACGACACCAAGTTCACGATGAGATTCGCCTCTTCCAGCCGCGCATACTGGTTCGGTGGAATCTCGATGTCCGCAACTCCCGTACCACCCTCGACCGCGAGGGTGGTGTAGGTCCAGTTATCGACCCCGAAAACGCGCGCAACCTCCGCATCGATATCGAACTCCTCGACGTTATTGCCCAGAAGGAGCCCGTTGATGTAGTTCAAAACACGCTCGCGAACCAGCTGGAGCACCGAGTCCGGATTGCCCGAAGATACTTTCAAGTTAGCCTCGATTTCCAGCTGCTGAGCCTGCGCCCAGCGGAACAAGACGTCCGATCCCATCACGTAGTACTCGGATTGACGGTAGTAGGCCGTCATCGTGGTGATGAGGCTGTTGTACGAGTAGACGATGGTGATCGCCGCGTTCAAGGTGGGGGCCGATCCCCCGGCAATGAAGCGGATGCCGTCCTGGCCACGGTCGCTGTAGGCGTAGATGGTCTCGCCGGTCACGACTACGTAGTCGGTCCCCGCGATATAAGTCGTCCCCGAGTCCGAAACCGAGATGACCTCCACCACCGGCTGCTTTTCCAAAGGGATCAACGTCTCGATACCGGGATAGTTGGTCGTCATGGAAACGGTTGCCGGCGAATCGCCGAGGATCCAGCAGTCGACCGCGCCGGCATCGTACATCTCCCGCAGCAGATTCTCGTTCTCTCCGTAAACCACGTAGGCATCTAAGGAGCTGCTGAAACTGTCGAGAATGAAACGCTGAAGACCGCGAGCCGGCCCCAGCTGCGAGCCCTCTACCTGCATCTGGTAACGCCGGGCGAGTTCGAGATTCGTCTCCAAGCCGCGTCCGCTGGTCGTAGCCTCCTTGTTGTACACATAGTCGAAATCCGGGAAGGGACGTCGGAACTGCGTGATCGTGTAGGCCCCCACCGCAGTCGATTCGCCTTTCACCACGCTGGCAACAGCCACATCGATCTCGTAACGCTCCGTATCGGCATTGTAGTACGCAGAGGCCGGCACTGTGGCAGGCCCGTACATGACCGCCGATTCGATGGTCTTGAACTCCGTGATCTGACCCGTCGAAGGATCCTGCACCGTCGACAACGGGAAGTTCGACGGGATGGGAATGTTGGCAGTCGGCGGCTGGATGCGCGCGAAGGTGACGATGGCGAGCGACGGAGCACCGTCCCACCGCACGAGACCCTCGTTGAAGACGAAGCCATCCAGATCGGCGGGAGCGAACTGCTCCGCGTTCTGCAAGCTCGTGAGCTGCGACAAGTAGACGATGTTGTCGTTGATGTCCTTCATCACCACGGACGGCGGAGTGATGAAGATGTCCCGAATCGAGCCGATCCTGGTGTCGACGGTCTCGTCCCGCTGGGCGATCCCATCGGCAATCTGGTCAGCGAACTCCGTCTCGGTCCTTCTCCGAATGGTCATGGCTTACCTCACGTAATCGTACCGCCCACCACGAAGTTGGGCAGGTTTCCCATCGTGTAGACATCGACCCTCCAGCGAAAATTGCGAGGATCGTCGGTCGCCCATACCTGGACGGGAGAGAAATCGTCGAGCATCTCGGACGGGGTGCGCCGGCTGAAGAGGTAGTTGCGTTGGTTGTACTTCAGACGGCTCAGCCCGTTGCGCACCAACGTCTGGAACTTGAACATGGCCGGCGTGCTGTAGACCTGATCGGGCTCTTTGTCACTGCGATCTCCGAGAACCTTCCCGAGGCCGGTCCCAATGCCGGTATCCGGTCGAATCGCCGTCTGGAGCGTCATCACGACGTTCTGCTTGAGCTTGTCCTTCCCCGTTACCTGCTCGTAGCCGGTGTTGACACTATTTCGAACGATGTCCCCCTCGACTATTTTCAGTTCCCACGACATCACGGCACCTCGTCGGCGGCGTCCATGAGCGCCAGGTAGATGGCGTCATCGAGAATCTCCACGGTTGCGACCAGATCGGCCTTGATGGCCTCCCAGTACAGCAGGAGCGCTTCGATCTCATCCATGAAGCTAACCACGTTCTTGTAACGCTCGCGCCAGATCGTCAGGCCCGACACGGCTGTATCGAACAACTGGAGCGCCGGATCGGTGAAGAGCTGGTAGAACTCCGGACACAGCTCCTTGAGCGGCCCGTCCGGGATATTGGTCAGCAGGTTTCGGATCTCCTCAATCAAGGCTTGCACGATGGCCCACGCCGCCTCCTCTATCTGGGACAGGATGTCGAACTGCGCGAGCCACGCCTTGAGCCACAAGATGTAGGCGTCGATGAACGCGATGAGCGCCAACAAGATTGCCTTGAGCGCCTCCAGGATGGCGGCAATCTGTGAATAGATCCATCGCAAGACGCACGTCGCGAGGGCCTGGGTTGGCGTATCGGGCATTCCTACACCGTCTTCGAGACTGTCGACAACGCGGTCGCCAGACTCGCCTGGAAATCGATGCCGAACGGAATGAGCGCTCCAAGCGCACTCTTCGTGGCCGGAAGCACACCGTTCAGCGCGGGATCAGCCGCGAAAGCGGCAAAGAACGTGTTGAGCGCCGTCATGAAAGTGGTCAGTTCCGTGATGAAAGTCGTTCCCTTCACCAAGAATTCCGTAGCCGCAGCACCTCCGAGATTGACAATCGGGGCTCCGATGTCGATCTGGGTGGCGGCGATCAGCACGAGCTTCGCCGCCGTGTCGATACCAATCTCGCCGGTCGCCACCAGCTCCATCGCCGCCGTGGCCACCATCGTGAGGTCGGTCGCGTTGAAAGTGAGCGCGTCCTTCGCGGTCGCGACCACCGGGCTCGCCCCCAGGTTGAGGACACCGGATGCCAACGTGATTGAAGGGGCAGTCAGCGTCATCGCGCCGGTCGCCGTCAACCCCATCGTCGCTCCGGCAGTCGCGGTAAGCGCTGCACCAGCCGTCAAGCTCAAGGCGGCTCCTGCGCTGGCAGTGAGCGCCGTGCCTGCGGTGAGCGACATGCTGGCTCCCGCAGTGAGACTGTACGTACTGCTCGTCGTCCAGTTGACGAGGTTGTTCAAGATGGTCCAGGTTGCTGCCGGAGTGAACCACTGGAAGCCGAGAGCGGTCTTGGCCGAAATCCCCCGATTGCCGAGGTTATCTACCACCTCGACATACATGTCGACAACGCCTGCGCCGTCATCCTTCACAGTGGTCAACTTCCGAGCCCCGGTGCCGGCGAGCGCGACCGCGAGATCCGGATACGAAGTCGCTGGCACCATGATGAGGCCGGTCAGGTCGTCGATGATTTCTCCGCGCGACTCCTGCACCATCAGCAACTGTCCGCCAGGAGCCGTGATCGCGCCGCGACGCACGTAGTTGGTATGCTCCTGCGCAACCGTCCCGAAGATACCGTAGATATAGCTCTCCTGAGTATCGACTCCGGGCACCAGGATCCGACGCGCAGATCCCTCGCGTTTTTCGCCGGCAGCCCCGTAACGAGTATGGACGATGTCCGACTGGATGACGGTCTCTCCGTTGGGTTTGTCCAACGTGATCGAATGGGGGCCGCTCCCGAGTCGGGCACGATCTCCCAGGTAGATGCTGGAGTTGCGCGCCGACCGGAACGAAACATCACCCGGTTGCAACCGCTTGCCGGAAGCATCGGCCCAACCGATGCCCCCACGCTCATCCAAAGCATCATCGCGGCGTTTCATCACATTGAAATCGACGGCACTGAAACCAAGCGCCATCGGAAAACCGAGCGTGTCGAAGCCCACGACGAGGATGTCATCCACCTGGGGGTAGTAGACTCCCCAGGAGGACCGGGCGAAGTTGTTGTCTTCGGAAGTCTGCGGCGGAGGAATCGACAGCCCCACCAACGGCATCAGAACCTCATACGGAGTGCCGCCGCTGAGGGGTGTCACCTCGACGGTTCCCCGTTCGATGTGCAGATCGGTCACCCGAACTCGATGAAGAGAGCTGTAGAAGGCATTGTGGCGCGCTCTCCCACGCAGGGAGGGCGACGAGTTCGGATTCGCGTTGGAACGACCGGCCATCAGCTACTCCCACCCTGCTTCTTGAAGACGAGGCGTGACAGGTTGAACGGCATGTCTCCGCCGAAGTAGATGAACTTCTCCATCTTGTCGCCATCGAGGCTTCCCGTCCAACCCTTGACATGGTTCAAGTTGATCATGCTGTCGCAGCTGGAGTTCCAGACTATGCTGTGCTGGCTACTCACAATATTGGCGATGTAGTTCCGCTGCCGCCAATAAAGCGGACGGTTCACCATCAGGCCAAACTTGGGCACGATCTGGAGACCGAGGTTCCGCGCCTCGGCATTCGTGCGCCGCAGCTCCAGCGCCGCATATAGCCGCGCGGTCGTCTGTCCCGTCGTGAATCCCCAAGGACTTCCTTCGGCGAGACGGAAGCCCAGAATCGGTGCGAGACCGGGTGCCACGACGTATTCGTAGACACGGCTGTTGGGATCATTGCCCTGCTCGTAGTTACGGATGATGTTCGGCAGAGCGCGGTAGGCCGTGATCATCCCCTGGTCGTTCATCGAGTTGGAGTATCCCAACGTTTCGTGTTTCTCGATGGTGAAATGGTTGATATAGCTGAAATCCTCCACGTCCTCGTCGTCCAGGAGAAAACCTTCGCGTTCCAGCTCAATCCTGGTACGCAAGCTGAGCATCTCCTTCAGTTCGTCTTCCGTATAATCACTGGAGGCCTCCCATTCGCTGAGCAGTTTCTGGTCGATGCTGACCTCCGCCTGGATCTCGGCGTTACTAATGTGGAAATCTTCGTCATCGAACAGCCACGGATCGAAGTCGTAGAAGGGCATCTCGAAGACCATGTCGCCCTTCGGTGTGGCGTAGCAACAGAACTCGATGCGCTCCGCAAGGTCGTAGAGGAACGTGAGACGGTCCTTGAACTCGGAGTGCATCGCCACCGAATTGACGACGGTCTCGTCGAGCGCTCCCTTCTCCAGCTGGGAACCGAGCGTAGAGGGCGCGACGTAGATCACGCGACCCCCTCCGACCGGATACTTGTCTGGATTCGTCCCAATCTCGGTGATGATCTCCTCGGGCCGCGCATCCCACGAGGTGGGCGCAGCGTCAGCGGACATGTTCACCAGATCCTCACGGCGCACCCGGTGGTGAATCACATCGTTCAGCTTCTTCAGATTGCCGTGACTGATGTGACTGTCTGCACCGCCGATGGCGGCGTCCAGATCATCGATCTCATCGCCCACGAAGTAGGCGTGGGTGCCGTACTTGTTGTTCCTGCGCTTGAACGTGATGCCTTGCGGCGTGGAGATGGGAGGAATGTTCGCACCCGTGAACCGGCTCGCCTTGAGTTCGAGACGGAACTCGCGGAGGAGCGCGATGCGTTCGGTCGGCGACATCGAATCCACATCGCTGGGGCTCTTCCCGAGGTTGTCCATCAGGTAGGTCCTGATATCCTCTTCCGACAGCCCCGCGATGAACCGGTCGGTCGTCTCGTCGAGCGAGCCGATGAAGGTGTTGAGACCAAAGAACAAGAGTTCCAAGATCTCGAAAATGGTAAAGCCGGCGAACAGCTGCTGCATCGGTACGAACTTGGTCTCCGCAGTCGTCCCCGCAATACCCGGAACATTGGCGAACAGATCCCGGATGGACTGGTCCAAGATGCCCGTGTCCAGCTGGATGAGGCTGTACCTCGCCATCTTGGAGACATCGGTCCCCGTGATCGTCACGAGCGATTCCTGATTGACCCCCACATCCTCCGTGGCGGAGTCGAGGAAGCCGGTGAACATCCAGTACCAGATGCGCGGATTGAAGGGGTCTCGAAACGCCACCCGGATCGGATCGTTCGGATGGAAAACACTGTCACCCTCTTGGAAAGGATAGATATACTTGAAGTTGAAGTTGGAGAAGTCGAAATCCTCACCGAACTTCTCGATGTGCCACTTGATGTCCTCTTCATCGGCCTGGGAGAGCTTGAACGCCTTTTCCTTGATGACCTCGTACTTGATGCCGTCCGGGACCTTCCCTTCCTCCCAGTACTGCTGGTAGTTGAGCTGCGCCGTCTCCAGCGCGCCGTAGGCGGCTTCGACCTCTGCCGTCAGCTCGGCGTACTTCCCCGGTTGAGCCGTGATGAGCCGCAGGAATTCCTTGAGCACCGTGGGATCTTCGCCGGCAGTCCCACGCAGGTACTGTTCGGTGCCTTTGTAGTCCTGGACGTTCTTTTCCAAGGTCGAGACCAGCGTCTCCCGTGAGTTGCTCAAAGCGAGCATGTCGTCATGATCGAGAATGTACTTGTCGAGCGGATTGACCAACGTGATGGCACAGTTTCCCGGCGAACGGTCGAGACTGCCACCCGCATGGTTGACTCGGATCTCCGCGACGTCCCCGGATACTTCCTGCCCGAAGACGAATACACGGAAAGCCGGGAACGCGGCGCGGTAGATGCCATCCGTGGCGATGACCGACTGCTGGTCGATTTCCGTGACCATCTTACTCCAAGTCGTTGAAGAACTCCCGGCCTATGGACAGGGAGATGTACTTGTAAACATCATCCATCGACGGCATTGAGCTGAGCGCCGTGAAGCTGAACGAATAGCTCTTGTTGAACGGCTCCGTTGCCTCATCAGTGAACTCCATGACGCGATCGAAGTGTCCGATGAAATCGATGATCGCATTGCCCAGGATCGGGCTGCTGTAGAGGACGTGAAACTGGTTCGGCATCCCGCTGACGGGATCGATCATCGGTTCCCGAGTGAGACTGTACAGATTCCAGAAGTTGACCAACTTCGCAGCCCCGGAATAGTTGGCGACATCGAGCCCCTTCTGCTTGGTGACCGATTTCGTCCACTCCTGGAACTGCTTGAGCGAATCGGAAAGCCAGTTCGCCTTCTTCGCGCCGCTGCGAAGATTGATGTTTCCGGTCTGACCCGAAAACTGGATCTGAATGATGTCGTTGTTACGACCCCGCGCATTCGTCCAGTGGAAGAAGACCGCACCGCTCTGGGTATCTCGCCGTGTGATGCGCTTCTGCTGCGTGAACGTGACCGACTGCGGGTTCACCTTCATCCGGACTGGCGGAATGTTCTGGGCGGTCCGGAGATCGGATGTGAACATGAACGGCACCCGATACGCGATGTCCTCGTAGGGATTGAGGATCCGTTCGAGAATCTTGTCGGTGCTCGGTTTCGGCTGCGTCTCGTCGACGAAAGTGTCCACGAACCATGTTCCGAAATCAGCCATCTATCACTCCTTCGGTGCCTGGGGTCTACGCGTCACTTTCTCCCCGTACTGCATGACACCGGTCTGACCTGTTGCCGAGGGCACCACGCCGGCTGACTTGCGTTCGGCGAGAGCCTTTTCGTACTGACGGCGCGTCTGACGATATTGCGGAGCCTCCTTCTCGATGTCCTTGCGGCCCGTAAAGAAGAAGGCCGTCTTGCCGCGTCCCATCGGAAGCGCCGCCACGATCTGCGATTCTCGCGCGAACGGCGCGAACGCGCCGCCTTGGATTTCAGTCCCGAGCGCCTGATGCGTGAAGGTGGTAGCACGCCCACCGGTCGGATCCTCGACCTCTCCACGTAGAACGCTCCGTGCGAACTCCACCGTCTGCTCGGTGGGAGGCGTCGGTGTCGCGAACCTCCGCTTGCCCCCCTGTCGTCCCCACCCGAGGCCTCCCGTAGTGACCTCGTAGAGATCCTTGGTGCCGCGCTGCTTGGCCTGGTTGAGGACAGCATGCGCGTGGGCAGCGGCGAGCTTCCGATTCCTACCGGTATAGCCCCCGATCTCCCGCTGGATAACCCGCGCCAAGGCCTCGACATCGAGACCACGATACTCACCTTCGCCCATGATCTCGGTCTCGGAAGTCGGCGTGGTGGATCCAAAGATGAAACCGCAGCGCGGGCAGTTCCCCATGATGGAGAGATTGATGTTCCCTTGCGTATCGACCCCCGTCGCGATTACCGAAACACCGCCGCCGACCCATTCGCCGCCACGACCGCTCCCCGGACCGCGTTGGACCGATTTCACCGGAACGCTGACATTGACGACGTGCTTGATCCCCGCGCCGCCCTCGGTGAGGGCCGACAACGAGATCGGCGCGAACTGAACGGTCGCCTGCGTGGGCTGCCACATCTCGCCGACAGCTCCCGGAGCGCCGCCTCCTGCACCGGGCTGCATCGCAGCGGTGGGATCGAAGTTCCAGGCAGCCCTGAGGGACTTGAGGGACGAACCCAGGACATCACCGCCCATCTTCCCCATCGCGGCGATCATCTGATCGAAGCCCCGGCTCATCTTTTCCGTATGCGCCGCAGCCTGGACATCGAAGGCGTGCAGGTTCGCGACAAGCTGCTCGTTCGCCTGGGTACGACCCATGACGGCATTCGCCAGATACGCCGGGAGAGCCCTGAAATAAGCAATGAGCATGGCGAGAGTATTGCCCACGAGACCCAGCAGCCCCTGGCCGACTTTGCTCAAGCCTTTCAACCATTGGTTCATGAAACGTTCGAACTTGCTCTGCTTCTGAGCTTCTATACCGAACGATCTTCGAAGGATCTCCATGTCCTCCTTGGCACTCTTCGCGGCCTCGACGACCTTCCCTTCCTTGACATCCTTGCCGATCTTGGCCACGACACGAGCACCTTCGAACCCGAAGCCCATCTGGGTCTCGATGTAGTAGCGCGCACGGTTTTCATCTGCACCGCCGACCGCTTCCATCGCGATGTCATAGACAGCCTGCACGGTGCGCACTATCTCGTTGGTATTCTTGCGCTCCAGGACCCGTGCAAAGGCGTCCATCATCCGCTGCCGCCCTTGGAGCCCCCTCCCGTAGCCGAGACGCTCGGCCACGATGATCTTCCAGCTATCGGACATCTTTGTGATGCCCGAAGCGATTTGCTGGATACCGAGGGCAGCTTGTCGTCCCGCGAACTGCTTGGGGACGCCGATGCCGGCAAAGTCCTCTTGGACATGGGCCAGCAGGTTGATGGTGTCGTCGATGTCGTAGCCGAACTGACGCAGCTCCTCCCCGGCGGTCTCGACATTGCGAACGAACTGGAGCGCGCCGGTCCCGGACTGCTTGCCGACCATGTACATCTGGATCAAGGACTCACGGGCCTCATCGGCATTTTTTCCATAGTCGGCCATCAAGCCGACCATCCGCTTCGCCGAATCCCCCGCAGGGATCTCGAACATCTTGTCGAGAGCGAAGGTGACCGTCAACGCACTGCTCTGGACGTTGTTGATCTGGGTATCGACCTTGGCGAGCATCTGGCTCACGCTCAAGCCGCCGTCGACGAACGCCTGCGAGACCGCCTGGACCTCCTGACGGTTGATGCCCATGAAGCGTTGAAACGTTTCCTGAATGCCGGCGATGTGCCGCGTGCCGGACTGAACCGCGCCTCGGACGCCATCGTCGTAGGCCGCGATCAAGATGTTCTTCACTTCGCCGGTCTCGGCCCGGATACGGTCCTTTTCGAGATAGCCGTAGGCCATGATCTCGATTGCACCGGACAAGATGTTGCCGGGAGTCGGGATCTTCAAGGTGGACAGCATCCCCCGAACGCGAGACTTGAGCGTGTTGATCTCGGAGACGATGATCTTCGAGATGCGGTCCGGAACCCCCGGAACCGTTCCGCGCTTGCGCTCGGCGCGCTGGTCGGCATCCCGTTCGCCTTTCCCCTTGCCGACCTTGGATGCGATGTCCTCCCCCTCACGAACGAGATTGGCGGCTTCGTTCGAGAGATTCTCGAAGTTCTTCTCAGCCTTCTGAACGGTCTGGTCGAAAGTCTCGAAGGACTTCTCCATGCTGCCGGAAATGGCATCATAAGTGGACGAAACCTGCTGGGCGTAACGCTTGCTGATCCCGAGCAGCTTGGCCGTCTCTTCGAACTCAGGGTTCTCGGTCAGATCGGACAGTGCCGTGTTGAACCCGAACCTGAGCTGATCCTCGGTCTTCTTGAAAAGGTCTTCATTCTGCCGGGCCAGATCGCGGACGGCGGCTCCCAGCTCGGTGAACTTGTACCGAACACTATCGAGCTGAGCAGTATCGGCAACATCCGCCATTAGAAGATATTCTCCGCAGCCGCCTTGTCGGCCTTGTTCACCGCGTCAGTACTACGCGGAATTTTGGGCTTTCCCACTTCAATCGGGAGCGCCCCATAGTCCCGATCCGCAGCTCGACGAAGAGTTCCTTCAGACGGGCTCCAACGTTCTCCGGTCTGGGGGTTCTCCATGATGCCCGTCACCGGATCGAGTTCCCAACCTTGGTTGACTTTGCGGCGCATCTCCGCGACTTTGCCCGGATTTTTCTTGGCCCACTCGGTCTGACCACCGATGTCAGCATCGGAAGTAGCCTGAAGCATCGCACCCGTGAACTCGTCCTGGTAGGGCAACTTCACGCCGACCAACGGAGCTTCCCACAAGGGGGTGTCGTGCAGCATGCTGCCGAAGGTGGTCTCCTCGATCTCCTTGTCGAGATAAAGCTTGTTGAAGCGTTCTCCGAGCTGCCGATATTCCTCACGCCGCGCCCAGGCCTCCTCCAGCTCCGTCACCGCAGCCGTCCACGGAGCAGCTCTCTTCGGAACCTTCACAGGGCCGGAAATAGCATCGATCAACGGCTGGATGGTCTCGGCGAATTCGGAGCCAAGTGCCTTGGACACGAGGTTGATTCCCTCCTCGCCCTTCTTCCAGTGGTCGGAGATTTCAGCAATGCGCTGCCGTTGCTCGGCCACGATGTTACCGACCACCCGGTCGAGCTGTCGATTCTGCCAAGCCCAATGGAGCGCCGGCAAGCTTCGAACACCGATCACGAGAATGCCGAAAATGTCAGCAACAATGGCCGTGAGAGCTTCCCCGAGCATGGCCATGCCCCGTACTAGCTCGCGGCGCGTCCGATGCAGGCTCGAAACCTGAGAGGCCTCGACCTTGAAAGCACGTTTGAGGTTGGAACGTTCCTCCTTGGTAAGATCCTTGAGCTTCCCCCCTTTGGCGATGAGATCGCCCGCGTCGTACAAGAGCGCCGCAGTCCGATTGCGGACACCCAGGTTCTGCTGGATGGTACGGATCATCCGGGAGCGACCCCCGAGACCGGTCTCGCGCATGACCTCGATGTAGGAGCGAATCAAGTTCTCCAGGTATTGGTCCTCCTCACCTCCGGCGATGCGCCGCAGACCGTCCTGGAACTGGATCAGGAGCGAATAGGCGTCCGTCTCCTCGTCGTTGTACATCCTCCTGGCCAAGACGACCTTCATCCCGCTGTCGAGGTTGGAGAAGGCTGACATGAGGTCCTGGACGACGCCCACAGCCTGCTGACCGGCATAGCGCTGATTGAGCCCCATGCTCTCGTAGAATCCGATGACGTCCTCCATCAGGACGGCCACGTTCTCAGCGTTGATCCCGAACCGGCTCAAGCTGTCCTGACTGGACTTGACCGCCCGGATGAAGTTCATCGTCCCCATTCCGCTGCGTTGACCGGCCATCGACATCTTGAAGAAGAAGTCAGTCGCCCCGCGAAGCTCCATCCCGTACTCGCGCACGAAGCTCACGATCTCCTCCATGCTGGTACCGGTGGCGAAGTTGAAGTGCCGATCCAGCGCAATGGAAGCGACCACGACATTGCGGCCAGCCGACTTGAGACCCCGGTCATAGGTCTCGATCAAGTCTGCACTCTTGAAACCGTTATCGATCATCTCGGCAACGGTCTTCTGTACCTCTTGCCGAGCGATGCCGTAGTGCCATTGAGCGCGCTCGGCCCAGTTGCCCATCCAACGGACCGCCTTGCGCGTTTCCGTCGAGAAGATCGAGTCGAGACCCGCCGCGAACACGTTGGACATCTCCCCCATCTCGGCCCGACGACGGTTGCGCTCCTGGTAACCCAGGATGATGGTGCCGATGAGACCGGAGACGAAACCACCGACAATGCCGCCAGGAATCTGGGAGATGAGATCCTTGATGGCCCCCTTGGCCGATCTGACCTCGCGTTCCACAAACCGTCGCCACATGGAAATGCGCTTGATGGATTTGTCTTCGGCCTCTTCTGTCTCGTCGAACGAATCTTCCGCCTTCCGAAGAGCCTGATCGGCCTTGTTCGCAGCGAAAGTGACCTCCACGACCGGAATATCGACAGGAGGCGGTTCGAACTCGGAGCGCGGAACCCTGATGTCACTGCCGAGCTTGATCGACCCGAGTTTCTCGAAGGTGTCTGAAATGGCGCGATCCTGACGTTCCCACTGCCGCAGGTAGTTTTCCATCGAGATGTAATCAGCCTCCGGATACAACGTGGAGGCAGTCTGCATGAGCGGCTTCAACGGCAACGAGACATCTGCCGCCTCGTCGAGTAGATGCGTTATATCCCGCTCCACGGCGGCGGCAACCGAGCGAACGGCGACACCGAAGTTGGTATATGCCCGAGAGGCGTTCTCGGTGCTCCGGTCCAAAGTCGCGACGTCAATCGCTATTTTCAGATCGCCATCCATCAGGGATCCGCACCCATCGTATTGCCGCTGGATGTCAGCACATGCTCGGCTTGGTAAATCCTCGTCTCCGTCAGCTGTTGCTGGGTGATCTTCTGCTGTGTCGTCGGGACAATGCCGGTCCCCCTGCCAGTCGAAGGCGGAGGGGGAGGAGTCGCCTGCACGCTCGTGCTGACGCTCCCCATCTGTGCTTGACCGGAGCGCAGGACATTCTTGGTACCACTGGGAGCCTCACCGGTCAGAACGGCCCTCTGGCCCGGCTGAAGGCCGACAGGGCTAGGTCGCGGAGCTGCCATCCCGCGCCGAACCGCCTTGGTGCCCCCTTGTTGCTGTCCCAGCAGCTCCCGAGCCTTCCGCTCGACGGCTACACCCCAGTCGACCTGCGGAGTCTCGAACTTCTCGCTCAACGCGGCCTCGATGGGATCGATCAGCGATTTGAACTCTCCACCGAGCGCATCCTTGAGAAGTCCCCCTCCGGTCATGACGTCCTTGGCCCCGGCGCTCATGTGGGCGAACAGCATCGACTGCCGGGCTCCAGCCTCCGCGATGGCGGAAGCCGCCTTGTTGACATCCTTGTCCAGAGCTGCCTGGATCACCTGCGGGATAGTCTTGAGACCGACCGCCAGCACCCCCAGGATGCCCACGAGGATCTTGAGCAGACCGCGTCCGATGTGCCCGATGGCCTCGCGCAGGCGTTTCTGCGTCTTCTCCAAGGACGAAACACGCTGGCCTTCCGTCTTGAAAGCGTCCGACAGGCGCTTCATCTCATCGTTGGTGAGGGCCTGGAGACTGTTCTGCTCCTTGATCTTGCCGCCGAGATCGTGAAGGGTCGCAGCGGTTCGATTGTCGAGGCCCTGCATCTCCATGACCTTGATCGCCTCGGCGCGCCCCCGACCCCCTTCGGTAGCCCACTGCTGAAGCTCCGTGGTCGCACGGAGCATGAAGTTGTTGTCCTCTCCCTTCCCTGCCCGTAGGAAGCCGTCCTCCCACTTCTGAAGGGCGTCGAGGGCGCTCAGCTCCGGGAACATCCTCTGGGCGAGAACGGCCTTCATGCCGGGGCTGAGGCTCGCCAGACCGCGTGTGAGACCTCCCACCACCCTCGCAGCCTGATCGCCGGCATACTGCGGACTCAGACCCATGTCCTGGTAGTGGCGTTGGATCTTGCCCATCACATCGGCCACGTCTTCAACATCTACACCGTATTGCTGCATCGCGGACGCCCCCGAGAGGACCGCGTTCGTGAACTTTTCGATCCCCATCGCGCTGCGCTGCCCCGCAAAGGCGATCCGAACGTACTTATCAGTGGCGACGTCGAGCGAGTCACCCAGCTCGGTCGTGATCTGAATGATGCCCTGCATCGAGGTGCCGGTGGCCTGATTGAAGTGCTTGTCGACCGCGATGGAAGCGATGGTGACGTTGTCGCCCACGCGGCCCAGGTCCTTGTCGAAAGCGGTCATGATCTCCTTGGACCTGTAGCCGGCATCGACCATCATTTTGAGAACGCCCTGGGTCTCCTTCCTGCCGACCCCGAAGTACCACTGGGCTCTCTCCTGGAAGTTGGCGAAATAACGGGTAGCTCTCCGCGCTTCGCCACCGAAGAGGGCTTCTCCTGTCGCCTCGAAGACGTTTCGAACTTCGCCGGCCTCGGCCCGGAGACGATCTCGTTCCGTGTAGCCGAGGATCATCGCCCCGATGAGACCGGAGATGACGCCACCGCTCAGAACGCCTCCCGGAACGTGAGAAAGAAGACCTCGAATCGCGCCCTTGGCGGAACTGATCTCGGCCTTGATGTAGGCCGTGATGGCGTCGGTCTGCTTCTTGGACGCCTCATCCGCCTCCTTCATACGCTTTTCAACGTCCTTCGACTGTTTCTCCGAAGTTTCGGAAGTCTCCTTGGCCACGTCAGCCGTGGCGACCGCTGCTTCCGCCTCCGCAGCCGCCTTCGATTGGCCAGGAGGAGCGCCACCTTCGTTGACGAGAGCGCCCAGGCGCATCCCCGAGAGCCGGGTCATGTCGTTGGCGATCTTGTCCCCGTGGCGAGCAATGTCATCCATCCCCCGAACAGTATGGCCAAGCTGAATCCGGGCCGACTGGAAGGAACGGTTGATCTGCGGAGTCAACGTGGCCACCGAGGACGAGACGACACCCGCCTCCCGTTGGAGGGCCGACAGATCGTTGGAAACCGAGTTGACGACCTCCCTTACCGAGGAACCGAAGTCGGTGTAGGCCCGGCTGACGCGATCGGCCTCTCCTTCGAACTCGGAGAAATCGAACTTCAGCAGGTATTCCTTGGGATCGGTCATTCGCTGGTTTCCACCGTGATTCTGCTACGTTCCGGCTTCTCCGGAATGCCTCCCAGGATCGAATCCGATTCGATCCTGACCGGAATCAACTTGCCGTCCTGCTGGCGCTCCCGCTGAAGCTCCTGAATGAGATCACGCCGAGCTTGACCGAGGGTCCGCGCCGGCTGTTGGTCCAGGGAACCCTCGTCGATATCATCCTTGTTGAGCACGAGGTTCTCCAGGTACAGCTGCGTCTCCTTGGAACCCCAGTCGAGAAATTTGCGCACTTCTTCGGGCGTATTCTCGAACTCGACATCGCTGTCGCTTTTCATGAACTCGTCCAGCTCTTCGGGCGTCATCTCCACGAAGTCTCCCTCGGTCGGGTACGTCGGGACTATGCCGGCCTCCTCCAGCTCCAGCTTGCGGCGCTCGCGCTCCTGAGTAGCGAATTCGTCGCGTTTTTCGAGAACCATCTGAACGAACTCGTCGCGTCCGATGGCCAAGGCCAACGGAACACACTCCTCGACTTCAGGCGCACGCAGAAGACCCGTCTCTTCATCCTCGACCGGCATCAGGTTCAACCCCAACATGTTGAGCAGCTCCGTTCGGACCACCTTGGCGATTTCATTCGCCCGCTCGAATTTCTCTTCGTCCTCCAGGTTCATCGATTCCAGCTCGAAGACCCATTGAGTGTCATTCGATCCTTTCAAACGAGGATCGCCGACCGGGATACGCCTCCGGGCCAGGATCTTGGCCTTGATTTGCAGCCTCGATGTTATTCGTCTCCAGACGGGGAAGATTCGGTCCCAGAGGGCTTCGTGCCCTCTCCCGAATTCTCCCCGAAGGATTTTTTTATCGAGGCCTGCGCCCCTTCTCTCCTTTCTTCGAGCTTCTGCCATTCCTCCCACAGCGGTTCCAAGACCTCCGGGAATCGGCTCGACAAGAACTCCATAAGGTGCTCGGCGGCGAAGTACTTCTGCGAGAACTTGCCGCGTCCTTCCATCGTTTCGAGCGCCTTGCGCAGCTCCTCGGTAGTCGACCACTGCTCCTTGAAGAACTCGAAGATGGGGACGCCGTCGATGGCGCGGATGCCGATGGCCAGTGTCGGCAGCCTCCACGACGTGATGGCCGACAGCCGCGTCCCCATGTTGACGAACCCGTTGCGCCAGTTGCTTTCCTCCTCATTGAGCAGCCGCATCGTCCACTTGTGGTTGTGAACCATGCAGGTATGCTCCAGGGTCTCGCCGTCTAGTTCCCTGGCAAGATCCATGAGGATCATTTTTGGATTCTGGACTTCTTCCTCGGACATGGTGGCTTTCGCTCCTCTCTCCCGCATCAGCGGGGTATGGTGCCTACGGCACCGCTTACGAAATCATTCGTACTTTGGTATAGTTCAACGTGGCGTGCACCATCACGATTCGATCACCTTGCGCCTGGAGATTCCGACCCAGCTGGCTGAACCAGCACCCGGAATACCAGAACTTCTCGACGTAGTACTCGGCACCCACCTGAACGTCCTCCAGATCATCCTTGACCCCAGCGGCGCTCAAGATGGCTCCCGTGGCCTGTTCGACCTTCTTGTTGAGCTTCTTGCCGAACGAGAAAGGATCTCCCGCCTTCTTGTCGAGCCACGGGATGGAAGGATCCTTGTCGCTCTTGAAGCGAATCCACTTCTCCTCGATGTCGATGGGATTGTGTTGGTCCGTCAACATCCAAAACGGTTTCGGCGTCCCCCACACCTCCTCCATCTTGTTGGTGAAAAGATCGTACCGGCCAATCTGAATCGTCAGGCCCGTCGCGATGCCGGGAACGTTTTCGAAAGGCTCCCCGGTGCCGACAGCGCTGATCTCGTAGAACGGTTGCACCGCCCGCGCCTGATTGGGAGCCCACGATTGGATGTGACCGATTATCTGGTTCCCGGCCTTGATCGAGATCGCATGAGAGGTACGGATCTGCGTGGCGGGTACGGGCATCTCATCTCACGGCTTAAACGGGCCGCACACGAGCGTAGTTCAACGTCGCGTTGACCATCACGATCCGGTCGCCCTGCGCCTGGAGGTTGCGCCCCAGCTGGCTGAACCAGCAGTCGAAGTAGATGAACTTCTCGCTAGTGCCGTCCGGGTTGCTCCACTTCTCCTCGACCTCGATCTTGTTGTTCTGGTCGGTGAGCATCCAGAGCGCTTTCGGGGTACCCCAGACCTGCTCCATCTTCGACGCGAACAGGTCATAGCGGGATACCTGGATGGTGAGGCCGGTGACGTTGCCGGGCACGTTCTCGATGACCTCCCCGGAGGTCTCCGCCCGAAGCTCGTAGGCTGGCGTGACGGTCCGAGACTGGTTCGGTGCCCAGGTCTGGATCTGGCCGATGGTAGTACCGGCGGCGCGGAGAGATACCGCGTGGCTACTACGAATCGTCGTGTTCGGAACTGGCATATCTTAGCCTCCTCCCTTTCTTACGCCGGGGCGAAGAAGGGGTTATCCACGCTGTACTCGCCGAAGAACCGCTTCGCCGGGTACTTCAGGTTGAACCAGTACTTGAAATAGAAGGTGCGAGGATCGGTGCTCGACTGGTACACCTGGATGTCGCTCGAAGCGTCGATGTCCCTCGGGAAGCCGGCCTCGTCGCGGTACGGCGCGATGGTGCCGGCGTTGATCTGGGCGAGCAGCCCGATCATGATCCACTTCTTGACGTCCGAGATGAAGTCCGCCAGATCATCCGGTACGACGCCGACGAGGTTGGTCGACACCAAGTTGTCGATGGTGTCGGTGACGGCGTCCTTCTGGGCGCTCGCGGACGGCTCCTCGAACTGGACGACCTTGCCGCCCCCGGCCTCGGTGGTCAACGGATCGAGCAGCACGAAGCGACCCGCGTCCAAGGTCACAACCGTGACGCCCTTGTCGGCCATCGCATGCCGCTCGCCGCGCAGGTACGTCCCGAAGCCCTCCTCGTTGAAACCCTTGACGAACTTGCCGATCAGAGCGCTGGACGGGCTCGGGAGGGCCGTGAACGCAGCGCAGACGGCGGTCGCGAGGTAGGTACCGTCGAGTTCGAGCGTGATCTCCTGCTGGGTATCCAGCGTGATGGTGCGCTCGACATCGCCCGGCGCGCAGAGAACGTGACGACCACGACCCGGCGACGTGTTCCCCGGCTGGAGAACCTGCGTCGACCGGTAGATGAACGTGTCCGGTGTGTCCGGATCGCCAGGATCGGTATCACGGGCCATCCCGTACCAGCCGCGCCGATAATGCTTCTCCAGCATGGACGACTGCTCGGAAACGTGCTGCATCGTGTAGACCGCCGTCGCCCGAGCGGTGTCGAGCACCACGATCTCGGTGATGCCCTTCTTCTCCTCGCAGACGTCGATGGCGGCGTTGATCTGGTTCTGGGTCGGGATGCCCGGCGTGGTCGAGTCGTTGATCTGGACGAGCCAGACGCTGTTCGCCTCGTTCTCGAAGGCGACCTCGCCCGCAATGCACAGCTTGTTGCGCAGGTAGTTGTCGAGGGTCAACGGAGACGTGTACTCGTAGAGCTGGTCCGGATCGAACACGCGGTGCGCCGTCTCGTAGTCGGTGGAGGGCCGCGTGTAGTCGTAGGTCGCGAAATATTCCGCGCCGAACTCGGGCCGCAGCCCGACGCCGTAGACCTCGTAGGGCAGCGTGATCGTGCCGAAGAGGGTGGCGAAGGAGTTGTCGGACGTATCCAAGAACTCGATGGACGAGGACGCTCCCTTCGGCTGCGGGAAGTTCTCGAAAGGATCGGGAACGTCGAGCTTGATCGCTCCGAAGCCGTCATCGGAAGCGACGTGCGCGTAGGCCGGACCGTAGTAGGTCGATGCGTTCAGAGCCGTGTTGATGTCAGCGGCGATCTGGGTCGCGGTGCGCCCGACGCCTGCGGTCAGCGTGATGGTGATCGGAGTGCCGCTGTTGATGGAAAGGTAGAGCTTGTCGTTCGTCGCTGCGGTGATGTTGTAGGGACCGGTGAGACCGGTGATCGTCGAATTGGCCCAGACGGTGCTGGTCCAGTCGAGGGTGTTACCCGTCTCCTGGTAGTCGGTGTTCTTCGTGAACGAGGTGCCGCCGGGGTAGGTCCCGACGTTGACGATCTTGTCGAGCGGCGTGGTCGCCGTGGCGCTGGCCAGAACATCGGTCAGGATGTCGATGGCAATGTAGTCGAGGGTGTAGGTCGCGGTCGAGATATAGCTCTCGTCCTTGATCTGGATCCAGGTCGAGGCCTGGATGCCTGCCGTCGCGGTCGGAACCCACGCGGCGTTTGAAATCTCCGACGCGCCGTCGTTGGTGGTCGCCAAGGACAGGAACACCTTGACATCCGAGGCCGGAGTCGTGCTCGGCGACGCGATCGTGATGATCTCGTTCACGGCCCCCGTCGCATGGGTCGCCACGCCGGCATAATCCGCACCGTAATCCGAATAGTACGTACCGGCGGCGTTGCCCAGCTCGTAGTTGATGGCGTCGCAGATATCGGTGGCCGTGGCCGCAGCCGGAGCGCCACCGACCGCCGTCACCGCTGCGTTCATGTCGAGGGTGACCACGCGCTTGCCGTCGAGGGAGATGGTGAAGTACTGCGCCGTTCCGGTACCACTGGAAACATCGATGGTCGCGCCCGCCCACTCGTTCCCTACGAGATAGGCCGACAGGAACCACCAGTCTCCCAGACCCAGCTCATTGCCGTTCAGGTACAGCTTGGCCTCGTTGCGGTCCCGATTCGACACGTTCACCAGCTGGGCCGTGTGAGGAGTCGAGGCGGCAACGGTGAGCGTCTCCTCGTATACCTTCCCGCGAGTGATGGGTTCATCGACTTCGCGACGAGTCCGAGGCGCGATCCCGACGATGCACATGACGCGTTCTGAAGAAACAGAAACCGCTCCAGGAGCGATCACTTCTTGGATATACACGCCCGGATCGACGTATTTCGAAATCGAGATGGCCATTTGGATGAACCTCCCTTGAATCTCGGATTATTATATCTCGACAGTCGTCGGGAATCTAAAGACGGGGAAGAAGACTACTCTTCGAGGTCGATCCGGTGGACATTGTAGTAGTCTCCGGAGGGAAGTTCCGGATTATACACAACATTCTCGGGCTTTATCCAGGTAGCGGTACCACGATTGACGTCCCGATTGACGAAGTCGACAGCGATCAAAGGTACCGAACCCCGGATGGAGTATATCTGCTCGCGCTGGTCGCCACCAGCCCTCGGAGTGGCATACTCGCCGGCCCAGTTGAACTCGCCCTTGAGGATAAGCTGGTACCACTCGGGAGGTTCGAGGTCAGGATTGTAGTAGGATCTCCCGATGATCTGGAAGTACTGACGCTCCATGTAGAACGCGAAATAATCGTAGACAAGATCCGCCAGCTCGGTCCGGGTATTCAGAGAATCCGTGACCACGTCGATGTTGATGGTCATCTCTGCCGCCACCACGAAACGCTGCTTCGGAGGATTCTCCAGATTTTCATAGGTATCGTACTGCCCTACCGTGAACCCGAGCGCCGCCAGGCATTCCGGATCACCCCCGATGATCTCGATGGAGTTAGGAACCCCCGACGCCGCAGGACCGCCGGCTACGATCCGCATGAATCCATCCGGAGTCGTGACCGCGTGGTAGAAGAGCGCCTGCATGTTGATCGCCGCCGCCACGTCTTCGGGAGAAGCGTTGTGGATGTCTCCGAAGATGACTTCCTCGAACAAGATGGTAGAGATTTCGGCAATCTCTCGAAGTTCAGGATCTCGGCTGTTGGCATAGGGATAGGTCTTCAGCTGGAGCGTCCAACCGGGATTGAGATCGACATTTCCCTGCGTCGTGCCCTGCACGCTGGAAGGATACTGGCCGTCCGAGGCGAAGTTGCCCCCGATGCTCAAACGCTTCTCCCGCATCGAGGCAGAAGTGATGGCAATCATTGGAAATCGATCCGGAGTGTCAGCCTGGGACATGATGAGGTTCATCACCGTCTCCATGCTGCGCTCGGTCGACCCACTCCCCATGTGCGCGAACTTCTCGATAGTAGGTATTTCTGAGATCTTGGCCCGCATAGTCTGGGACCGATAATCAAAGAATCTCCGAAGTTCGGAGGCAACCGCGTCCTTGGTCGTCTCGATGAGTTGTCCGAAACGAGGAGGATCCTTCGGATCGTAGGGATCCGCCGGTCGATATTCACGCGGCTCTGAGAAATCGTTCGCCATCACCACACCAAATGAAATGGGCCTGCCGGATCCGCGATGCGAATCTCGAAGGTCTGCGAAACCAGGATGTATCCGAACGGATCAGAGTTCTGCCAAGATGTCGTCACATAGCGCGAACCTATCCGAGCGCCATCCAAGACTTCGATGAAGGCCAACGGACCTTTGAGCAACTCATCCTGGCTACCCATCTCGATTGTCGGATCGAAGAAAGCGAGTCCGGCGGTCCAGAACGAGAGGCCATCCTCGACCGGGATATCACCGTATTCGTACTTGCGAGCCCGTGTTTTGGGTGGTTCGCGCATGATCAGGATCCAAGGACCCATCCGGTACTGACCCGCAGACGGATGCGAGAGCGGCAGCCGCGCGAAGCGAGCCCTGATGATCTCGAACTGTGGAGAGATCACGTCCACTGAATCCCGGTTCAAAGTCGCCCGAAACCGAATGGTGCCGCTGGTCGGGTTCACCGAGCACAAGGTATCCAGGGATGCCCAGGTGTCTCCGCCGTCCAACGAGTATTCGACCACCACCGAGGACTCGGACTCCTCCGGCAAGAAGTAGAGCGCCTGCGCCGACCAGGCCGATCCGAAAGCGTCCCGATTGAACGACATGTCGACGCTCTCGATGACACCAGTGACCGCTCCGTCCGCGAGAATGACCTTGGACGACTTCCACCCTTGGGTGAGGTGTACGTCCGTCAGCGTGGCGTCTGGGTCGCTTCCGGAGAGCCAGAAAGTCTCGTAACCGAACTTCACGTAGCCAGGCACGATGCCGACGCCGTGACAGGCCCCGCACTTCCTGTCGGCCTGCTGGTTGCTCTCCTTGTAACAAGCGCACTGCGGTCCTTCGGTGACACCCCTCCAGAGAGCCGCGCGAATCGAACCTGCCAGGATCTGCTCCGTCAGGAGCGCGCGTTGGCGGGCGTGTTCCTGGTTGGCAAAGATTTGAGCATGAATATCGCGCCCCCAGTAGCCCACCGCCATGTGGGCACCGGGAACCTTGCAACCCTTGGTCGCCGTGTCCTGGCCGCAGACGGCATCCCCGTCGTTGCCATTTCCAGTCCCGTTGCCGTTGCCGGCTTCTTCACACCCACCGTTGTTCATCGACTCTCAATCAGCTCCGCAAGAAGATCATCCAAAGACTGCTCACCGCGTCCCTCATCGTACTCGGACACCAGTTGCTGCCACTTCCCCGGATCCAGCAAGTTGGCGAACTTCTTGTTCCCCTCCCGACTACCGTCGAAGAGGTCGATCTTGATTTCCTTGACCGGCATTTAGACCCCCGAGACGCCGCCAGGCCAGAGGTTGCGGAACAAGCTGCCGTAAGGCGCAGAAGCAAGGAGCATGGAAAAGGCCATGTCCATTCTCACCTCGGCGCTCATCGTGCCGCTGTTCACGAAGTGGCGCTTGAAGTTCGGAATCGCCATGTCCAACTCCGACTTCAAGTGGCTCAGATAGCCGGCAAACGGAGTGGCGTGCTGAAGTACGAAGGAATGTCCCGAATCGCTGTACTGGGGCACGTCCGTATCGATGCTGAAGAGCAACTGGCTCGTGATGCCCTGGTAGATCGCGGCTTTGATCAAGATGTTCGAGAACATCTCGATGGGGAAATACTCCAGCGATACCCAGGTCGGGTACGGCTGGGCCTCGTTGATCATATTCAACCCGAGACGCAAGAACAGGAGCAGTATCCCGTCTGTGTAGCCCAGGAAACAGTACTGCTCCGGCAGATTCGGCTTGATGACCTTGTCGATCATCACCCGAAGAGACGGCAGCAGCGAGAGCACGCGCGGCGAAACAATGTCCAGGACCTGAGTCCGGTAGACATCCTCGGAGCTGGCGTCCTCCCGGCTGTGCCAGTTGAACAGCAACCGCTGAGCCGTCTCGGTCTCGTCGTCTTCTTCACCCCAGGTGATGTAGTACTTCCCGGCAGAAGGCCGCTTGATACGGTCCGTCGCACTCGGCGCGTCACTCGGGGGATAATAAGCCTCGATGAAGAGTGAATTGCCCCCCAGGTCGGTCACTTCGAGGTCAAGTTCACCCTCGGGATCGCCACTGGCCGGTGTGCTGGCATTGATGTCGACGAGTTCTCCGGCGGCATTGCGCAGCTCGATGTCGACCCGGCGCTTCGAGTTCGTCCGAGCCAGCTCGATCATGGCCGCAACAGACGGTTCCTCCATGCCAGGCTGGATGATCATGCTGCTAGCTCACGTTCCTCCGGATTCGGGTTGCGGAACTCGACCGCCCAGTCATCGAGCAGGCGTGTGTCGAAGCCGAGCTGACGTTCGAGGTCCTCCTTGACTTCCCAGAGCCCCTCGATCAGCTCGTCGCTCTCGTCGAAGTTCTCGTCGAGCAACTCCCTGCCGTCGAAGACATAGACATCCGGACCTTGGCTGTTCTCCATCAGGTTGTTCCAGACGGCCCTCCCGGGACGATCGGCCTGGATGTAGTCGCCGAGATGCCACATGATGCTGTCCATGATGCGCTGGCGACGGTCGAAGTCGACGGCCCACTGCTGGGCCAGCCGGTAGAAGTTGATCGTCCTGATGCCTTCGAGCCGCATCTCAATCTCCCAGCAGGATGACAACGACCTTTGCGTTGATGGGAGCTGTCGAGATGATCTGAACGGCGGTGATGTCTGTCTTGAACATCGCGATCCAGCCTCCCGACTCGTCCGTTGCCGGGCTACCCTCCAGGTCGATGTACTCCGCGCCACCGTTGAAGAAAACGCGAATCGGCTGGTCGGTACCGATGTAGACGAAGCTCGCCTTGGACAGCGTCTGGAAGTCGACGTCCACGGTCCCGGAAGGCGGGATGATGTAGTTGCCCTCGACTTTCTCGTTGAACTCCAACACCGGTCCCGTCGCCGAAGCCGGATTGATGATCGGAGACCCGAAGACCGGCGCGACATTCGGCCCACCGGGAACCGAGGGATAGGTGATCTTGGCAGTGACCGTTGCTTCCTCTGACATCGGGCTCTCCTTATCTCGCGCCCGCCAGGGCGTAGCCGATTCCTACCGTAACTCCAACGCCCACCACGAAGCCCACCGCGCCCCAGAGGGCCGGGTGCCGGTACCAGGCGTCTTTCTCCTCCTCGCACATCTGAGTGAGCTGAGCCTGCTCTTCGAATGCGAGCCGCCACTTCTCCCCGATGTTCTCGGTGATGCGCAGATCCTCCCGGATCAGCTCCAAGTGGTGGTCTCGCAGTTCGAGTTTCGTGTCGATCAGCTCCAGCTTCTCGCGCAGCAGCTTCAGCTCCTTGAGGTCCTTGAGCATCTTGGTCGCGGTCTCCTCCGCGAACCAGTAGCCTGGATGGCCGTCATGCTCCAGCTCGATGGTTTCCGGCACCTCGCTGAGCGCCACGCGCGGCAGCATAACCATCAAAACGACCAGGATGGAAGCCACGAACCTCACTCGTCGCCTCCATATCCCAAATTCTTGAACTCTTTAAGCTTTTCCTTCGAAGAGAGCCGATCAATCTCCTTGCGAGCGACCTTGATCTCTTCGTTCTTGGCCTCGATCTTCTTGTCGATCTCCTCGATGTCCTTCTCGACGGCATTTTCTTGCCGCCGAATGACTTCACGCTTGCCTTCGAGCTTGGCGACTTCCTTCTCGGCCTTGAGCACCTTGATCTTGTGCTCTTGCTTCTTCCGTTTTCGAACATTGCTGGCAATGACGATTCCGGCGATGGCGGCGAGGATAATCCCCACCGTAGCAGCGACCGCTTTCCAGTGCCGCTTCATCCATCCCCAGGCTCGTTTCAACCAGGACATCTTGGGATCAATAACCCTTCTCCTCCCAGTACTTTCGGGCTTCCTCGGGATCCATTTCTCCCGCCGCCCCGGCCAAAGGTTCTATGTCCCTTCCGAAATTGGCCATCAGCTTAGTCAGCTCATCCGCGATCATCCCCGGATCGGTGTAGCTGTGCGACAATTCTTCTGAGACGAACTGAAGCACTTTGTCGTAGAGCTGTTCCGCTTCCACCTCGGGAGTTGCGTACACTCCTTGACGTTCCATTTTCGAGGCGATCCTCTTCAACCCATCTTCCGAAATCCCACGCTTCATCTCAACCTCCCAGAAGCTCCTGTACAGCTTCCTCCGGCGTGTAGTTGCTCTCCCTCATGTAGGCCAGCTCGGAGCCGTAATCACCGACCTGGAGGCCCGCAGCTTGGAGCTGAGAGGTTACCGCCTCGATCCATTCGTCGTAGCCCTGCTCGAAGCCTCCAAGACTCTGCACAGTACGTCCCATGTCGGTCAGAAAATCTGGAGCTTGCGCAGCTTTATCCAGCTGCGAAGCAATCCGCTTCAGACCTTCATCGGGAATACCGCGCCGCACCTACTCCTCCCGTCCGTTGGCCTTCTCTTCCAGCTTGGCCTTCGAGGCGAATGTCCGAGTCACCATCTTGTAGATGAGAGACGAGACGGTCCCGAGCGCTCCACCGGTCAGCAGCTGCTCCTTGACGGTTTCGAGCGGCAGCAGCAGACCCCCGATCAGGCCGAGCACGATGGGAATGAATGGCAGAATCCGCATCCCGATCTGGTTCTTCTGGAAGAATTTCTTGAAGCTCAGCTTGAGCGCCTGAACGATGCCCGCAACAACGACCGCGAGACCTACGTAGGGACCGTATTCCTTGAGAATCTCTATGAAATTTTCCATGACTCCTCCCTAGTAACGGTCAGTGACCACCTGAGTCAAAAAGGTGATCACGATAGAAATATCCACGAGACCGCCATTGTCCAGCTCGACAACAATGGGAAAACCTGCTGCGCGTACTGCCGGTCGAGGCGGTGTTGGTTCCACTCGATTCGCAGGCATATGATCCGTGTCAGAATGGAACATGCTGACGAGTTCCGCACCGCCAGCGAACGTGCCGCTGCCTTGACTGACGCCGCCTTGATGTGTGCTGCCGGAATCGTTCTCGTCGAAGGGCTGCCCGGTCCAACCCCCTCCGTAGAAGACTTCCCAGTCGAGGGCACCCGCCAGCTGAACGCCACGCGTGGTCGCCCAGATGTAGAGATCCTTGATCTGCATACTGATCGGGGCATCCCAGATACGGATCGTAGTCCCGGCTGGAACAACAACCTCTCGAACCGTCTCCCTGGCCTGTCCCATACTTCCTCCTAGTAGCGATCCGTGACCACTTGAGTCAGGAAGATAATCGTGATCTTTACAGGAGTACCCCCAAGGGTATTATCCAGTTCGACGACAATAGGAAAACCCGGGGCTCGATGAACCGGTTGTGGTGGCGTAGGTGCTATCCGATTCCCCGGCAGATGATCCAGATCGGAATAGAACATCGTGGCAAGCTCAGCCGCTGCCGCGAACGAACCGGTGCCTTGACTGACACCCCCTTTGTGCGCACTCGGCGCGACACCTTCGCGGTCGTTCTCACCGAAGGGACTTCCCGTCCAGCCGCCACCGTAAAAGACCTCCCAATCGAGCGCAAGCGACAACTTCGATCCTCTCGTACTGGCCCAGATGTAGAGATCCTTGAGAGGCATACTGATCGGAGCATCCCAGACACGAATCTTGCCCCCGGCGGGAACAATGATATCTCGAATCGTCTCTCTGGCCTGCCCCATGAGTCACCTCAGACGTAGTGGTACCTCAAGATACAATATCACGGGTTGATGTCGGAGAATTAAAGATGGAAGGCGATTATGCAGGCTCGTTGACGCGTTCCTCCAGCTCCTTCTGCGCGTACTTCTTGACCGACTTGTAGTAGCCGTGGCCGAGCAGGTACTCCAGGTCCGCCGTGGTCAGATCCATCTCGCGCAGCTCATCGAGCATTTCGCGAGCACCCATGCGATCTTTCTCGTCGAGGTCGTCCCCGACGCTGGCACAGAGACCCACGACCCGAGCCGTGACCTTTTCGTCCGGATCCATCGGCTCGTTCTTGCGCTCCTCAGCCTCCTCCTCGATGGTCTTCCTGGCCTTCCTGGTCGGATTGGTGAAAGCACGCTTGTTCTGGAGATCGGACTGCGACTGGTGCGCCTCATCCATCACCTCTTCGGGCGAAACGCCCCGGCGCTTGGCAAGGTTCTGGTAGAACTCGATGTACTCGTTCTCCTCCAGCAGCCGCAGAACCGGCGGACGACGATTGACCATCTTCCGCAGATCGACCGACTGCTTGATCGCGCTGAAAGGTATGAGCTGCGTCAAGTTGAGCGGGTTCTTGGTCTTCGGGAGCAGCACGCTCTCGATCCGACCGGGAAACGTCTCGAACTGGAGCGACACCTGGGTGTTGCTCATATTCTGGACGTACACGTCCCGCTCGACCCTGAAGTACTCGGTGAAATTCGTAATGATTGGTACGGGCTTCGGCATTTTGTCCTCCCTGGGATCTCGGTTTAACCGAATGATGAAAGGTCGTCCGTTGGCGACGACCGCCTTTCCGTTCTTGACCAGTTTCCTTGCCCTGGCAGGGTGGGTATAGGACAGAACGGTATCGTCCGGCCCCAGGACGGGAACTCGATTACCCACATCCAGATTCCTCGTGGTGTGCCAGGGTGTTACCCCACCTCCCGCTCTCGCGGGGTTATGGCCCAGGATGGGCCGGGAGACCTTCAGCGCCTCCCGGCGCACCCATCAAGCAGCTCTCGCTACTTCTGGCCCTTCGCGCACGACCGGCTGTTGGCGATGGCGAAACCGATCATCTCGATGAACGCCCAGCCCTTCACCGTCTCCTGGTGGGAGTACTTGTTGTAGGGCTCGCTGAACAGCTCGATCCGCACACCCATCTCGCCCATGTAGTCCGCGCCGGTCGTCGCGTAGAAGGTCCCCGGAGGGATGACTTCCTCGACGCCGGTACCGGCGGCGGTCAGGATCTGGGCGTTCAGGATGTTCCCGATGTACCCGGCCAGGATCAGCTCACGCTCGGTGACCGGATCCACGGCTGCGGACATCGTCTTCACGATGTCGGACAGCTCGGCGCGGGAGATCAGGAAGTTCTCGACCATGAGGCGGTGCCGCTCGACCTGGAACCGCACGTCCTCGAACGCGGCGATGCCCAGCGTGGCGAAGGTCGTCACGGCGTTCTCGGTCTGCGCAGCCTCGTCGATCAGGCTGATGCCGGCCTTGTCCTCTTGCAGCTCGATCTCCTGGCGGGCCGTGTCCTGAGCGCGGTCGAGCACATCGAAGTTCATCTGGTAGATGTCCTGGATGTCGATGCTCGGGAACGAAGTGACCTTCCACTCGGGTGGCGTGATCCACTTGGTTTTGATCCGCGACTCGGGCGACTGGCCGTCCTGACCCACGACCCAGGCGGTCGACCGGATGTCGACCGGGAGACGGAACAGCTCGGCCTGAGCCAGCTTCCGCACCCGGTAGATCTTCCGGCTGAAGCCCTCGTAGTCGAGGATCGCCTTGATCGGCAGAGCCAGCTCCTGGCCCACGATGTGGAAGCCCTGGCCGGTCGGGTCGGTGAGCGCTGCGCCGAGGATGTCGCGCCGGGCCTCCTTGGAGATGCTCGACTCGGTGTCCGGGCGATAGAACGAGAGCGCCTTGGCGTTCTTCTTGGTGATCTCGTTCAGCAGCTCGTTGACCTGCACCATCGCGTCCCGCTTGTCGTAGGCGTTGACCTCGCCGCGCTTGTCGAACATGCGCCGGTCGGTCTGGCTCGCGGTCGCCCGACGGCTCGACGGATGGTCGTACCGCTGCGGGTTGAAGGAGCCGCCTCCCTCGAAGAGACCCTCGTCCCTCCGCGACCCGAACCGCTCACGCGGACGAGCGGCCAAGCGCTGACGCTTGTCGTCGCTCCCCTCGGGGCGGCGCTCCGACTGGCGACGGTCACGCGGCTGCGCGGCAGGCTTGCGCTCCGGACGTTCCGGACGCTGACGCTCCGAGGTCCTGCGGGCGGTCCGCGAGGAAACGGGGCGACGATTCTTGGCGATTCGCTTGTACGGATTCTTCATCGTCCTCCTCCTTTCCTAGCTGACCATGCCGCCGACGTAACGGATGCCCAGGAAGGGATCGTCCGCTGTCGGGACCTGGAAGACCCTGCCGATGTAGGCACCACCACCGCCCTTGGTCACGAGACCGGCCTTGGAGGCACCCGACATACCGGCGTTCAGGACGTCGTTCACGGCGTAGGTCTGGGCCGGATCGTACTGGGTCGTCCAGATGAACGACCAGTCGTTGATCACGGTGATCTTGTCGCCCTGAATGGTGACGTCGTCGATGAAGTTCCAGAAGTTGCGCCCCTCGAACTTCAGCTCTTGCTCGGTGACCTGATACTGGTAATCCACCAGTACATAGTCACCGTCGCCGATGGTACCGGTCGCCACGCGGGTCACCTGTCCGTTGACATAGTTGACCGTGTAGTCGTTACCGGCACCCTCGGTGTAGACGGTCGTACCCGTGATGTCGGTCACGCGCACGCCGCCGGTTGCGCCCGGCGTCCAGAGGTTGCCGTGGGCGAGGTTGGTGGCGATGACGCCGTTCAGCTGGATCTGCTCGGCAGTCACAGCTGCGTACAGCGTCTGCGCCTTGGTGTACTTCGCGAAACCGAAAGGCGTCGTGCCGTCGCACACCACGATCTCCTGACTCGCGTTGAGGGACACGAGCATCCCCGCGCGGAAGGTGGTCGCGGCGTTGGCGACGTAGGTGCCCAGGTTCCGCGTGTACTGGGAGCGCATCAGGTCGATGCCGATTGCTCGGCTCGAAACCCTGAAGGCTTCCATACGCGGCGAGAAGGCCATCTCTATCCTCCGTCAGTTGGGGCGATCCCGTGTCGTTCAGCCCTGAAGCCTGCCGATCCTACGACCGAGCAGGGTGCCTCCACTGAGGGCGTCACGAATACCGCCAGAAGCTTGTTTGGAGCTGGAAACAGGTGCTCCGTTTTCCTTACCGAAGTTCCCCTCGGCGGCTTCCCGGCGCACGCGCGCCGAACGCCGATTCCGCGAGGAACGCTTTCTCGCTGTCGCTTGACCACCGTCTCCCACCGGGACAGGAGCCTGATCCTGAAGATCGGTCTCCGCATCGGCGAGATACTGATCGTCCTTTTCGAGCAGATCGGCAGCTCGGGAGAGCAGCCGGGTCATGAAGCTCTCATGACCTTCGGAAGCGATCAGCTCGGTCAACTCGACCGCCGTCCCGACATCCATGCCGGTATAGCGCTCGCCGTCGCTGAATTCGATGTCCTCCCCGGTGAGCACATCGACCGCTGCCACCTTGAGCGGATGCTCTTCGTGGTTGAGCAGCATTCGGGTACCCGCGATCCTGAGCGCCCGCGTGAACTTCCGGACGAACTGCTCCTTCTCGGCGGCGAGGCGTTTCTCCAGCCGGTGCTTGTACAGCTCGCTCATGTTCGCCTGAGTGGTCCGAATATCGTTGTCCGCGTCGGCGAGCACGTCACCGGCAGGCGCAGGAGGCGTTTCCTGGCTGTTGAACTCGGCGTCATCGGTGGTATCGCCGGACGGCTTCGAGGGCTTGTGCGTCTGGGTGACGCCCTCGGCCTCGTCGAGAATATCCTTGCCGCGATGACGAGCACTCGCCAACGCGATGCGTTTGCGCTTGCTCGTGATCATCTTGGTCTTGGTGTCGGAAACGGTCGGCGGCTTCTCGCGCGTGTCGACCTCCATGCCCGGCAGCGCCGAGGAATCACCTTCTTCTGGCTTCTCTCGCGTATCGGTCTCCTCATCGGCAGTGATGCCCTGCGTGGCCGGGGGCACCTCCACTTGGGAGTCGGTGACGACGTCGTCATCGACCCCGGCTTCAATGAGCAGCTTCGCCTTGCACAGGCGCGCGGCCTCCTTGAAGCCCTGGTAGAGGGCGATCCCGAAGACCTTGTTGGCCAACCGGCGCAGCGCGTTCTCGTCACGCTTCACTTCCGGGGCCGGCATCGCATAGAACACGGGACCGAAATCCTGATGAGAGGCTACGAGGTTACGATCCTTGGTCAGCGCGACCTTGATCTTCGCGGCTCTGGCGACGGGCGTCATGTCCCCGACGCCCATTTCGTCAGCGGACGGCGCTTCGGCCTTCTCGCGCTTCTTCTCCTGGAGATCGCTGATGCCGCCTTCGGGGGTCTCCTGCTCCTGGGCTCGGCGCAGGAGCTGTTGCCGCGCTTCCTTCATCTCGTCTTCCTTGGGTTCACCGGGCTTCGGGAGACCGGATTTGGGCGGACCGCCCTCGGGTGGGCCGGGCTTCTTCTCGTCTTTCGGCTTCGGAGGGAAGGGTTTTTCTTCTTTCGGCTTCGGAGGTTCGGGCTTCTTCTCGCCCATCTCCGGCCCCCCATTCTTCGCCTCGGATTCCTCCTCTTCGGATTCCTCCTCTTCTTCCTCTTCCTCGGACTCAACTTCCATGCCTTCGAGAGAATCCAAGAACTTCACCACGGTCTCGAAGGCGGCATCGGCGGCCTCGGCCTTCTTCAGCTCTTCGAGCAGCGCGTCAAAACCCGGAGGAGCCTTCATCGCCAGCTTCGAGTTCAAGAGCGAACGTTGGATCAGATCGGCGGTCTCCGCCTCGATCCTGGCCTTGTCGGCATCGGAAAGCTTGACCGTCCCGGCCTCGTGAAGCTCCTTGACGGTGTTGAGAAGCTGGAGTCGATGTTGCGTCATCAGTTCACTCCTGACGCCCTCTGGAGGGCCGATGTGATCAAGGCAGCGAGGGGCTCCGGAATGTCGCGCGGATGCTTCGCGACGAACGCCGTGATCTGACGGACTTCGGAAGCCGTCAACACGCGCGCACCGCTCGCAACCGCTTGCAAGAGACCCTCCTGGACGATGGCATCCTTGTCGGCAGGATCATCCACGGCGGATTCCTCCGCGAAGATCGTACCGTTGCACCACTCGAAAGCTCGTCGCGTGCCACCACCGTCGAGGGGATAGGCACGCTTCGAGAGCTTGGCGCGGACGTGATCGCAGAACTGGAAGGTGGTCATCGCGGTCTTGCCGCAGACAGAGCACTCGGTGCTCTCCACGTCGCAACCCATCGAGAACTTGTCGACGGAACCGTTCTTGTACGCTTCCGCCAGGCGAGGATCCTTGGTGGTATCCATCGCGATCAAGGTCTCGACGAACTCATCGCGATCGGGAATCTCACCGGTCGCCTCGAAGACCGCTTCCTTGACCATGTCGTTGGCCGGATTGACGTCGTTGTAGTGCGCGTCGAGGATGACTCCCCGAGACAGGGCGAAGTTGGAGGCGTTATGGTTCACGAAATGCGGCTTGAGGAGATAGGTCTGATAGACCCGGCGTCCGATGCGAGGATCGAACCGGAGCAGCTCTCCCCTGCGCCAACCGTCCATGTTCTCGTTCGGGCGATCCGTCGAGTTGGCCCGCGTTGGAATCAGGAGATAATCATCTGGATCGCGAGATATCCGGTAGGCGTCGGCAACGGTGTCGAGCGCGGCTTCGATGTCAATCTCGCCGCCGTCCATATAGAACGAGGCGAACTTTTCGGTCGCGACCTTATTCCAGCCGTGATCCGCGTGGACGCCGAGGACGGAGATACTTGCTGTTTTCCAGAACGACATGATTCAACACACTAATCCGCAGTTCCAGACGATATTATATATCAATCTGGTTTAGGAACCTTAAAGTTGTGAAAAAAACAGATTATGGGGCGAGATATCTCTGAATCACCGCGTCTACACTGACTTCCGTGTGCCGAACCTCACCTATATCGGATACCGACCAATAATCTTCACAAACTTGATCAAGGATTAACCCCATCCAATCATAATCTTCGGGGCCGTGCTGCACGGCGCGCAAAACCGCATCTTCCTTGACGAACTCGATGCCGGATCGCGCGCAGACCGCGTTGAACGCGCGCAGGAAGGACTCCTTCTTGGAGCGGCAGTAGAGAACTTGATCACGGTAGTCGTGGAAGACGACTGCGACCGGAAGCTCGGTCGGATCGGTGACGACGAAGTATCTCACTTTTCCTGCTTTTTTTCCGGCTTTTTGTCAGATGGCTTTCCGGATTTCTCGTTCTTTTTCGCAGGGAAAGGCTGACTCAACGGCTGCGCATCACCTGTCTTTTTGAACGACATGTTTCCTCCTCATTTCAAGCGCTCGCCGGTCTCGGGATCCCAGTACTTCCCGTCCTTCTTCGCCACGCGCCTTCCCCCCATCAAGTAGATCTCGGCATCTTCGAGGGAAGCTGGCGAAATCCGATCCGGGAGACTGTCCGCTTCGGCGAATTCACGGAGAAAGTCCAGCGGACCGTGAGACCCGACGTAGCTGTTGTGGACCGAGAGCACCCCGTCTTCCAGGATGGCGACGACGCCCTCGATATCCGTGACCTCCAGGTTCTCCCGAAGGTGATCTTTCATGTCGACGAACTCGATACAGTCGACATCGAGTTGTTCGGACAGCTGCCGCAGCTCGACCTCCAACTCCAACGGCGCGTTCAAGATCGTGACCGGTCCATGCCGCGTCTCTTCCAAGTTCAGATAGCCCTCCAACGGGCCGCTATACATCTCCCGGAAGATGACGGGAACGAGCTGGCAATCGCAGTAACGGTGCGAGACGTGATCCCCCGTTCCCAGCAAGCTGATGAGAGACCGCGTCTCGAAGAAGATGCCGTCGAGGGCCTTGCAGATCGGACAACCATCCTGCTGCCGGAACCGGACAGTGTAGATCCCCATGTTCTCGTAGGCGAGCAACGTGGCGATGGAGGCGACGGCGTAGTAATCCGACACCGCTCCGCGCAGGTAGTCCATGATGTAGTAGTCGTCTTCGTCCAGTACGAGATCCTTCTCCTTGATAGGGATGTCTCCGAGAGCGGCAGACTTGATGTCCAAGAAGTTGAAGACTCGAAAAGCTCGCGACTTCATTGCCATGAACAACTTCTCGTACTGCTCCTCGTCCAGGAGATCCACCTTTTCAGGAACGAATACGTCAAGATCGTTCTCGGCTTCGACAAGGACCTCCTGCTGTACTTCACCGCGTTTCAAAGCTTCCACGTCGGAGATGCCTGTCAGCTGCCAGGTAAGCGGCTTCTGGCTCGCCGCGAAGTCCGGCAACTGCTGCTTGTAGGCTCCTCCGACGAAGAAGTCATCGAACTTCAGAAGAGGCTGATCGTCCGGATAGGAGTTGAGAACCTCCTGGACGATCTGACGATAGTTCTCACCCATGTGCTAGTCACCGACACCAGTCGGCAGACCACCGCCTGCCGGACGTTCGATTCCCTCGTCCAAGGCCTCTCCCCCACCAGGAGCGCTCCCCGGCGGCTTCGAAACGTCGTCCATGCCTCCAGAAGGCTTTCCGGCTGCTCCAGGAGGCTTGGCCCCTGCTCCGGGTCCTCCGGGCGGCTTCGCGCCTCCAGCGCCGGCCTGCTGCGTCTGCTGGAGGAATTCCCGAGCCAGGTCCTTGCCGAGGGTCTGTTCGATCTTCTCGCGCTTGGACTTGAACTCCTTCATGGACTTTTCGAGTTCCTCGGTGGCGTCGAGACCCACGGCCCCGGCAACGGTCGAATCGGAGATCTGGATGCCAAACTTCGCCAGCATCGCATAGGCCTGGAGAAGATCCTGATCCACGCCCGGATCGAGCTTGTTGCGCCACTTGAGAGTGGGCATCAGGATCATGTTCTCCTCTTCGATCTCCTGTGCGGTCCGCTTGATGCGGTAGCGATGATGCACCTCAGAGGGTTTCGCGGTAAACCACTCGTTGATCTCGGAGATGGGGCGGAAGAACTTCGGATAGAGCCAGAAGTTCTCCAGGAACTGACGCAGCGAGAGCAGCCGGCGCAAGAAGACCTGAAGACCACTCTTGGCCGAATTGAACGATGCGACGTTGTTCAATGTATAGCTGCTCGTCTCCTGTACCGTCAGACTATAAACGTAAGGATTGAGCTTCTTGTCCACCTGCACAGTCTCTACCGACTTGACCGGAAGATAGATGTACTCGTCGTCTACGAAAACCTCGTGACGTTCACCTTGATGGTTATCCTTCTCGAACCCAGTCCAATCTACCTCATCCCAGACAGCAGAAACCTCCGACCAAACCAGCTCAGCAAGAGGTCGAGCTTGCTTTCCGGAACAAGTAATATAATGACATTCCTGGTGGACGTACCCTTTCTCGTCCCTGCGCTCAGGAGAGGTATGCACGTAGCATGAATACCCCAACTGAGCGAGAATAACTTCGAGCTGTCGCATCAGTTGAGTCGAGGTAGTAGTGTATACTACATCGAGGCGATTACCATTCTTGAAAAGATAGCCGTCGCCTCGATACATGCCTTTCAGGAGTTCTTTCTTCAACTCCAGGTTCCAGCCCATCACCTCGGACGAGAGTCGCTTCGTGCCACTCCCTTTTCCTCCATTCTCTTCCAGATAGGTGCTCAGCGGGGTTGCCGTCGTGGGAACATACACCGTGAAAGATGGAACCTCCGAGTCAGGCTGCTTGTAGGAACGCTGGATGGTACAGAGGTGACCAAAAGATTCCAACAGCTCGGCCACATCCGCAACGTAGAACTCTTCTTTGGCACAATCCACTCTCCCGAACGAGAACCTCGTCGTCTTGTTTCCAGAATCGGAAACCGTGAACTCCGTCGAACCCTCCGCCGCGTAGTATCCCAGCAACCTGGCCTTAGCCAAATTTTCCTCTGAAGAAGGAGTAGCGGACACCTCGAATCCGCGAGGGATCATCAACCAGTCCCCCATACGAACTTCGTCAGCGCGCAACCGTTGATAAGGATAGTGCTCACTGGGGAAAGACGCAATGACAGCGTCCCCGTGCTTGTAGTCGATCCACTCGCGGTCTCGACCTGCACGGAGGGTATTCTTGTGATGCTGCGGAGAGAAGGAGCGCCATTGCCGTCGTCCTTGACTTGTTCCCTTCTCGTCCCCAAGATCCTCCCCGCAACCACACAAGCATTTATGTGGTCGAGCGAATACAGGAAGCTCGTGGTAATCAGTAAGAGTAAGCTCGCGGTCACCGTATAAAGTGATCTTGACCATCTCGTCCGGAGCCGGATACTCCAAGACATCAACTACCTTACGAGACTTCCCGAAGCGATCCATTACAGCATCGCCCTTCCGAATCTCTTCAACCCCTACGTATGAGGAATCCCCCTTCCGCACAGGAGTGCGAGAGAGGCTACAAGCGTAGGTCACTTCGCCGGTCATGAAGCTCTTCGAAAGACCCAGCGCCAGCAACTTCACTTTCTCGATGACGTCGTGCTGTTGGTGAATCGAGATGGCGCGGTCGGTCGTGCCCCAGGCCTCGAAGTTGATGCCGTAGTGGTAGATGATCCACGCCTGCGGGTCGGCCTCGGCGCGGTTCAACATCTCCAGCAACTTCACCTCGGCACCGGGAGCCGGGATCCACCCGGTCTGGGGATCACCCAACTTGATGACCTTGACCGGGGCCGCGTGTCTTCGATAGGTGGCGATGGTGCTGTTGTAGACCGCATCCTCGACCATGAAGATGCGCCACATCCGACTCGCCAGGCTCGTTCCGCGAACTTCATGAAGATGGAGCTTCCTCGGAATGAACGTGGCGTTGAGCGGACTCAGCCTGATCTTCTGCCGCGCCATGATCTTGGCCACGAACTCGGCGGGCAACCTCGACCGGAACTCCCTCGATTCCGGAGATCCATCCGAAAGCAGCCGCCGGATGCTCTCGTCCGGCACGAAGTTGAGGATTGGGTCCATGTTGACGATGGGAGCGTCGATGACCTCGACGTAGTCGGGATCATGCATCCCGATGTAGGTCCAGATGCCCAGATCGTCATCGAAGAAACAGTGGGGGATGGCTTCGCCGAAGACCAAGTAGTCGCGAACGATGTACCGGAGACGATCCATCAGGTTCGTGACCTGACACATGTATTCCAGCGTGTCCCGGATCTCGTGGCTCTTCTCGTCCCCGACCACGATGTCGAAGTCGCTGACGAGCATCTCGGCGTACATGTCTATCGCGCATCCGAAGATCGGATCGACACGATGGAACAGTCGCCAGTCCTCGTTGGCCTCCTCCCGGCTCTTCGGATACTGAACTCGGTCCGGGGATTCGACCTGCGGCAGGTAAGGCCGCTGCATGTGGTACAGCGAGCTGCCCCCTCCACCTCCGCCACCGGAATACGGCGTGACGCCGTATGGCATCCCAGAGAAGTAGCCAGAACCTTCGCGACGCGAAGGCGTCATCGCCAAGGTGGCACCCTTCGGCAACACGCTCGCCGCCAGCTCCCTCCGATGATAGGAGGGGTCGGCGTTAATGAGCCGAGGCTGGAACTGGTTGGCGGCAGCCCTGCGCGTCGGAATGAAGCTTTCTTTCAGATCATCAGTCATTCAAGAAGACCACGAACTCCTGCCCCTTGGGGGGCACCACAACTTTGTTGTCGACATTGATGACGTTCTGAGAAGAGAGCGCCATCTCCTTGAGAATCCGGTCCGCAGCCTGCTGTCCCTCCATCTGGGCTTCCCGATGGTCCTTCTGGGCCTGCTTGAGGTCCTTCTGGGCCTGCTCCAGCTCGCGGTTGGCCTGCCGGATCCGATTCTCGGCCTCCTGGACCTTGAGGCCGGCCAGCTGGGCTTCGGCGGCGTGCAACCGGTTCAGTTGGATGAAACGTTGCGGATCTCGCTTCGGAGCATCCTCCTTGGGGACATCTTCGGACACTTCCTCGGCACCATCTTCGGGATCCTCGGATTCCGGAACTTGAGAACCCTCCTCCGGCTTCTCGTAGATGTTGCGCACGTTGTCGTTGTCTTTGTCGTTTTCGGTCATCTCATCCTCCAGGATCGAAAAGTCCTGGATATAATATACCAGATGGATTGCGCCGGAGATTACCTCGCGAACTCGAACTCCTTTTGACAATCCGCGTTGGAGCACTGGTACTTGCCATCTTCGATCTTGGTCAAGGTCGAACATCCGCAAGAAGTTTCCTCTGCCTCGACCTGGGCTCGAAGACTCGCCAGATCCTCCTCCAAGGACGTGATGTACGTGGCCCTGGCCGTCTCGATCTCGGACAACTTGGATTCGATGCTCGCCAAAAGCTCTTGCCGCGTCGGCATCTCGACCTCCTACTGGTTCGCGCCCGGCGCGCTGGTGCTCGGGTTCCCGGTCTCGTCGTCGTCGCCATAGACGTTCGACGCGTTCGTGCCGGAAATGGACGTTCCGGCAGTGGAACTGACGCTCCGGTTGACGTTTCCGAGGAACGTCGAGTACAGGAACTTGGCCACCGGGATCGTCGCGACCGTCTGCTGGATGTTGCCCATGACCACGGCGTGCCGGACGTAGTATGTACCGGTACCGTCCGAACTATCGATGGAAGTGTGCTCCGCTGCACTAGTGGCCGTAAAGATGTTGCCGATGATGGTCACGCCCTCCAGCTGAGACGTGCCCAAGTTGAAGTAGATCCCGTAGCCGTTGCCGGTGCCATCGTGGTCCATATCGGTCATCGAATTGTTGACAATCCGACACCGGGTAGGACCGCCGACGATCTCGATGCAAGTCCGACAATCCCAAGCAATGAAGATGTTGCCCTCGACGACGTTGTCGTACTGATCGATGGCGAGAACGCTCCCTTGCTGGGTGTTCGAGTAACCGATGTAGCGCAGGTAGAACTGGTTATTGGAGACGATGTTGCGCGGCGTTGTCACCTCCATCATGTTGACGCCGCTGCTCCAGGAAGTCGAAGTGGAACGTTCGCAACGGATCTGATTCCCGATGAACCGATGGTTTCCGATGTTTCCAGAACCGCTGCCGCTGCCGCCCAACGAGATGAAGGTATCCGCAGCGGAGGAAGTGTAGTCGAGGTAGTTCTCCTCGATGACGCCCTGCCGAGCTGCGCTCCCCAAGTAGATCTTCGCCGTCGAGGCGGCTCCGCTGGCCCCCGTTACCCGGTTACTACGAACGATGGGGCCATAAGTGGTGGTCGCGTCCGGGATCCGGAAGAAGAACTGAGCGTCGCACGAGGCACTGTAGTTGTCCAGGACGCGGATCTGGTCCGCTCCCGCAGACGTGATCACGGCGGTTCCGGACCCGGAGGGGGTCGAACTGAAGTTGTTGTTGCGGATCACCACCTCGTCGCAACCGCTCGCCACGTAGATGACACCCGCAGATGCTCCGGAAACGTCGAACTCGCAGTTCTCGACAATTGACCCGGCAGCCCCCGAAGAGAAGTTGATCGCGTAGCTGGGCGGCGTGGCGCTCCAACCAGCACCGGTAAACTTGACATTCTCGATGTGGGACGGCGCGGCGATGGAGAAGTAGTTGTCCGCGTCGTCCTGCGTGAACCGGATCTCGGTGTCCGCCGAGGAGATCCCGATGATGTGGATGGACTGGTTGATCGAGGTCGCCGTGGTCCAGGTTATCGTGTAGGAACCCATCCCGAGCATGATCGTCGCCCCGCTGGTCGCGGTGACGATCAGGTAGCTCAGGAGCTGCTCCAAACCGTTACCCGGAGGCACGTAATAGGTGCCGTCGATCTCGGACCAGGCATCCCCCGTCGTATTGGCCGTGAAGTTCGCGCCGCTCTCGGGCGTGACCGCGACACCCCCCGTACTGGAAAAGGCGACGAGCGTATTGGCCGAAGTCCGCTTGATCGCTGCCGTATCCCCGGTGTCGTCGCTGTCGTAGGTCAGCGTCATCGACCCCGTGGCCGTGGCAGTCAAGACGCCTCCGTTGGCGTCGAGAGAGATGCCACCGTCGCTGTCGATGTCGATGTTACCGACATCCTGGACCGAGAAGACTCCCGAGCTGACGCTGACGCGGACAGTACCCCCAGTGGTAATCCCGAGACCTTCCGCACTGGCGAACATCGCCCAGTAGAGACCCGTCGTGGGATAATCACTGAAAGAATAAGCAGGGGCGGCAGCAGACCCTTCTGCTTCGAGCAAGATGCCTCTGCCGAGAATCTGGGCGGCTTCAGCCCCCGATGCCGCAAATCCGCAAGCAGGAGACCCACTCACGGTCAGGTAGTACATCCCCGTAGTGGTGGCGGCACCAAAAGAATAGGAAGGCTCGCTGATGCTGCCACTCCCGAGATGCCAAGGCTCGGTGCTCTCGTTGCGATCACCGTAGAAAGCCACCGTGGGAGAACCATCGATGTTGACACCCACGATAGCGGTCCCGTTCGTACTGTCGGCTCGCAGTACTACGGTGGCGTCCCCGGAAGTCGCGCCTACGTTGGTCGCGCGGATGGCGGTCTCGATGTTGGTCGCGGCGACGGCGTTGTAGGAATCGAGGGTGGCATTCCCAGATGCATCCACCTCCAGGACACCGTTGCCGTTCCGAAGAAGCTCGAAGATGCTACCGCTTCCAGTCGTGTCGTAATTCAACGACACTGCTGCGGCGATGTCCACGTCAAGACCACCGGCGCTGGCGTAGAGCCGAAGCGCGTCCGCGCCGGTACCGGCGGAGTTGAGGATCACCTGATTCGCTCCGCCCCCGAGAGCTTCCAGACTCAAGCTCCGGTTGGCGGCAGTAACAGTGAAATTCGAGCCAGACGTTCCGTCGATGCTGACACCCGTGCCGTCGATGGTAACAGCTCCGGCAGCATCTACGACGATGTTTCCCGATGTCGTGGTAGACAGCGTCAAGGAGGAACCGGCCACCGTGAAGTTGGAAGCTCCACCGGCATCAAGCGTAATCGCGTCTGTGGAGTTCAGATCGATATCGCCCGCTCCCCCGGTCGAGACCTCGAAATTCTGACCGGAGACCGGTGTGAAAGTGATCTGTCCGACAGTGGAGATATTCATCCGGACGGCGGTCCCGTCCTGGAAGATGTTGAATTCACCAGTACCTGGAGAACCTACATCAAAGTGGAGATGAAGGTCACCACCCCCACCGCTCTTGATCGTCGTATCGGTGACACCGCCCAGGAATCGGGAAGCACCGTTGACCTGGAGATCGAGCGTGTCAGAAGCGCCCCCATCGGTGTCGGCCTCGATGACGACTGAACCGATGGCGCGATAAGTCAAACGATCTATCCGAGACGTCAAGTCCAGCTCGGAACCATCGCTGCGAAGTCGAAAATAGGAAGATCCAGTGGTAGTAAAATCTATGTCGAAGCCTTCGTTCGAGCTGACCGAATTGAGATCGGCGAGGATCGAACCCGCTCCGTTCGACTTGAGAGTGAGATCCTGTCCGGTCGCCGGCAGAACCTGCACGGCTCCGGCACTCGTCAGCTCGACCGTGCCAGAGCCGTACTTGAGGCCGGCGATCAAGGCATGATCGGCGTTCGCCAACTGCCGACGAATATTCTCGCCAGCAGAAGGCGAAGTCACCGAACCGTACAGGTACCGATCAGCCATTCAAGGCTCCTGCCGCTAGATCAGCGTCGGCTCACCGATGGTGATGACGATCTCCCGGCCCGAGCCGGTCGCCCAGCCGATCCGCTGCACCACGTCGCCCGAAGCGGACGGCGCGGTCGAAGTAGCCTCGCCCGCCGTGGTAGCCAGGTAGATCGCGTCCCCGCAAGCCCAGGCACCCACGTCCGAGGTGGCCACGGTCGCCTTGCCGCCCGACGCCACCGAGGCGGTGGCACTCTGGGCCGCGCCCACGGTGCAGACACCCACGACGAACTTCTTGCTCGCCGCGTTCGCGTCCGCGAGATCGAGGATGCCCGCCGCGTTCGCGTCGTCGAGGCAGACCACGTCGTTCGCGCTGATGCCGGCCACCGTGTCCACGACACCGGTCCACACGCCGACACCGCTGATCTCGCCCTTCAGCTCGTTCAGCGCGCCCACGATGGAGGTCGCGGTGAAACCGCTCAGCGTGGTGTCACCGGCCTCGTTGAGCGTGATGGTCGCAGCCCGGCCTCCGAGGGTCAGGTCCGCCGTCGCGCCGGTCACGGACAGTGTGGAGGCGTTCGCCACGTCGATGGTGAAGCCCGTGATACCGCTCTCGGTGAGAGCGCCGGAGCCGTCGAAGTTGAAGTAGCCGGTGTCGTCGCCGAACTGGCTCACGCCGCCGCCACGCAGGGTCAACGCGCCGGAGGGTGTGATGTCCGCGCTCACCAGAGCGGTCTCGGTGAGAGCGCCCGCGCCGTCCAGGTCGAGCTGGGCCACGCCGTCGTTCAGGTTGATGCCGCCAGTCCCGGACTGGAGATCGACCGCCGTCGCACCCGTGGAGTTGCCCACGGTGATCGTCCGGGCGGCAGCGCCCGTGCCGATGTTGATGGGCTGCGCGTTCCCGTCGTTGCCGATGCCGATGGAGCCGCCCGACGAGTTGATCTGAACCGCGCCGGAGCCGTCGAGATCGATGGTCGTGACGCCGCTGGTGCTGATCGCGCCGCTGCTCAGCTGGAACGAGGCGGTGCCGTCCTGGAGGTTGACCGAGGTGGCGCTCGTGCTCACGCGGTTGCTGCCGCTGACCCGGAGGTTGGTGTTCTGGGTGGAATTGAGATAGAGGTTCGCATCCCCCGCGCCGATGTTCGCCGCCGAGATGGTGAAGGTCTGATCCGCTGCGTTGTTGTACTCGGAGTGGATGTCGTGACCGGTGGTCCCCGCACCAGCAAGCTTGATGCCGTAGCCGGTGCCGGCGTTGACGATGGAGAGCGCAGCGGGGTTGTTGGTGACGTCGTTCTGGGTCAGGGTGAGCGGGATGGCGTTCTCGGTGTCGTCCACCGTGATCGCCACGACATCGCCCGAGGTCTTCGGGCTCAGGACGCCAGCCGACTCCGACCAGTACGAGCTTCCCTCGGTGACCGCGTAGGTGATGGCCGCGACGAGGGACATCTCGCCGCCGAGAGCCGTCTCCAGGTCATCCCATTCGGAAGCGGCGTCGGAAAGGGTCCAGGACGCCGACCAAGTGGATCCCGTCCGGAAGTAGTCGTCCAACGTGAGCGTGTAGCCGTAGAGCCGTGTGAGAGACCCATTGCTGGCGTCGGCCACCTCGCCAATGGTGATCGTGCGCTGACCGCCGGATTCACTGGCCGTACCGATGTTGACAGCCGTCGAACCGTAGGCGGCAGAAGTCGAGGTGCAGATGTTGAACGCGCCGGTATCGTTGCAGTTCATGTTCACGGAACCGGTACCGGTGTTGTTCAGGATGACGTTCCCGCTGTTGGTGGTCATGGAGAGACCCGCGCCACCATCCGCCGAGATGCTCACCCCTGCTCCCCCGATGGACAGCGCGCCCACGGCGTCGAGGGTGGCCGCGCCGGCAGAATTGATGTTGACGGTAGCACCGTCCAGGTCGAGATCCGCCACGGAGTTGATGTTGATGTCGCCCGTGGTCGTGGTCGTGATGTCGAGGTTGGCCGAATCGGAAGTGATCAGCCTGGAGCCGGCCCCTTGGAGATCGATGGCTGCCCCCGTACCGGCGTTGGAGACGATGAGCGCGTCGGGGTTGTTGGTGACGTCGCTCTGGGTCAGCGTCAGGACCGCGATGTTCTGGGTATCGGCCACCGAGAACGCGATTGCGCCATCGCCGGAAGTGGCGGCGATGGTGTTGCCCTGCGCGTAGGCCTGCTGGAGGCTGTTGCCCGCCGAGGTGCCCGCCGTCTGCCAGGACGCGCCATTGTACCATTGGAGCGCGCCCGCGCCGTTCACCCGGATCGCACCGGTCGCCAAGTCGGCGGCAGCGTCGTCCGAGTCCGGAAGGATGAGCACCGACTCCGAATCCGCCGTGCGGTCGAAGATGATGCTCTTGTCCTGATCGACACCCATGTCCACCCGGAGGTTGACGTCGGTATCGCCGGAGGCGTGAGCCGTGCCGATGTTCACCACGTCGACAGCGCTCACGTAGGAGCCGCCGAGGGTGATGACGTCGCCATCTCCGTTGCCGAGATCGACATCACCCTCCAAGGTGCTGGTGTCCAGCAGGGTGGTCGTACCTTCGACCTCGAAGTTGCCCTTGACCGTCGTGAGCACGCCGGTCGAGCCGATGTCGATGGCCGTGGTGTTGGCGTCCGTGCCGATGGACATCCCACCGCTGTCAGCAGCTGTTCGTTGGATGCTGGCCGCGATCAGGGCGTCGGTCGAAATCAGATTCCTGATTTGACCGCCTTCCCTCGCCAGCGCGTACAGGTTTGCCATTTTCCCTTCTCCTTCCTAGAAGATCTTCTTCACCACCCTCCTACAGGATGTGGTGATGCGTCGTGTTCGCAGCGACCTCGACGAAAGGCCGTTTTTCCATGTGATCCGCGTAGTTGTGGTACGCGTGCGTAGGAACTCCTCCGGGATGGTGCTTGAGCGGCACCTTCGGCGGACGGTAGTTCAGCAGCGCCTGGTCCGCGATGGGATCGTCCTCGGTGCGAACGACCTCCTGATCCCGGATTACCAGCAACTTCTTGCCGGTCTTGGTCGGGACCTTCACCTTGAGAACAGTGTCCCCGCTGGCGTCCCGCTGAATCGAGGACGGAGTCTCCGACAGAAAAAACCTGAACTTACGCACCGTCATATCGTCACCTCGTCGTGATCGTGGGCCGGAAAACCATCGTGGTGGCGTTCCGGGCAAAACCAATCTCCTGTTGAACCGTCCAGCCAACCGGAGGCGTCGTCGCAAAACTTCCCGACGCCGCCAGAAAGTACGTAGCGCCGGGAGTCAGCGACCAGGCCCCGTTGGTGATTTCACTGCCGTAAGCGATGTCGCAGGTCGTGCCGCCCCCGTAGACGGAGATGACCATTCCCCGAGCCGCGCTGCCCACGACGGCATCCGCCGTGCTCACGGTATCGGCAGCGCTGATATAGACCAGATCTCCGACCGCCGTCCCCAGAGAGCAAGTGAATCCCGTCCCGATGAAGGCTACACCGCCCGAGACTCGAAGATCGTAGGTGACTCCCAGCTGGTCCGTAAACTTGATCGGATATCCGATGGCAGGTCCGGCAGAAGTATCGATCCAGAGAGTGGGCGCTCCAGGAGGACCCGGAGAGGACGCGTGACCGGTGGGGTCGAACTGGAGACCTCCGGTTCCAATGATCGGCAGATTGTCCAGATTGAGCTTCTGCTCCAAGGAGGTGATGGCGGAAGAGAGTGAATTCGGGTGGTTAGCGATGACCTCGTCCACGTTGTCGATCATCGCCGTCGAGAAATTGTCGAAGGAGGTTGGATAGGTGCTCGGATACGGCCAGATCGTAGTCATCTCGGTAATCTGCTCCTGTCGACGTCATAGTATACTTCAGGAGCATTGCTCGTTTATAAAGATGAGGGGAGAAAACTGAAATCCGATAATCAGCTGGCGAGCGCACCTACATCGAGCGGACCATCGTAGGGGAAAACTTCGCGGATGTTCCGATGGAAGTACTTGCCTTTGGACTCCGCGTTCAAGAGATCCGAAAAGATCTGCCCCGGAACATTGAAGTACCGGTAAAGAGTGCGCGGCGTATTTCGTTTGGGACGAAACGAGATATAGAGAATTTCCTCCTCCTCGTCGTAGCCCACCCCCTCCAGATTCGAAGATTCGACAGGATGCATGACAGGCATCTGAAAGGGTTCGATCGGTTCACCCGGAGGAATGGCTTCTGGTTCTCCTACCGGTGGAGGAACGTACTCCTCGAAGCGAGGGTACAGCTCATCGCTCTCCTCGATGTCCTCCTGAATATCTTCTTCGACAGTGGGAACTTCTTCCGGGATTGGACCTGGGGGAGCTTCGGGAGGTGGTTCGAAAACATCGTATTCCTCTTCAATGAAGTCCTCGGTCTCCTCCTCGCCCCAGCCGGTCCACTCCTTGATCTTGCGCTTGAGATTGTCCCACCAGCCGGCATTGCGTCGGAGTGCGGCCCGGACGATTCGGTCCTCGATGAAGGGATGGGGATCGAGCGGCTCGAAAGATTCCTTGCCGAAGAACCTATCGACGGCGGCGGAGCGGATTCCGGTCCGGGTGCCGATATCCAGCTCGACGAGCGCCATCGTGAAGGGATAGTGCTCCTCCTCAGAGAGCTGGGACAGGAGATCCTCGTAGTGTTGCTGGCGCAAGATTCTTTCCGCTCCGGCAGATATCTTGGCCGACTCGATTGCTTCATCCAGCGTGATCATCACGTCCCTCCTCGCACGACTCGAACCAGTCGCCGCAGAGATCCTTCCGACAGAAGGAGCACTTCTGGTTATAACACGTCGGCGGTTGGGTTTCGTTAAGGTCGACCGATTCCTCGACCTCGATCTTCGGAACTGGCTTGCGTCTGGCCATGTCAGCCTCCTCTTCTCAAGATACAAGAAGAGGAGCTGGCAGAAAACCGGAGATCCTACAGGAAGATACCTTCGATCTTCAGATCGCAGGTACCGGCGGTTCCGCTGTCGGCCCCGGCAACACCGACGTACAGCGTGGCGTTGTCGTCCACCGTGGCAATCGCCGTCGTGGTGACATCGATCTCCTTGACGATAGCCTCGCCGACACCGACCGCCCCGAGACCCGTGAGAGCCGCAGCGTTGAGCCACTGCGTGCCGCCGGTCGAGGTTCCCAGATTGAGCGTGGCATCCCCGACCAAGGCAGTCGCGGAGCGGCAAATTGCGGTGGCGCGGAGCGGCAGGAACTTCTGGCTGCCATCACCCGGCAGGTTCACGGTCCACTCCGTGACCGCATCCTTCAGATCGATGCCCTGGACGATGACCGAGGCGATACCCTCGGCCATGTCCGCCACGCCGTCCGAGTCCAGATCGAACAAGGTGCCGTTCTGGATCGCCGACATCTGGGAAGCAGTCAGGATGCGACCGCTCGCGTTGCCCACGCGGACCCGGATCTTGTTGTTGGTGATGAAGGTCGCACAGTCTTCGCAGAACTGCTTGTTGCCGAGCACGTCCTTCACGTCGACGGTCGCGCTGGAAGCGCCGACGATCTTGACGTTCGGAAGACCTTCGTCCCCCGAAATGCTGATGTTCCCCGAAGTCAGACCCTCGATGTAGAGATTCATTTTCGCTCTCCTTGCCGATCCTACCGGGAAGTCTCTCCCATGATTCCGCGCCAGTATATCATGATCATTTTGGCTTTTCTAAAAATCGCCGAACTTGACCTACCAGTTCGCCGGACCCCGGAAGTTCATGCCGACCATCGAGGTATCCGTGGCGACCTGGCGCTTCCGAACGGCCCGGCGCTTCTTGGTCTCGGCCAGCTCGTCGACGATGGAGTTCTGCACCAGCTGGTGGACGCCGATGTAGCAGCGGGCCAGGTCGTCCGAGTCGCGACCGCGCATCTTTCCCTTGTTGGGATTGTGGAACTTCCGCAGATCAGGAGTTCGAGAGAGCTTCAGAAGCTCCACCAGAGCCACGGAGCGGCCCTCCATCTGCTCCTGAGGCGTTCCTACGACCAGACTACCCTTGTCGGATAAACCGACCATATCGTCCGTCCTGGGGGCCAGCAGGCTCACCCTGCCGTTGTAGGTCATCCGGAGGAATCCCATGAAGTGCTCGGGCTTGAGCGTGACCTTGGTGGCCATGATTCCCATCGTCCTGATCTGCTGGATGGTCGACTCGGAGTTCCAGCGGTCGAAGGCGATGGAGGCGATCCTGATCTTCTTGCGCAGCTGCTCGATGACATTGACCACCGAGTTGAACCAGATGTCGCGCTCGTTGGTCGGGACGATGCGCACGGCGAAATCGATGACGGTGGCCATCATCTCGCCACGATGATCGTAGGGGATATTGCCGGACGGCATCGCCGAGAATGCGCGCATCATCCTGCGCTGCTCCTGCTGCGAGGAGATGATCATCGGCGCGTCGGCGGCGACCGCCATCCCGGATCCGAGATAAGTGCCCATGTCCTCGGCCAGGACCACGTCGAACGGGGTCACCGGCTCGATGCGTCCACGACCCGTCCCGATCTTCGAGAGCTTGCGGTCACCGTTCTCATCCTCATCCCCCTCCTCTTCGAGGTCCTCGGCACTGATCCACTCGGGATGGGCGCAGACGAGCGCGAAGGAGTCCCAGCTCAGACCGGCGTCACCGAAAATGTAGTAGGTGTTGACCTGATCGAGCTGACAGCGGTCCAAATCGATGCCGACGTACTGCTTGCCAGTGGCGTCGTTCAAGTAGGTTTCGGCGAAGGTGGCGATGGGCTCCCTCTCCCAGTCGATGCTCTTCCAGAACCGGAGCGGATCATCGACGTAAGGCATGTCGGCATTCGGAGGAGAGGCCCCGAAGTCGCGCTCTGCGGCGATGGGATCTTTCACGTACTCCTCGTCGAAGAGATGTCGAGGCATGTGCGGATTGAACTCCCAGGTCGCCCCCTTCCAGCCGTAGGTCTTCTTCAGCTCGCCGGCCTCGGCCTTGTAGTAGGTCTGCATGGCAGGGTCATCCTGGGCAAGCGGACTCGTGACGTTGATCATCAGGCCCAGGAACGAAGGGAGGTGGTTCAGCTCCTGCGAGGCCCTGACGGTCTTCAACGACTGGTTGAGCACGCGGTACAGCTCCTGCGCAGACCGGGTGCCCTCGGTGTCGACGAGACGCGCCCACTCATCGATGGAGGCCATGATCCTGGTCTTGCCAGCGATGCCCGCCGAGTCGGAGGCGATCCGGTTGAACCGGCACATCAGGTAACCGTCCAAGATGGCGTCGTCGTTGATACGATATTTCCACTTATCGACGGCGTTGCCGATCTGCTTCTTCTCCTCAGCCCGGACCCACTCCATGTACTTGCGAATCCACGGAGAATTGTTCCGCATTTCTCGATACTTGGCATAGATGGTCTGAGCTGCCTGAGTCGCAGTCGATGCGGCGAAGGTCACCTCGAACCACTCGGATCTCTCCTGTTTGAGCAGCCGCTGGAGCGCACCCCTGCTGTCAACGCCTCGGGTGATGAGGAAGTGCTCGAAGTAGCCTCCAATGTGTGCGCCTGTGAAGCTCTTGCCCGAGCGCATGCCGGCGATGACGATCATCTCGTTGTACGGCAACAGGATGGCGTCTTCGTAGAACTCGCGCTGGGTGCTGCGGCAGCGGGGGCAGACGAAGTCCTGCTCCGACTCATTCCAGACGAGCAGAGTCTCCGACTCCAGGTAGAGCCGACTCTTGCCCCAACAATCGATGTCCTCCGGCTTCATCGAGTTGCAGATAGGGCAGCGCAGGTTGAAGACGTCGCGCAGGATCTGATACTGGCGACTGTGATCGAACGTGCTCGGAACATTCCAGTAGTCGATACCGGTAATCCACTCAATGATGTTCGGAGCCGGCCTCCGCAGATATTCAACATCGATGTCACGCTCGCGGCTCTTGCCTTTGATGACGCCGTCGATTCGCGACGTCATGCGGTCGATGAACTCGTGATTACTCATGCCGGCTCCAGGTAAAAGTTGTTGACCAAGTGCTTTCCCGCGCTGGTCTTCATCTTCAGAGCGGAGATGTCGTCGGGAAGCTTGTAGGGGATCCCGTCCACGTAGAACAAACGCCCCTTCAGCTTCATCATCTTCGCCAACGGGACAGTCATCAGCGCCACGGCTATCGGCTCGCCCTCCTCGTAGGAGCTGTCATCGACGAGAACGACGCGGCCCACGGGAAGCCCCTTCTGGTCGCGCAGGACGTGATCATGCCGAAACATCTTGGGCAGCCCGTTCATTTGATGCCATACCTCACGGAGATAGCGTTGAGAACTTCCGGAATGGCCTGCTTCATCGTGTCACCGACTCGACTCCGGATAATCTGCGCCACCTGATCGGGCAACCGTGACCCTGGCAGCTCTCGTACCAGGAGCCTTTGAATTTCCTCCGCCACCGATTCGATGCGGGTCACAGTGGACTCGACAATCATCTCGACGGCCTCCTGGAGGGCCGTCCCTGCGACTTTGCTGCTGGATTCGATGGCCGCAGCTTCCTTCTTGAGCTTGAGCAGATCGGCAATGAGCTTCTGGAACGTGGTTATCTCGTTGAGATCCACTTTGGCCTCGCCACCGGCCTCGACGGCCTCGACCTCCTTGGTGGTCATCTGACGATTGAAGCCGTGGAGCCGCTGCTCGGCTGCGGCGATGAGCGCCTTCATCCGCTTGAAGTCGTCGACCTCCTCGGAGAGAGCCTGGCGCTCGACGATGTTGCGATACGCGGCCCGATGGATCTGGATGCGCCTGCTGCTCGGGTCCTGGATGGCGAAGCCGACGTTGATCGCCGAATCGACTTCTTCCAAGTTTGAGACATGTTTCTTGTTGAAGTGGTGATAGAAGTTGGCCTTGGTGAAGAGCGTGATCTTCCGATCTTCCGGCAGCAGCTCGTTCTTGATCTCCAGGCGACCGTTCAGCCACCTGACGATCTGAGCATACGGCTGTTCCTCGTCGAAGACGCGCCTGTGGGTCTCGCGCCAGAGGTTCGCGTCCAAGTCGATCAGGCCACAAAGTTTGCAGCGCTCGCTGAGTATCACTCCCATACTGATAATATACCAGACAGGTCACGGGTTGTTCTGAGTCCGCTGAGCGGTCTTCTGAGCCGCCCGGTTCGCGGCCTCCTCGATGATCTTCTCCATCGAGGCCGGAGGATGCTCGATCTTCTGTTCGAGCTTCTCCAACTTCTCCCCGTGAGCTTCGAGATGGAAGGCCACGCCGGCCAGATACCAGACGAAGCCGGCTCCGGTCGTAACCAGGAAGAGGAGCATCGCGGCGAGACCTCGGATGTACCAGCGATAGAGCTTTTTGCTCTCCTCGACACCGACCTTCGCGACTTCCCGGATGGTCTCCGTGTTCTCGCGAATGCCCTTCTTGTTGGCTGCGATGCTAGATTCCATCGCTTCAAAAGCTCCTTCCCGGAGACATTGGTGGCCTTCGCCGATCTTAGTCTTCAGGTCTTCGATGTCGCCATCGACCCGCTTGAACTCGGACTTGACAACAGCGCGGTCGGACTTGTCCTTCTCGATCCTGTCGAGGCGCTTGTCTAGCCAGGAGGGGATCTTGGCCGTGAAACTAGTGCGGGCTTCGTCCGTCATCTGCTTCCATCCCGAGTAGGCTGCTCCACGGTATAGAATAGCACGACTCTTTTTGGAAAATCTAAGGACGCGACTCCCCCGAGCCAATCCGAGCCAATTCGATCCAAGTTGAAAAAACCCTCTGATATACCCACCAACGATATCGAAAATCGAAGAACGAAATACATCGGGTTTGGAAAGACTTCCAAAATTCAACAAGATTTGCCAAGTTCTAACAACTCGATCCAATCTTGTTGTCTCACGACCATCCTGATCTGTATGAATCCAAGTCTACCAAGGCAAAGAATTCGGCATAGAGTTTCGAGAATCCTGACCGGAGTGAAGAATTCTGGAGCGTAGCGTAAGAATTCTGAACGTAGGGAAGGATTCGAAGAAACTCCTGCGGAAAACTTCGTTAACAGGTACACTTTGGCGGTAATAATTCCGTTGAAGCTTTGAATCTTGGTGCCAGGAATCCCATCGATCCAAGACTTCCGGATGGCGGCGCATCGTATTACGATGTTACTGAGGTTAGATCGTTAATATACAGGAACGGATCTTCCTACCGATCTTCTTTTTCGAAAAGTTGGATATGCTCGATGGCGAGCTGGATATGTACGGCTATCTGGTTCTTGCAGTCCCCGTGAAGGACGCCGTCGAGGGCTTCGTGGAGATGTTTACGAGCTTTCTTCAACAGGTAGGATGGTCGCTCCCCAGTGACATCGTTCTTGGATCCATTCTTCGACGTATTCGATGACATCTTCCTCTATTAAGGTGCCGTCCTCTGCGAAGCAGCCCTCCGGCACCTCGACCTCCTCGGCGCAGCCGAACTTGAAATCACCGATCTCGATGTCCATCCACATCTTAACTTTCTTGCGCCCGTTCACGAGATCCTCCCTTCTTGCCGCCATGTTTGTTCTGGGCCTGCTTGAGCAGCCAGTCCTCTCTTCTGCGGGCTTCTTCCTCCAGGTCGGCCTGGCAGGCCACGACCTCCCTCCAGAGCTTCAGGGCGGCTGTGACGCCCTCGTAGCGAAGGGTGTTGTCCGCGTTCGTAGGACCGCCTTCTCTCAGAACGAGAGACAGGCCGTAAGCCAGCTCGGCAGAGATCGTGTCCCGAATCTCGGTGAAGATGTCCTCTTCGCGGATGCCGGCACCGGAGAAGACCTCGATGATGTCTCGGTAGGTGATCTTGGTCGGGTCGATCTCGTTGGTTTCGGGGTTCTTGAGATGGTCACGCTCCAGGAAAGCGGAGACGACCTTGACGAGCTTCGATTCGCTGCTCATGCTCCCTCACTTCGACAAGTAGACCCCTAAGACGAACATCCCGAGGAGGATTAGGATGAAGACGAAGAATTCGATGAAGGTGTAGATCTTGCCCCGGATGGTTTCTCCCCTCGGATCGTGTTTGAACTCCAGGGTCATTTCATTGGGCTCCAGAACCTTTCCTCGACCTCCTCGCCGCACAGATACTTGCAGTAGACGGTGCGCTCCAGCCGCCCTTTGTCGTCCTGCTGAATCATGGCTCCGCTGAGTTTGCAGACGGCGACGGGCGGGAACTTGGTGTAGGTCTCGACGTGCTCGCAGTCGTAGTCGCAGTAGTCATCGCCGAACTTCCGGCTCGTAGTGACGGTGGTCTCGATGTTCTTGACGGACATCTCACTCCTCCTCGGGCGGCATCGGGTACGGCAGGCTCCAGCGGGCTTTGATGCGCTCTCGCATCGAGCCATCCGACCAGACGCACGCATCCTTGTTGTTCTTGGCCCTCCGCGCCTTCTGGACACCCCTCTTCTCCACTCCCCGGAACTGGTAGCGGACCGGATAATAGCCCGGAAGCTCTGGCGGCGCGGTCGTCCATTCGCCGTTGACGAAGTTCTCCCAGGCTTCGAGATCGTCGTCTCCCCGCAGCTGGCAATGATCGCAGATGTCCTGGCCGTGGTCGCGCAGGACGAATACGTAGAGATTCTTGGGCATGACTCCTCCTAGCCTTGCAGAACTATCTTGTCGAGGGTCTCGTGCTGGGAGAAACGCTCCTCCAAAGCCTTGAGCCGATTCTCATGCTCTTCCAGGAGGATGCCGACCTCGTTGTTCAGAAGATCGATCTCCTTGCGAAACTTCTCGTTCGAGGACACCAGCTCCTCGTTGGTCTTGACGAGCTGCTCGTTCGTCTCGATGGCCTTCTTGAGCAACTCGGGCAGCTCGGCGAGTGACTTCGCGCCGGAGGTCGCCTGCTGAAGCGCCTTGCGGGCCTGCTTCTCCTTGGCCCGGCGCAACTTTCGTTCGGCGCTTCCCATCAGGTCTCCAGCGTCTTGATGCGCTCTTTCAACTTCGCGACAAGGTCTTCGATTCGCGGATCCCTGGGTTCGCCGGGTCTCCATCCTTCGAGACCCAGGACCCGACCGATGGAGATGGCCGCGACTTCTTCGTACAGTCGAAGTTCGAACAGCTTCTCATGGGTCTCCGTGAGGTCGTCGAAAGTCTTCCGAATATCGTTGATGGCTTGGAGAACGGCCATCTCCAAGGCATCCAGAACACGCTTCTGCTGAACTTCCAAGGCTTTGAACAAAGGGTCTTCCTCGACATTCACACCCGGACGCAGTTCATCTTCCATGACGGTCCTCCTCGTAGATCTATGGTTAATATACAGAGAAGCCGAGTTGAACTTACATCTTTTCGAAGGGGATGCCCGGAGGAGCATCCACGCGTTCGAAGAGGGGACTCGCCTGGAAGAAGTTCTGAAGATACTCGGGGGAAACGGTCTCCGGCCTCCAGGCCACCGTGTTGGGAATCTTGCCGTAACCATCGACCTTGCCGGCTCCCGGCAGCGCGGCGTGGTACATGACGTGAGCCACGTACTCGGAGCAGAAGAGCCGATCGTCCCGATGAACCGGTTCCTTGGATTTGCGTCCGAACAACCGGTAGGCGATGAGCTTGAAGAGTCCTCCGAGCAGCCCGAGCCAATCGTATCGTTCTCCGACAAAGTCCTTGGTGGCGCGGAGCGCCGGCCAGATGTCCTCGGAGCACTCGTAGCACTCCATGTAGCCGACGCGTGTGAGCTTGTCGACGGGGATCTTGTTGACGCCGCGCTCGTTGATCTCGACCGCCCACCAATCGCCCCATTCTTTCGACTGGTACAGGACCAACGAATGGTTGATGTTGGACTTCATCGCCCATCTGAGGATCTTCGAGTACAGGGCGTTCGAGGTCGTCACCGCGAAGAGGACTCGACTCATGCAGTTTTCTCCAGGAGGGAGATGGCGTAATCGCGTACTTCCAGGCTCGTGGCCCCGTTCAGGTACCCTTGCAAGATGAACCGGTCCGGATTTCCAGGCTGGTTCTGGTTGGCCCAGAAGCTCACGATGGCCCATGCCCCCTCGGTATCAGGTAGCTCGATGTCCGCCGGGGTGCAGACGAGGCCGTCGCTCTCGCGGACAACCCGCAGCTTGGCCCCGGCCCCCACGGTCTTGATCTGTCCGCTCAGCCGGCCCCACGCCAGCGTCGGATCGGACACGAAGAAGGAGATGTTCGTGACCACCCCGCCCGCATCCTCCCATATGTCTGGAGACGTGATCGACTTGGGGCCTTCCAAGATCTTTGAAGAGGCTCGGAACTCAAAAGCAGGGGGAGGATCTCCTTGATGGTTGGCGACGATGTTGTCAAGAATCCCTATCTCCTCGGTCGAAAGCTCGTCGTCGAACCAGATGTAGCAGCTGTCGCCCCGCGTGAAGATGTAATCGAACGTCTTGGTGATATTGCTCGATATGATTTCGATCTTGAGTGAATCCGGATTGACTTTCTGATTCGGAAAGTCCTCCGAAATGCTGTAGAGATACTCCGTTGCTGCCATTACGTCACCTTCATGAGCACTATCCGCTTGGAACGGATGTAGGCGGTCGCCCCTTCGGTGTAGAAGTCGAAATCGAAGTTGTGGACACCGGCAGACGCAGACGTGAAGAAGAAGACACCACCCATCGTGTCGATTTCTGACGCGATCAGCGCCTCCGGTTCGAAAGCCCCTTCGGCGATGGTGGTGGTGTCGTCGATCTGGACTCGGACATGCACCCGGTACGACCCGGAGGAGCTAGTGTACTCGCAGTAGTACCAGACCAGATAGGTCGCGACCTCCAGAGTGGGGGAGTAACGCCACGCCTGGGTCCAGCTGGTGTTGGTCGTGGAGTCAAGCGCCTCTTCGGAGCCTTGCAGCATCGCCGGAACAGCAGAAGGCGTTCCCCATGAGACGGAGCCGAGGCCGTTCGTGGTCAAGACCTGCCCGGAGCTGCCGTCCGCGTTGGGCAGCGTATAGGCATCGCTGATACGGACGTTTCCGCCGATGTTGATATAGTTGTTGGAGCCGTGGGCCGTGATGTTGCCCCGCGTCCCCATGATGATGCTGTGGCCATTGTCGAGGCGGTAGTCCCCGCTGACATGCATGTCCGCCTCGGAGTAGAGGTCGTCGTTGAAGCGGAACCTCGCGCCTCCCTCGTCCCAATAGAGCCACTTGGTTCGAGTCGTGTCGAAGGAGATGAGCCTGTTGTTCGTGTGGAAGTCTCCGTCCGGATCGAACTGGCAGAAAGTCCCGGACGGATTACCTATGCGCACCAGACCGGTGCCCTGGACCACGAGATCGAGATTGGCGTTGTTGTCCGGTGCGAGCGACAGCCGGTTGCCGCCCGCAGTCAGGTACGAGATGGAAGTGACGGCACCCCAGGAGATTCCCTTGTTGGCGTCCAGGTTGAAGTTCTCCGATGTGTAGACGTCGTCGTTGAACTCGAAGCGGTTATCCGTGGCACTGTCGTAGATGAGCGCGTGCGTCTTGGCGTCGTCGAAGTAAAGCTCTCCCGTCCACAGCTTCAGATCCTGGGCGATCAGGAGGTCGGCCCCAAAGATTTGAAGCTCGTTGCCACCCACCGTCGAGTACGCCATGCCGGCTGACTTGGCGGCACCGTTGAAGTAGATGCTCTTGTCGAGTCCGAGCACCATGTTGTCGGAGGCGTCGATCAGGATGCCGGAATCCTGGATCAACTTGCCGGTGGTCCCGTCGAACCGGACGATGGCGGTGTCGGTAGCCGACGCCGGTCCGACGACGTCCCCGGAACCGCTCCCAGCAGCCCAGGTCACGTTACCCAGACCGTCTGTCGTGAGCGTCTGTCCGGAAGAGCCATCCGTAGTCGGCAGTGTGTAGGCTCCGACCGTCAGCGTGCCATTGACCTTCAACTTGGAGTTGAACTCGAACTGGGAGTTCAGGCTGCTCCACTGGAGCGTCCTGGTCTTGGCCGTGTCGAAGGTGCTCGGCACGTCCGAGTCGACCTGGAAGCCGCCTGCGGCCTGGATCGCTCCGTTGGCGAACACTCGGTCGTTGAATTCGAATCTGGTGTTTCCGGCATCGTATTCGAGGGACTTGGTGTTTGTTCCGTAGTCGAACCAGATCTTGGAGTCCGCCGCGATGTAGATGTCGTTGACGTCGACGACGATATTACCCCGGGCGACGACCGTGTCCATCAGGTGGATATCGTTGCCACCCCCTGCCAGCTCGACCTGGCCTGCGGTGGAGTTGTACGAGAGCCCTTTGTCCAGGTCGCTGTCGAGGTAGTAATGGCCATCCGGTGGCACGTACATTGAATCGGACCACTCGATGGCCCCGACCGACGAGTTCCAGCGCACCGATTTCGAGACGGTCGGCGTACCGCTTCCAGTCGTATCGAAGTAGAGCCGTTGGTTGGGCGACAAGAAGAGGTTCTCGACGGTATAGATACCCTTGTTGACGTTCATCAGGCCGGTGAACGGATTGTCCGAGGTGACATCGAAGGTCCCCGATCCGCCATCGGTCATGGTCATGTAGCCGCCGAGCTGAGTCTCTCCGAGAACAATCAGATCCTGGGCGGTGTAGACGTTCGCCCCCAGCTCGAACCGGTCGCTCGCGCTGTTCCAGCGGATCCCTTTGGCGTGCGAAGGACCATCGAAATAGCAGTACTCGTTGGAAGGCACCTGAAGATATGCGCCTGACCCCATGACCGCCAGCATCCCCTTCGAGGCATCGGCCTCCGCGTAGACGCGGATGTTGGAGGTACCCGGTTCGTAGAGCCCGAAGGAGTCGGCATAGAACTGGATGCCGGCGTTGTCGAAGCTGGCCAACATGTTTCCGGAGCCGTCCTTGATCCAGGACAAGTCGTCGGCTTGCAAACCTCCCTGGGTATGGACGTTCCGGTCGAAGTTGTAGCGGTTGTCGGCGTTGTTGTATCCGAAGTAGCGGTCGTAGGTGCCGCTACCTTTGAAACGGATGTGGGTACCGGCGTCGATGTTCTCGACGTAGAGGCTCGCCGTGCCGAAGTTGACGGAACCGAGCGTCGTGAAGCACAGCTCGTCGGCTCCATCGATCTGGAGATAGCCGCTCGAATTGAAGCGGATGCCGTAGTCCGTACCGGTCGAGAGATAGAGCCAATGGTTATCACCGAGATGAAGGTTGTTGGAATCGTCGATCCGAACGCCGGATCCCTGAAGGCAGGTTCCCGTCGTGCCGTCGAACCTTGGAATCGCGTTGTCAAGGGACGTACTTGGACCGAGTACGTCTCCCGCGCCGACTGCGCCGAGATCGGTGATGAGCACCCCGGAATCGTTCTTGAGAGTGATGTATCCAGCCGTCAAGGCCGCATCGAGATCGACCGAGGAGAGCAGCTCGCCGAGCATGTACTCCGTCATCAAGTCGTAGTCGACGGTGGGATGGGGGAACGACCGCTGTCCCAGGTCGTTCAGGACGACAGGATCGAGGGTGCCCGTAGTGGACAGGTAGAACGACATCCCTATCTCCTCTGGAGGTAGACGACTATGCTCGGGTTGTTGATGGCGCTCCCGTTGCAGTACATCTGGAGTTCATCCCCGGCATTGACATCCACGCTCGCGGACGTGTAACCCTTGTCGACCGCGCTCAAAGACAGCGAAGCGATGACCGTGGCCGTGTTGTTCTTGCGTACCTGCGCCACCCAGGTCTCGACGCCCGACGTGGCTGCTCCAATGCCGATGATCCTGGCATTGAAAGGCAGCACGAAACCCGCCAGGTTCGTCGGAACCATCCCCGGCCCGTTGAGGTAGGCATTGGTGATACTGAATCGCCGCCCCGCTTGAAGAGCGAACGTCTCTCCAGCTGCGGCGTTCACCCAGGAGAGGATCCCGCTGCCGTTGGTCTGAAGGATCTCGCCCGCAGCCCCATCGACGTTCGGGAATCGGAAAGGATTCGGATTCGCCGTTCCGCACCAGAGGTAACGATCGACCGAAGCATCCCTGCCGAACCAACCGTCGCGTCCGACCCGGAGATCCTGCGACAGGCTGAAGTCTTGCGGAATGTCCGAATACGCGAAGTAGTGTCTGCCAGTGCTGGCGGCATCGACACCATCCTTGGCCAGAACCGCATCGAAGTGGCTCCAGAGACTGTCCGAAGCCAGGTGATAGGTGTAATAGTTGTTGTCGAAGCCCTCGACGCGGACATCGTTTCCCTTCGAGAAGACCTCTTCTCCGCCGGCCTGGTTCAGATAGTAGCAGTAGGCGTCTCCGCGTAGCCCCTGGAGATTGATGTAGTTGTTCTGAAAGCGCTTCTCGCGTCCCTGCGAGAGCGCGTTGTAGAAGACCACCGTTCCGGCATAACCTGCGTGGTACTGCTCGACCTCGACCCGGCAGTCGCGCATCTCGATGGCGCAGACGCCGCTGGGATCGTCATCAATGATGACGACGCGGTCGTCGACATCGTTGTTCCGCATCCGCAGCTCGGAGTTGAACACGCGCAGGGAAGCCCCATCGTTGACGTAGAACATCCGCTGGACGTTGGCTCCGATGGGTGTCGAGCCCGTGTCGCATAGGAAGGTGCAGTTGTCGAAGACGACGTTGCCCGACCGGAACTCCAGCGCGGTCCCGAAGCCGCCACCGAGATCGTACTGGAAGTGGCAGTTGAAGAAGCGCTGATCGTAGGCTCCGGCGCTGCTGGGAACGGTCATGATGGGATCGATACTGCCGGGATTGCCGCTTTTCCCGGAGATGAGCATGTTCTCGACGTAGAAATCGGAGAGAGGGGGGCACAGGAGCGCCCGCGCCGAGTCCTGGTGCAGCTCGACCGGCTGATGCTTGTCCCCGAGGCCCCGCAGATGGATCCAGTTCGTCATCGTCACGGTCTCGATGTAACGACCTGGACCGATCTGGATGACGTACTGCTTGTTTTGGGTCGCGTCTGTGATCGAGCTGACAGCCGCCTGGATGGTCAGCTTGGCGTCGTAGATGGAGCGACCTCCGTTGGCGTCGTTGCCATGCTTGGCCACGTAGACAGTCTGGATCTCCGTCCAGGGTAGCACTCCTCCGGGAGCCGGCGCGAACCCGAAGGTGGTCGGCGTGAGAGCGGTCAGGACGTGGGTCGGAGTCAGCCCGGACGCGAGATGCATCGGACCGACGAGATCATGAGGGACAACGGTGCCGAGGATCTCCGACAGGTCCCGTCTCCGCAGCTCGCGGATCTGGTTCGGTGTCAAGACCGTCGTGTCGATGATGGCCTGGACCTTACCGCGTTCGACATAGCTGGCCAACGTGTCGAGATAGAGCTTGTCGAACTGGACCAAGCGGACCGCGATGGAAACCGTGGTCTGGGGAGCCACCACGGTACGCGGTCCATCTTCTCCTTCACCCTCGATGGAGACGTTCTCGCCCCGCAGAATGAGACTTCGGATTCGGAGCAGTGTGTCCAAGCTCATCTCGGCCTACCTGTCGCCCTCCAGCACACGATGGGCCATCTGGGCGTCTCGCAAGTTCCGGGAGGTGTTGTCTTCCGGTTCGGCCACGACGGGCTCCATGACCTCCCACTCGCTGTTCCACGGCTCTCCGGGAAGATCGGGGGCGATGTCGTCGCTCGAAGAGCTTTCCTCGACGAGGTCCTCGACCTCGACGGGCTCGCCCGACATCTCCATCTCGATCTCGACCTCGAACCCGGCTGTCTCGCGAGCCTTGCGCCGCAGCTCCTGGAGACTGGCGCTCGTCAGACCGGATTTTTTCATGAGTATCCTCCTCGATGAAGGATACTATAGCACTCGACTGTTCGGATTCTTAAAGAGAGTCCTATTCGACTCGGAAAGTCGAACGAGCGAACTCGGGGACGAAGGAGATCTGCGCGATGACGGCCCTGGTCTTCGGATAGTAGACGACGCTCACCTCGATGCCGCCCGTCGAGGCGTCGATGGCGGTCCCCTCCTCGTATGGTTTCAGCGAATTGATGAGACTCATCACCGTGACATAGATGTCCTTCTCGGTGGGGACCTCTCCTCGATCCCAACCCCATCGCATCACGCGATAGAACGGAGCCACGCGCTCCGCGAAGTCGTTGGCCTTCAGCTCCAGCTGGGTCTTGGCCTGGTCCAGGATCTCTTGTGTGAGCATTTTGCCCTCCTTGATTCTGTCTATATATCAAGAAGGGTGGGTTCTGTCAATATAGAAAGCTAGTAGCCGGCGTAGTCGAGGACCTCTTCCCAGAAGTCGTTCAGCCCACGTTCCGAGCGGAAGGTCTCGATATCGACGATGTCGACAGAGCGTCGGGCCGTGACCCGCAGAACAGCTCCGTCCTCGGGGTAGAGCAGGAAGCTCTCACGTCCGACTTTGACCTCGTCGGCAGGGTCCTCGTAGTAGAGCTGCTGCGCCAGCCGATAGGCCCAATCGTCCTCGATGTCTTCGAAATCGACATCGACGCCACCCTGTCGCATCGGAGGCATCGGACGACCCGGCAACGGAGTCGCTCCCGGCGGCAGGTTGCCGGAGGGCTGCGCGTTGGGGTTGTACGGTCCAAGCATGTGGGCATTCGCGCGAGCGTACTCGGAGGTGTTGGCTTCGATCCTCAGCAGGGAATCGTCCACGAGACCGAGATACGCCTCCTCGGGCTTGCCTTCGCAGAACCAACGGCCTTGATGCGTTCCGATATCGTCTCGCGGCATGATCTACTCCGCCATGATGTTCTCGGCGATCTCGTTCCAGTCCACCTCGGAGAGAGCGGCGTTCAGCAGATCGCTGAAGACCCCTTGGTCCTGCAACCCCATCTCGGAGGCCATCTCGTCGTGATAGTCCTTGAGCCGCTCCGCGAGTTCGTAGCGGACCAGATCATCGTCCGTGACGCTCTCCGGGGTGAACTCGCTGCGGAGCCCTTGATCCTGGGATTCCTCCCGCAGCTCCGCCAGAGTCTCTCGCCAGTACTCGTAGGAGCCCTGGTCGTTGTCGAGCCAGAGCGCTACCGCCCAGGTCTCGTAGTTCTTCCAGCCCTGGTAGCCTTCTTCCTGCGCCTTGACCTGCTTGGCGACCCGCTTCAGGCCCTCGTCCGCGATTCCACGTTCCATCGGCATTGTTCGTACCTCCGTAGAGATTAATCTATCATAACCACTGTCGGAAATCTTAATTCGTGGCGCACTCCCCGAAGCAGCGCTCGCAGAGCAAAATGTTGGGCTCGTCGGAAACCTCGACGGCTCCGCATCTCGGGCAGATGATGACCGGATCGATCATGGCGCGTAGGTTGGTGATCACACGACCCCGTACCTTGGACGCGGCCAGTACTTTTCGATGCAGCTCCGTCATCGCTTCCAGGGCTTGCGAGAAATAGCTCTCCGTCTTGTCCGACCCCTCCTGGATGTACCGGAAGGTCTCGACCGTCCGCGAGGCTGTACGGGCCGTCTGGAGCGCCTCGTGGGCCGTCTGCTCCATCGCGGAGAGACGCCGTCGAGCATCTTCCAGATCGATCTCCAACTGGGCCGAGTGCTTCTCCTCTTCCTTCAGCCTCTTGACGAGCTGATCCTTGGTCAGGCGGTTCAAGCTCATGCCACACCTCCTACCTTGAAGATACAGGATTGGATCAGTACAAGGTGACCGGATACGGATAGCTCTTGAAGTAGTCCTCCAACGAGCTTGGATCGTAGTCGGTCATGTAGCCGGTTTCGGCTGGAGTTGGTTCGGTGGGCGCGGTCTCGGGCGTCGTGATGTAGTCCTCCAGCATGTCGATCTCGGACTTGAGGGCGTCGAGTTCCTGCTGGGTGAGGATGTTGGTCTCGTTGAAGTAGTCGATCCACTGCCTGAGCGTGTCGATATCGCGCTGCATCTGGGCCATGTCGACCTCGGGAGCCGGCGGCTGCGACGGAACCGGACGAAGTGCCGGCGCGGCCTGCGCGATGCGCTTGAATCCTGCGGCGTCGATTCGTGGCAACCTCATGCTGCATAATGTATCACGGCTCCTGTCGGAAATCTAAACTATCGAAGTGCCTCGGACAACGTCTCGTAACTTGTTGATCTTCTTCGTCAGCTCGTTGCGGCGCTCCTGCTCGGCCTCGATCGTCTTGCGAACTTCCTCCAGCTCGGCTTCGAGCTTGGCCAGTTTGTGTTGCAGAATCTCGGTCAGCTCCTCCTCGTCCTCCATCAGAAACTCGACGACAGGGTTGAGGCCGGTGGATCTTGGGCCGGTGGGAGGGGGAGGCGGCGCGGGATGAGGGTCGCGTTTGCCGCCCATTCCCGCAGTCAGCTGCATCTCCTGGATGCGCGTTTGCAGCACCTTTTCGACATAGGGCGTCAGACGGTGTATGCCAATGTAGTTGGCGACATTATCCAGGGAATCGAAGCCCTCGACAATCTCCTTGAACTCCTCGTCGGGGACGCTGCCGATGCGATGTCGCACTACTGACTGAAGGTCCGAGTAGTCGAGTCCCAACTCGATGAGACGGTCTCGGAGCACGATGGAGTTCTTGCCGCCGAACTTCTCCTGGCCGATGGACTTGAAGACCTGCCGTAGCGAGGTTGCGCCCTTGAGATGCTTTCTCAGCTCCTCGACCGGAAAAGCCATGATCTTCTCATCGATGGAGCCATCCAGGTTTTTCATCGAGGTTTTCTCCTTCTCTTTGACCAGTTCGGAAATGGGGACCGAGAGACGCGTGGCGCGGTGACGCCTTGGTGGGGCGGGTTCTTTCTTGAGGTAGGGCAGTTTTAGCCCCAACGATTTTGCTCGTTTTCGGAACTTGCGGACGTTTCCGCTGATGGTGGGGACATCCATCCGCGCCAGCGCCATCTCGATGTCGGATGAACTTTTTGCAGCCTCGCAGAAGACCTTGTCCGAGACATCGTTGATGCCCCGTTTTTTCCTTGGATTTTGCGTCATGTAGCCCTCATGAGTTCCTGGTAATCGAAGCCGTCCACGTCCTGGATGAAGATGGTGCTCGACGAGAAGCCCTGGACCACGTTGTCCAGCAGGAAAACGTGCGATGGGATGCTGATCGTCCCGTGAACGAAGTCGATGCCCCTTGTCGTCGGCTTCCAGAGACCGCTGGTGCGCTTCTTGCCGGTCTCATCCACGCCGGTCATGGCCAACTTCCAGCAGGTGATGTAGCTGTAGTCGCGACCTCGGAACTTGCACTTCTGGTACGAGACCCAGTCGTGCGTCTCCTCGTAGAGCTTCACCAATGAGGTCAAGAACATCGCCATGTTGGCGTTGAGCTTGCGCTTGTAGAGCTTCACATACTGGCCGCAGCAGGGACACTCGATTCCCTTCTCGCGCCTGTGCTCAACCAGCTCCTTCGCCGCTGCGAGGCTCATTCCTTTCGCGTAGCCCTCGTAGGTGAAGCGCGGCCCCCATTCCTCTACGTATTTGGGATCGGTCGGGATGGTGAAGCCCTCCAGAGTCGAAATCAGCGTGACATTGCCGCCGACGAACTGGAGGAGGGCCGGCACGACGACCTGCATGTTCTTGAGCTTGACCCAGCGGTACTGCTTGTCGGTTCGCTTGGTGCCATGATCGGTTCGGATAACAGGGGCCTCCAAGGACCAGTCCACGCTCTCCATTTAGAACCTCCACATATAGGATCGCATACGCCCCCTCCTTATATCGGAAGAGACGTATGCTGTCAAGTAGATTAAGCTAGGTTAGAATAAGGGTGGGCTCTTAGTATGAACGTGAAAGCCCTCCATGTCGTCCAGATACTGCTGGCTGTACTCGCCGCAGTAGCAGGACCGGCAGAGAACGACCTTCAGGTTCTTGCCGCTCTTACGGACCCGGATGATGGAACCGGGCTCACCGCAGACAGAGCACTCCGGGGCCTCCAGCCAGTGCTCCAGGCACAGGACGCCCTCGGGAGTCTGCCGACAGTCGCGCTCGATGCAGCCTTCGATCAGGCAGGGAGCGGGATAGACCGGTTCCTCGAAACGAACCATCCACTCGACGGTCCGCTCGACATCCTCCGGCAGCCGCAGCGCTGCCTGCTGGTGTCGCATCCGAGGCATGTTTCGAAACCCATTGACTTCATGTTACCCAACGAGCTATTTTGTAGCTTCAGTGCCAGCGAGATGGCTTCAAAATCTCGACTCCCGTACACATTCTCATCAGATACTCATAGTGTCCGAAAGTTCCGAAACGGACTACTTTTTCTTCATGATCTCGTCAAGCTTGTCGGGCAGGAGAGGACGCTGCTGCACCGGAGGCGGCTCAGGAGCGGCCAGGAGCTGTTCCAAGGGGCTGGGAACAGATTTGGGCATCTTGGGCTCGGGGAGCATCTCCGAGACGTCCTCGGCGGCTCCCTCACCGTAGAAGTCATCGGCGTCACCGTCCCCATCTCCATCGGCAGCCGCCGGAAGTCCGAACAGCTCTTCCGGCGACATCAGCTCTCCCGATCCACTTCCGAAGCCACCACCCATCATGGGATAGCCCATGCCACCACCCCATTGGTTCCCGACATACATGAGCAGCAACGACTTCCGGAGGTTCTGTATCTCCCCGTAAAGCCGGGTTTCGCTCTGCTTCAAGGAATCGATTTCGGCCTGGAGGACCTCGTAGCTGGTTTCGGCCTTCTCCCCGCCATTGTCCAGCCATGCGACGAATCCCGGCGTTGAGAGGACGGCGACGATGATCGTAGCCACGGAACCGACAGTAAAGTGTTTTCCAGTAACTTTTCCAGGCGGTTGCGACTCGGAGTTCATCGTTCGATCTCCTCTTCCGGCTCTTCTGGAAACAGCTCGGCCCCGCAATCATGACAGGTCTCCGGGGGCGGTTGCTGCACCGTAAAACCGGTCTCCGGATCTTCGGCATACTGCTCGTAGGGGTTGAAAGCTCCGCATTCGGGACAGACGGGAGCACCGAGCCCGAAGTCTTTGAGAACGGTGCGTCGAAACTGACCTCCAGGACCACGCTTCTGAACCAGCTTGGAAGGGCGCTTGTAGTCCTTCTGCGCGATGCGATGGAGACCTGCGTCGGTAAGAGTCGGATACCTCTTCATCTCACCTCCGCCAGTGCGCCCGCTTCTCGGCCTCCGCTTCCATCTCGTCCAGGTAGGTGTAGTAGTCGTCGAACTCGGTCAGATGGTCGAGGGCGATCTCCAGGGCGACGTAAGGGTCGTCAGTATGCTCCATCTCGACTTCGACGCCCATCTTGAGTTGTTCGAGATCGAAGTCGGCAGGTCTGGCCCGGTCGCCGTAACCGCCCTCCAGCTCGTCCTCGAACTTGTCCATGTCGATGCCGAACTCCTCTTTCAGCATCTTCCGGCATGGACAGCCTTCTTCGGCCATCTGGGAGAGCCGGCGACGATGCTCGGATGTGAGTCCTGGACGGCTCATTTCTCGCGCTCCTTGCGTTTCGCCCGCGCCGGCCCTCGGTAGCCGGGGAACAGGCCGACATCGTCGGCGAAGCGCTGAAGGACCAGCTGGGTCACGGTCGGCGACTCGCCCCGCAGCTCGGCACCGATCCTCTGGATGATCTCCTCGGCGCGGGCTTCCTCTTCCGCGCCAACATCCGGCTGCGTCGGAATTTCGACGTCCATGCCGATTTCTTGAGCGATACGAGACATCGCTCGGTCCGACAGGTTGTGGTGCTCCTTGAACTCCATGACTACCTCCAGCGGTTAATGTATCACGAGTTCAGGTGGGATTTCTAAAATCCAACTTCTTGTTCTTGCGGTGCTGGACCCACTTGCAGACGGCGTAGCCCAGGCCGAACCCGCAGACGAGGAAGGCCAGGTGGGTGACGGCGAACAGGATGAGCCAGATCATGCCAGGAGATCCCCGACGTAGTCGACCTCCTTGTCCCATGCGCAGAGGACGTAGTAGAAGTCGCCGAACGGGCTCTTGGCGAGCAGGATGGGGTCTCCCTTGGGAGTTTTTTCAAACAAATCCGGATGGGCGATGATGGAGAGCTTGACCTCGGGCTGTATGTCCAGGGCATCGGCGGTCACGCGTTCGAAGATCTCCTTGAACCTCTTGATCTCTTCGAGAACCTCCTCTGGGAAATCTGCCAGGAACCGGCTCGTCGATTGGTGATCGAGCTTGTACTTCTTGCAGAGCGTGTCGATTCGTTCCTTGGTCGTAGTCTTCCAAGGGATGAGATGCTTGACCTTCGGATAGAGCTTCCGTGCCCGCAAGACCTCGATGGCATGCGCCAAGTCTACGGGAAGGCCGCTTCGGAGGGTTTCGGAGTAGAGGAGTGCTTTTTCCTCCAGGATACGAAGCTTTACGTCCAGATCTTCGACATTCACCTCGACGTTGGCCTCGACTTGGTGGATGATTTCGATGGGAAGCACTTTCGCACGGTCGTCCTCTAACTCACCAGCCGGCTCACCGGTCGTGAGCATCACGCTGTTGACGTTCGAAACCGCTTCGAACATCATCTCTCCTTCTTCTGCTCTCCTGAGTCGGGTGCGCCTTCCCATGACGGCAGCCGACAAGAAATGTGGACGCTTCGGATCCAGCGACTTCTTGAGCCTGCGTCGACGAAACCAATCCTTGATTCGTTGAAACATCGTGCACCTCCTGGTGACCCCAGCCGGAATCGAACCGGCGTTCCCAGATCGAAAGTCTGGTAGCCTAACCGCTAGCTGATGGGGCCAGCTTCTCCTTTCAAGATGTCCTCGACTTCGCAGATGACGATCATCGCTGCGCCCATCCTGGTATCGGCGCGACTCTTGATACGCTCTTCCAGGTTAGGAGGAAAGCCTTCCACGAGGGCTTCCAACTGCTCGATGATCTCGTGGTAGTTCTTGGACGAAAAACCATACTCGTCCTTCGCCTGCTGGCTCAGCATGAGGCTCCGCGACTTGTAGTCGAGCCGGCGCAGCCACCCCTTCCTGGTGAGCGCTTTGAGATGGTCGATGACTCCATTCGTGGACCGGATGTCGAAGGCTGCACCGATTTCCCGAATGGTGGGGGCCATCTCCTTCTCTCGCATGAACTCCACGATGAAGTCCATGATCGACTTCTGCCTGTTCGTCAGCCCGATCATCACAGCTCCTTCAGCTCCGCGAACCTACGCAGGAATTCCTGTTCGGATCTGAAGAAGTCCCACGGTTCTATCCTCATGTCCAGTGGAGATGCGGTCAGGTTCCAAGGATGACGCTCACCGCCCATGATGTCACGGGCCTCCGTGGCGAGCATCGCCAGATCGGCGCTCTTGACGTCGGGGTGCATCGGCCATTCGACTCCGAAGCGTTCGAAGATGACCTTCAGGTTCTTCTCTTCTATCTTCTCGAACTCGACCCACTTGACCGGCGTGATGATATCGCCCAGATAGGCCTCGGCAGCGTCGTGAAGAAGTCCTTGGAGCTGGAGCTTCTCGGGCAGCAGACGGCTCACCAGGACGCTGTGCTGGGCCACGCTGTAGAACTCGATGGGGTGACCGTTGAAGCGGCACGTCAGCGCCAGCGCGTGGGCGATGTCCTCGATGAAGACATCCCCGGGCTTCGGGTCGAGCGGCCAGTACCGCTTGCCCAAGAATGTCTGCATCCAGCTCATTCGGCCTGCATGAAGTGCTCTTCGATGGAGATCGAGCCCCCGTCCGGGTGCCGGTACTCACCCCGGCAGATTCCTACCAGCTCGCCCTCCTCGTTGTGCCGCCACATGATCTCGCCGACCCACGGCCAGCCGGCTTCCTCGCGGCACTTCTCGCAGATGCGCTCGCCGGACATCCCCTCTTCGACCCGGGTGATCTTGCCGCACATCGGGCAGACGTGGATCGGCACGGGGGGATCGATCGGGGTCTTCCGCAGCAGCTCGGAGATGCGGTTCAGCACGTCCGCGCTCCGGATGTCGAACATCCGGGAGGCGCGTTCGAACATTTCGAACATCTTGAGCCCGTTGGAGATGTGTTCCAGAGCGACCTTGCGCTCGTGCTGCCGGACTCCCTGGTAGCGGAGGGTCTGGCACCGGGCCTGGAGGGCAGCGATGTCCTCCAGGTGTTTGTGACTCTCCGCTCGCGCGCTTGCGTGACTTTCCTCCAGCTCTCGCATCTCCTTCTTCTGCTCCCGGAACTCCTTGACCAGGGTCTCGTACTCCTCGATCACCTTCGCCCTGCTCAGTTTCTGGAGCTGGGCTTTGGTCTTGGCCTTCGTGAGAGTGCTTTTCATAGCGTCTCCTTTGCCTATGTTCTTAATATACCGAGAGAATAGTTAGGCGAAGATCTCTTTTTCGAGATCCCCGATTTCGGACCGAAGTTTATCTATCTCCGCGTAACCCTTACAAGCCTGGGCCATGTGCTCTTGAATCATCTTCCGGCGTTCGAAGTCCTCGATCTTCTTCTTGGCGATCTTCAACTGCCGGTCGATGTATTCATTGAGCGCCGTCTTGAGGATCTCCTCGGGAGGAAGATTGACCATCTTCGACAGGGCCTCCAGAACTTCGATTCCCGCCTGGTTCAGCTCGAACTTCATGAATTTTCTCCTCGCATTGGGCACAACATTCTCGAAGATGCTCCACTTCCCAAGAAGCAGACAGGATTCCCAAGAAGCACATGATGATCGAAGCCGCCACGAGAAAGATGAGCAAGAAGCTCTTGAGAGCAGCTCCGATCCAGAAACGTCGAGGGAGAAACATCAGTTCAGCTCGAAGAGGTGCCAGACGAGCCGGCCCTCCATCATCTGGCATGAACCGACGTGCTTCCCAACTTCGTCTTCGAGTCCGTGACCGGTGCCAGCGAATCGGAACTTGCGCACCTCCTTGGGAGCCTCGGGATCTACCCGAGCCCAGATGCAGGGCTGGCCACGAAAACCGTCCGGTTGAACATCGAAGTGGAGAACTTCGGCACCGACCGGCATCTCGATCTCGATGATGTCGTCGATCTTGACCGGGAACTTCCAAACTGCTGTCGTCATACTTCGGCTCCTTTCGTTTTCAGCCATTCATGGACTTGGTCGGAACGAAGCTCCCAATCCTCGTCTCGGGATAAGGGGGAGATGAAGTCGAACTTGAACTTCTGGTGCAAACGCACGGCGACCTCGTCGTCCATGAGCATCGCCAAGATCGCCAGCGACAGCTGCGCAGGTCCGGATCCGGCATAGCCCCATTCGAATCCGGTGGGAGAGTGGTTGAAGAGATCAAGACGGGGATCGAGGGGTGCGCCATCGACGGTGACGACGCACCCCTCTTCGGTCCTGGTGCCCCGGAAGATCATCTACTGCTGGGCCTGGGGCTGCTTCTTGCCCTTGCCGCGCTTGGGCTTCTCCTCGAAACCGTGGCCGTTGAAGACCCGGTCCAAGACCCGACCGAGCCCCATGTTGCCGAACCGAGCCTTCAGCAGCTCGGCCACGCCCTCCTCGCCGAACACGGCGATGGGGTTGATGGCGGCGGCGAGCTTCTCGGTCAGCTCGGCGTCGTTCAGCGCCGTCAGGGCAGCGGTCAGCTGAGGATCGATGGCCTCGCCCACGGCGACCGCCTTGGCCTGCTCCGCCTGGAGCCGCTCGATCTCGATCTTCAGGTTGGCCTGGATCTCCGCCAGGCGCAGATCGGTCTTGGCCTTGGTCTGACCCAGCTCGGTGTCGAAGAGGATCTTCCTGCGTTTCAGCTCCTCCTCGGTCTGGGCGAACTGGTCGGCCTCGCGCGCCATCGCCTCCTCGTGCTGCTTCTCGGAGCGCTTGGCAATCTCGACCAGCTTCTGGATGTCAGCCTCGATCTGGACCTTGGTGGTCTCGACGGCCAGCCGGGCCATCTCGCGCTGGGTCAGCTCGGTCGCCTCGCGCTCGGAGACCTTGATCGTCTCCAGCTCCTGGAGCTTCTTCAGCTTGCGGTTGGCGTCCTCCAGCTCCATCGCGTCGTCGAGAGCGTCAGAGGCTCGCGTGTTGAGCTTCTGCTCCAGCTGGTTGTTGTCGAGCTTGACCGTGAGCACTTCGACGTCGTAGACACGCATTCCGTTCTCTTCGAAGAACAGGCCCGGACGACCGTCCTCCCCCTTCTTGCCGAGAACGAGGTCGCGGATGATCTCGATAGCGCTGGCGTAGAACTCGCGGACGCCGATCCCCTTGATCGCGTTCTTCAGCATCGAGCGGACGTGGTCGGTCAGGTACTTCACGTAGTTCTCCACGTCGAACCACTTGAAGCGATCCTCGTCCTCACCCTCGAAGTTCACCCGGTAGGAGAGCTTGATGTTGGCCCTGCACAGATCCGAGGTCTCGACCTGGACGATGTCACTGACGAGGTTGTGCCGCGTGCGCAGGTAGACGGTCTCGAACGGGTTGTCCATGCACTTGGGCCTGCCGGTCGAGAGCTTCATCGACTCCAAGGTCTCGTCGTACTCCAGGAGCACGGTCTCGGGACCTTCGACGACGCGCCGGTTGCCCTGCTTGTCGACGACCAGGATGGCGTAGCCGGTCCAGACGTTCACGACCACGACGCCGTCGTACTTGGTGTCGAGGGTGATGGTGCGGGGCGGCGTGTACTCGTTCTTGCGGGCGAACTCCTCGCCTACCAGATCGCGGCCCACGGCCTCCGCCGTCGAGGCGTAGAGCGCCTCCATCACCGGAGCGGAACGGTAGAGCGCCCTCCGACCCGGAGCCGCTCCCTTCAGCATGGCGTTGCTCAGGGCGTTCTCCGCGATGAAGTCCGTCTCCTCGGACTCGGCGAGCGCGCGGAGGGCGGCGTTGTGCTGCTGCGCCTCGGCGTTGCCGGGGTACATCAGCCGCACGGACTTGTCGTCGAGAATGCGCCGAACGATGACCTCCTTGCGGGGGTCGGCCAGGAACATCGACGGGCCGCGCTCCATCCGGATCTTGCCGTTCAACCGGTCGAGGACGTAGCGACCCTCGCCAGCCGGGATGGCGACCGCGTGGTGCTTGTCGCGCCCCTCGTACTTGACGATGGCGTGCTCCTCGCGCGGGAAGTAGATCATCTGATCCTTGCCGGTGAGGAAGATCTCGTCGCCCTCCTCGTAGGACTTGTCGCCTTCCTTGTAGGACTTGATGACCTTGATGTAGAGACCCGAGATCTCGTTCATCTCGATGGCCTTGAACTTCTTGGCGGCGGTCCCCGCTTTGCCCTGGGTCTGGACGAAACGCTCGGTCGGCTTGGGGAACACCACCGCCGGACCCCGGATGAACCGCTTGTTACCGTCCTCATCGGCCAGGATGCAGTACTGGAGCTGCTCCAGCGTGACCGCGTTGTTGATGTACTGGGCCTTCCCGTCCGGGCTGGCCTGGGCGCTCTGCACCGGCACGACCTCGATGCCGTTGGGCGGGATGTAGAAGTGGACGTCGGTGCCCTTGATGATGAACTGCTGCCCGGTGGTCAGCGTCTCCTTGTCGAGTCCCTCGTAGTTGTCGGCCTGGCGGGCGAGCTTCATCTCGTCGGTGGCTTCCTCCTTGCCGCCCTCCTCTTTCGACTTGAACACCTTGCCCTTACCGCCCCAGGACTCCATCTCCTTGCGGAACGCCTCGACATCGTAGACGCGCACCAGCAGGTACTGGTTGGAATGGAGGCGGTGGCCTTGGATGACCTTGGCCATCTGGCCCGGCCAGAGGGCGAACGAGTCGGGGCCGGAAATGTTGATCTTCTTCCCCACGAGCAACCCGGCAATCGCCTGATCGGAGATGGTCCCCGCCTGCGGATGCGGCTTGGATTCCGCCGGGTTCTTCAACGGCGCGTACCAGCCCTCGGGGATGACGAGCCACTTCTGCTTAGCCTCCCTCGGGGAGCACGGCACGAAGCGCTTCGTACCCTCGTCCCACTGGACCAGCTGATCCGTCTGGGACAGGCTGTGCTTATACGGCCCGACCACCACGTTCACGTTCCCCTTGGTCATGTCCAGGTAGAGCGCGTACTCATTGGGCGTCAGGACCAGTTCGGTCTCGCGACTGTTCTCGGCCATGATATCCTCCTCTTTCTTCTTCCTAAACGACCTCTTCTCAGGCCGTTTTTCGTAATAGGGATTCTGCATTTCAGCTCCTTATTCCACCTCCAGCAGACTGGAGAAATACTCCCAGGTGCACTGGAAGCCGGCGGCTCCCGGATGACCACCCCCGCTCGGCATCGGGCCGGCTTCACCCAGTCTCTTGGCAAGTTCCCCGCAATGAACGCGATCCGTTGTCTCAGTGTAGAGTCCGACTGTCAAGAAGGGAGGAGCGCCGTCCTTCCCGCCCCTCAGCTGGAACCCGATCATCAGGTCGTGGCGCTCGGGGTCGTAGAGCGATTTGAACATCTGGGAACTGCCGTAGCTGTTCACCACGAGGGCACGATGACCTTCGATCATGGCCTCGAACGAGGCGCTCCGCACGAGACGGGCGTCCTGCTCCGTCTGGTACTGGAAGAGCGTTTCACCGGTTTCGATGATGGTTCCCAGATTGCGTTCGATGCGTCCGTGCTCTTCGAGCATGATGAACCACCAATCCAGGTTCTCTCCGAGCGAAGGCATAAACGCCTTGAGCCATGTCTGAAGATAGAGAACGCTATTGCGCAGATCATCATCCTTGATGTTCTTGTGCCGCCAGGTGTCCCAGGCTCCGATCAGCCAGACGAAACGAGGTATGTCGAGAGCCGTGAAGAACCACTTCCATGTCAGCTCGCAGGCGGAGACGGGCTTCCCGTCACGTTCGTTCTGGACGATGAAGGGATGTTTGAGACCATCGAAGAAGAGCTTGTTCTTCTCGATCAGCTGGACAGCCGTATCGTGATGATCGATCCAGACGAACTTCGGAGACCGAGCCGCGCGCTTGAGGAACTCCAGCATCTTGGTGTCCGGCTGAAACGAGAAATCGACCATGTAGATGTGGTCGTACTCGTAGTCCCACTCCTCATCGTGCAGCTCCTGACCATAGTTGATCGGAACGAAGTCGAACTTCGGATCCTTGGCGTAGTAGTGTAGATAGAAAGCCACGATGGCCCCCGCGCACAGGCCGTCCGCATCCGAATGATGAATGATTCGATGTTTCATTCCCCCTCCTGCGCTGCCATCCGAGCCCGATCCTCCGAGATGATGGTCCACAAAGTCTCCACGAGACTGCTGTTATGAATATACCGGTGCAACATCAGCAGCCTCACCCGGGAGAAGTCGGACAAGTTGTCGCAGAGGACGGTCTCCAGGACGAGGGCAATGAACTTGAGCACGGCACCCCATTCCTGAATCTGCTGTTCCAACTTCTGCCGTTCCGCAGCCAAGGCGGCGCGTTCGTCTTCGTTGGCGCTGGCTTGATGCTCCATCCTCTTTTCGAGGTTCGTCAACTTGCCGTAGGCGATGTTCTTCTGCCTGGTCAGCTTCTCCAGCTTGTACTCCAGGTGGCCCTTCTGGGCCTCCCACGCCCGTCCTTGAGCTTCCCACCAGTTCTTGTACTCGACCGCTTTCGTGCCCCATTCCTTCTGCTGCTCACCCATCTGGCAGAGCAGTTGATGCTTTTTCGAGTTATCCTCCGTCAGCTCTCTGATCTTCTTCGTGGCGGACGCAGATTGCTGATCGAGGTTCAGCTTGAGCGCATACACTTCGGACTGGAGCTTCTTCAGCTGCGTCGAACGCTCCGAAAGAATTCGAGCAACCTCTTGAGACACCGACTCGAACGGCTCCGGATGATCTTTCTCCTCGTTCCACAGGGCGTAAGGAAGAACGTTGAGGGCACAGCACAGGAGGATCACTTCCCGCAGGTTCCACTTCTGGTGCTGGTTGATCTTGGCCGACAGGACAGGCCTCTTGATACCTACCCGCGTGGCCAGATCCTTCATCTGGAGATTGTTATATCGAAGGCACTTCTTGATCTTCTCGGGATCGAGAAAGTACCCCTTCGCGGGTTGCTCTTTTTCTTTTCCCATACGATTCCCATAGTGCCCTGACGGGCTCACATACATCAAGCTCTGCTTATATCAGGAGGTCCCCTAAGAGTCAACTCCGAAGATCACTTTTTATCGAGCAGCCTCTCGATTCTCGTCTCCTTCATGATCTCGTGCTGCTCGCGTACCGACATTCCCGGGTTGTTGAAGGTCAAGATGACATGCGCCAGTTCGTGGAGTGCGAGGGAGTTCGAGATCTTGATGTCAGGATGCCACTCGATGTTGCACCAGATGCCTTTCTGGAGCCCTCGCGCCCTTCCTTCGAACTTGCCCCACTTCCACTTGACTTGGCCGGGAGGCCTCAGTGTGAGGAAGCTATAGGGAACCTTCCCAACTTTCGCTTTCCCGACGATGGTGTTCGTGATCATCAAGAGGGGATCCAACTCGACGAACCACTGCCCCCACTGAAGCACGGTGGGCACGAAGCCGACATCGCTGCGAACTGCAAAGTACTTGCCGGCGAAGATCACCTTGTCCCGGACGCGCCTCCGAGCCCGGTACTGGTAGAGGAAGCCGCCGATGCTGATCGCGGCGAGCACGAGCCCGGAGACGATGGCGATGATGATCCCCGCAGCCGAGACCGGTTCCTCGACTCCCAAGACGAGCACCAGGACGGCGATGCCGAGAAGGAGGACCACCGGCAGCAGCCAGAGCATCATCGACCGCGTGTAGGCCGGATAGTTCCGATCAAGATGCTTCATTGCTCTCCTCGATGAGCATCTCGATGGCCTCGCAGACCTCGTCGAGGTTGCAGCAGATGAAGTCGAACGTCTTCACCATCAGCTCGGGCTCGCCGTCGTGGAGCAGCAGGATGGTGGGCTTCTTCATCCCCGCAGCCCAACCCATCTCGATCGAGGCGCTCCTGCCGAACGGCTGAACACCTACGAAGATGTCGGCCTGGTACATCGCCTGCGCGTCGGTCTGGAAGCCGGCCTTGGCCACGGGATGATCGAGGGCCTCCCGGTACTGCTCCGGCGTCCAGTTCTTCCAGTCCGGATCGATCTCGGACCAGTGGAAGCCGTTGTCGCCGGGCTTCGGATGCCGGAAGTCGTAGACGTCGTATCCCTCGCGCCGAAGATGTTGGACCACCTCCGGCTGGTACTCGTTGCGCCAGCTGGAGGCGACATAGATGTAGGGAGGAACCTGGAGAGGCTTCTCGATGATTTCGACCTGCTCGGCCTCGATCTTCGAGTTGATGGCAATCACTTCTGGAGTACTGTTCACGATCTTGCCGTCTTCGGTCTTGTACCTGAGCATCTTCACTCGGAGGAGAGGATCGGAGGCTTTGGCCACGATGTGCATCTCGGTGACGTGCCCCACCATCGCTCCGGTGGGATCGATGATCTTCGTGTCCACCGATCTACCGGTCGAGCGGATCTTGTAGGCTGGCATCGCGCGGCCCACGTTCTCCTCGGCCTCCTCGATGAGAGCCTTCAGTTCCTCCGGCTTCACCTGCTCCAGCTCCAGCCCCGGAGGCAGCAACACGAAGGTGTTTTCCGGGAAGGACCGGGCGAGCGCGCTTTGGAAGCCCTCCAACGCGACCGGCAGCAGCCCTTCGCCGCGCTTGATCATCACCAGCTCGCCGGCCTCCAGATTCATCTTCTCGATGGTCTCGTAGGTCAGTTGCTCAACCATTGTCGTCCTCCAAAAACTTCTCGGCCAGGTCCTCGTAGACAGCCGGAATGCGATCGACGAAGATGCGAAGCGCCTCCAACATCACACCTCTGATGATGGGGTGCGCTTTCTTCGAGCAGCGCATCTGGAAGATGTGCCGCCACTCGCGCAAGTTGCAACCGATGTTGATCTCAGACTTGAGTCCGATGGGAAGTACCGAACGGGCGATCTCGGGCTTGACGCCCCGGTCGATGAGCCGGAGATAGGCTTCCTCGATGTACCACATCGTCTCGTGCCAGATCTTCTGGCACTCCTCCGTCTCGATGCCCGGCTGCTCCACCACGGTGATCTCCTCGCCGAACTTACCCTTCGAGTAGTTGCAGAAGCGGGTGCTCTCCTGGGCGAAGGAACAGAGCCGGTGCCGCACCAGCTCGTGGGTCAAGCCCCGATCCGCCGAGATGCGCGCCGTCGCGTAGCCGAACTCCAGCATCGCGTGGTGACCTCGGTCTCGGAGCATCCGCACAAACTTCGGAGCGGACTCCTCGGTGATCTTGTCCTCGGACTTGTAGCAGGTCCGACCGCAGTACTCGATGAACTGCTCGAAGGAGTCGAACCCCTCCGGCGTATGGAACACGACCTCGATCTCCGGATTGACGACTTTCATGACATCCTCCTGTCTGGTCTCAATATACAGGAGGAGGATCTTCAAGATTTCTTCGGTGGGGCTCCCATGTTGCGCATCGTCTTCCGATAGCGCTGTCGGTTGGTCACGAGAGTATCTTCGGGATCAGCTCCTCCCGGAGGGGTGGAATCGTGACCGTTCTTCTTCGCCGCCAGGAACTCGTAGGTCTTGACCGTGTAACTCTGCAACCATCCCAGCTCCTCGTTAGGGATGTGCTCCTTGAGAACTTCGACGGCTTCGACCAGCTCGGCAGAGGCGATGTAGGTGACCACGCGGTCCCGCAGCTCGACATCCTCGCTTTGCAGCGCCAGCCGGAAGATGTCCAGCAAGATGTCCTTCGTCTCCCGCATGGCTTCCATTGTACACGGGAGAAGTTGGTCGGATCTAAATCTTCACGACTATTTCGCGCTGATGCACAGGGAGAGGAAGGTCGCGGTACGGGCTGGCGAGTGCACGAGCTGTCCACCCATCACGCCTCCGGCAGCCCCCACGGTGATGAGCTGGTAGTCATCGAGCCGGCTGTCGACGGAGCCAAGCGCCAGCTCACCTTCGCGCACCCGACCGACCAGCTCGCCGGTCCGTTCCAGAGAGGAACGGTTGGAGTTGGCCAGGGCCTCCTCGATGCCGGCGAGGCTCTCGTGCCGCACATCGAGGGGACGCCGGTTCGGACCCTTCATCCCCGGACGCATCCGAATGGACCAGGACCCGTAGCAGATCCGGATCAACGGCGTCCAGACCGCAGCCCAGTACCGTTCGTTCGGGGCCAGCTCGATACCGACGATGGCTCCGTTCACCAGGACGATGGCCCCGATTTGCTTCGGAACCAGCTCGAACTCGGCCACGAACTGGTCGAGCTGTCCCTTGAAGTGCCTCAGGAACGGTGCGAGCGCCGAGTCGGCATTCTGGCCGTATCCACGGTTGAACCGCGCAAGGCTGTCCCAGAGCTTGTTGTACCCACGCTCCTTGCGCAGCGCCAGAGCTTCGGTTCGGAGCTGAGCCGGCAGGATCAGCATCTCGTGGACTTTCTTGCTGATCGTACCGCCCTGGTCCGACTGGATACACATCGCCGTCTCGATCTGCTTGCGCTTGCCCGGACCCAGGAGCGTACCGCCCCCGATGGCATGGTCCTGCGCGTGCTCCTCCACGACCCACCCCGCTCCCGGAGGCACGATGGTTGGTTCGTCAGAAGAGTTGTGCAGGCGCACGTCGCCGTAGTCGACGGTGCTGACCTCGACCTCGGGCGGACCCCAGATGTCGTCCTGGACGTCGCCTTCGTCGACGAGGGGGATGACTTCCATGTTGCCCACGGACTGAGCGCGACCGTGCCCTATCCCGTAGAGGATTTCTTCCAGCGTCACTGTATTGTTACGGCTCATGCTTCACCTCCACCGAGCAACGCCAGGTGCTGGTTGTCGCAGCCCGTCAACGCATTCTGGACCAACATGTTGATCCCGCGCTCCGGATCGGCCTCGATCAGACCTCGCAGCATCGTCGTCCCGAGACCGGTGGGCGTCCGCACCGGCATCGTGCTGATTCCCGCCACGTCCTCGCAGAGCATCCTCACCGCCTCGCTCTCGCCCGCGAAGACCGGGTTGAGATGGAAGACCGGCGTCTGGATGCCCAGCTCCCTGGCAGCCAACAGAACGTCCTGGAAGCGGCCTGCGGGCGCGTTCTCGTAGCCGTCGCTGATGACGTACACGATGTCCGGCTCCTCCTGGAGGACGGCCAGCAGGCCCTCCGCCAGGGACGTATCGCCGGAAGGGCGCACGATCACGTCGTTCTCCAGCTCGCCACCACAGTAGACCACGGTCCCATGCGTGGACGCGGCCTCCAGCATGTCGCGGAGCGCCAGCGTCACGGCCAAAGGCCGCAGATGCTGAGTCCGATCGCCGGCCATCGATTGCGAGGCGTCGACCACGATGCCGATGTGCTCGTACTGCACCGGCATCCCCATCGCGGCATGCTCGGCCTTCGCCATGAGCGCGCCCTGGATCTCCTGGGTCGCGCCGCACTCGAAGGCGTACAAGTAGAGATCGACAGCGTTGTAATCGAGCGGGTTCATTTCCACGTCGAGGCCGGCTTCCTTCGCCCGCTTCTGGACCGTCCTGCGCTCACCCCGGGTGAAGGTCTTGCTCTTGGACTTCAGCTCCAGGACCTTCTCCTTCGGGACCATCGGATGGTAGATCGAGCGGATGCCTTCGAGCACCTCGGTCGGCAGCTTCGCGCCCGCTTCCAGATCGTACCGGCTGTTCACGAACATCTTGAACAGCGGGATCTCCAGTCCTTCTCGAAGACCGAAGAGGAACGCGATGCACTCGGACACGTAGTGATCGCTGTTCTTCCCGGTGAACCTCCAGACATGCTCCTGCATGATCTGGGTCTCCTTCCGGGAGAGCGTGTACCCACCGACTATCCGAGCGCAGATCGATCCGATGATCGAAGCCCGGCGCTGTCCCCAGACGTGCGTCAGGATCCGCTGCATCTTCTGCCGGTACTTCACCGACCACAGCTCGATGCGTTCAGACGAGAGCAGCGTCCAGAGGACGAGCTTCCGCGTCCGAGCGTTATTGGACTTCTTCGTCCCGAACTCGTCGCCGCGACCCCGGAAGGAGTCGAACAGCTTCATCATCCGCTGCGGAGGAAGCTGCCCGATGAGGTACGCCAGGACCTCGCGTTCCAACCGGGAGTTCAAGAACATGTCGCCGTTCCGGGGACGGGACAGGAGCGCGGAGATGCCGATCTGACGCGCGTGGTCGGTCGTTCCGGGGAGCAGCAACAGGACCGCGTAGAGATCGCGGCACATCTCGAACAACGAGCGGTGGACCGTCATCTCGGCAGCCTTCTGCTGCTCCTTGGTGTTGTAGTGGGTGGCCCGACCGTAGGAGGTAGTGGACGTGTCCAGGAAGGAACACACCAGCCTCCCGGCCTCGTAGGGCTCGATCCCATCACTCTTCCACAGATCCAGGGCGTTCTCCATCGCGCACCTCCTCGCCGGAGCGGTCCTTTCTATATCAGGAGGTAGACAGAAAACCCGAGGAAGGTCGAGAGCCGTTTCGTGGTATTGCCAACCTGTAACGGCTGCGTCAGTCCTCGGGCGTCATTTTTAGAGAAAGTACCGAGAGAATTCTAGAAGCACTTTTGATGCAAGGAACGGGACTTGAACCCGCAACCTTCGGCTCTGTAGGCCGACGCTCAACCAATTGAGCTGTCTTTGCTGTAGTACCTCCACAGTTCTCGGTACGATCTGCTGTCTATCATGCCTCCAGTCGGGCTGTCAACACCTTTTTGTATAAAAAGTGCTCTTTTTTATTCCGAGGTCCCGGGGACCTTCATCTTCACGATGTTCTCGACGCCCCAGAACCTCGGTGGATCGTGTTCTTCGAGATACGCGACCACCAAGTCGATGATCTTCTTCTGGAGCGCGCGTTCCCCGGGAGTACGTTTCTGCTCCGACCAGTCGGGAAACTCGGGCCAATCTTCTGCGGCTTCTCCACCGAACTCGTAAGCGTTTTCACCGATGCACTCGAAGATGACAGATAGGTCGACAGCGCCCTCCACGAACTGGCGAACGGTCGGTTCGAAGATCTCTCCGACCTCGACCAAGGTGCCTGGTTCGAGCCCGAACGTTTTCACGGCATCGGCCACCGCCTCTTCGGGAGTATTGAACCTGCCGTTAAAACCTTCCCCGCCATCGGCGCTCCAGCAGTATTGAGTCATCTACTTCTCCTTGTTCTGGACAGCGCGCATGATCTCGACGAGGGTCTCAAGCTCTTCGAGATCGAAGTCGCCGTCCAGCTGAACGGTGCCCGAGTCCCAGAAGCGCACGTAGCCGTCTGGGTTCCAGTACGGATGCTTTTCGAGAACCTTTCGTACCCGAGCACGTTCCTCCTCACTCAGCAGCTCGTCGTCCATCTCAACCTTGGTCGGGAGCGACGTCTTTCTTGCATTCCTCTTCCCACTGCGCGTCGCTCAGGCGCTCCACAGTGAGCGCGTAGTGCTCGTCGCCCCACCCGAAGGTCTTCCGAACCTTCCTAGGCGTGTCTTCCTCGGCATTGCTGTGAAGCATGTGATGCGCAACGGCGCGCATGACCTCCGGCTCCGCCCCGCGTTTGTCCCGAACCTGGCCAACGTGGTTTCCCTCCCCGCCATCGACCCGCGCCAGGTAGATCTCGCCGGTCATGACCGAGGTGAGAACCTTGAAATCCGCGATGTCGACGTTCCCCTCGGAAAGATGCTGCTCGAAGTTCACGTCGACGAGGCGGCACTGATCGCAGCGCACGGGTCGAGGACCTTCGAGACCGGGCATCCCGGCGTCCAAAATCTCCTTGTAGAACCAGCAGAGGAAACGCATCTCGCTTCCTCTGAAGATCGGCCCCATCAGGTTCGGGCAAGTAGATGGATGGTTACCATCGTCCTCCGAGGCATTGCAGAACAGACCGCATTCGCTGATGTTGCCGTGGCAGCCGCGCAGGTCGGGAAAGCACGGCTTCGCGCGTTTCCGAGTGTTCGGATCGGGATAGAACTCGGCGAGGAAGTCCGAAAAGAATCCTTGCTTCAGAGCACCCTCGACACCTTCCTGGAAGGTGATCTTTCCCTCCGAAATCCAGCGGGAGAAGTCTTCGATCACCACTTCGTCGAGCGGCTTGTCAACGAACATGCGCTTCACGTTCTTGGTGTTCGGAGTATCTGTCTCGGGCATTTTGTCCTCCTACTTCGTGGTTACCACGAGTATTTTGATCGATGATGGCCGCGACCTACTTCGATGAACTCCTGGATCACCGGATGGAAGGTCAGGTTCCGAATTCCACGAGTGAGCGCGACGTAGAGGATGTTGGCTTCCTCGTCTGAATACAAGAACTCGGTTGGATTCGACCAGTGCATCATGATGGCGGTCTTCAGATCGTTGCCGAGGTAGACGTTGTCCCACTCCATCCCCTTGGCCTTGTGGACCGTCGAGAAGGTCACCGCCGCGATTCGGGGGTCAACCTCTGCTGCTCGGATCCGGGCGACCTCGGCCCGGACACCCGGCCCGTGTGCCTCCACCGTCTCGCAGGCGAAGATCAGCTCGATGTCTTCGGTCTCGTGCGCGAACGCCGAAAAATCATCGAAGGTCTCGAAAGCCCGAATGAGGGGGTTCTGCGCTTGATCCTTATGTTCCTCGTAGAGCGCCAGCACGTCCAGGATGAGCTGGAGACGGTAACCCTCGGAGCCGCCGATGAAACCGATCTTGCGATTCTTGCTGATCTCGGACGCGAGCCGGAACACCTCGGCGTTTCCCCGGCAGACGACCACGGAGCCGTCCGGATAGACAGAGCGTTCCTGCGTGTGGACCTCGGTCCTCACGTCGGGGTTCCCGCGCAGGGTACGGTCCTCCTCCTTCAGCTGGGCCAGCAGTTTGCTCGCGTTCTTTGCCGGAGCCTCTCCGAACCGGAAGGACAAGGTAAGCGACAGATCGAGGTGCGGCGCGGTCATCACCTGGGAGAGGGCATCCTTGGCCCCGCGCCAACCGTAGATCGCCTGGTGCGGATCGCCCACGATCACCTTTCGCGCCGGCTGCTGCATGATGATGCTCCACACGCAGGGCGTCGTGTCCTGGGCCTCGTCCATCAGGATGAAGTTGGCCCGGACGCGGGGAGCGCCGATCTGGTAGAGCTTCAGGTAGCCATCATGGGACATCATGATATCCACGTTGTTCACGTCGCGCATCGCGGTCCAGGCGTCGTTCGCCAAGGACAGGATCTTCTCGATGGGTTTCTCTTCCTTCGCGTACCGCTCATCCTGTTTGAAGATTCGTTCAATGCCTTTCGGGACGTGCTGCTTCGTCATGTGGTAGTCGGCTGATGCGATGTAGCGCTTCAACGTCTCCGACACGAAGTAGGCCACCTTGTAGTTGCTGATCCCCATCAGCCGCATGATGTCGCCGACACGGACGTTCCCGAGCTTGTCCTTGTACTTGTGGCCCACCTGCCGGAACGCCAGCGAGTGAACGGTCCGCGACTCCACGTTGTGGGGCATCTTCCTCTGAGCTTCGAGCTGGATGGACTTGTTGTACGCGACGTAGAGCATCCGCGATCGAGGACGCACCGAGGCGTACTCCTTCAGCGTCGAGGTCTTGCCGGTCCCTGCGAAGGCGGTGACCTTCACGGGAGCGCCAACGTCGGGCTCCGCGCGGATGATGGCTTGCTGTTCATCGGTCAGGATCATTTGCTTCTCCATCGACGGAATGCCTTGATCAGCCGATCGATGAGCCGGTCGATCCAGTAGCCGAAAGGGGGTGTCAGAATCATTTGAGAACTCCTGCCAAGAGTAGGACCATGAAGATCATCCAGACGACGGAAACCGTGAATGCCGTCCAGTACGCCGCTGCCCGGAAGATCTCCCTCACGCCGCGTGGACGCAGGAGGGGGATCCAGCTGGAGCTGCCGCTGAGACGCCTCATCCGATCGGCACCTTTTCAATCAGGTAGACGCGCTCGTACCCGAAGACCCCGATCTCCCCGAAGGTCGGATGCTTCACCTGGAAGACGATCTCCGGAGCTTCCGGATCGGGCTCCAGCTCCAGTACCTCGGCGTAGCCTCCAGGATACTCGCCCATCGGGTTGGTGAGCACCGTCCTGCCGATGAGCGCGCTTCCATGCTTCTTCACGAGTTCTTCAGCCAGCATTGTTTCTCTCCTGTAGCGATGCGAAGCTGTGCGGATCGCCATCGAGATTCCAGCGCTTGATGAACGAGCGGACTTGGGTTCTGAAGTCGGTGAGCATCTGATCGTCCTGGTCGATCTTCTTCAACCGGAACGCCAGCTCATCCACGACCGCGACCAGCACTTCCCGGGAGAAGATGAACGGGAGCGCCAGGAAGACGCCTTGCTCCTCGATCTCGACGATGCCGGACTCGCCCTTGAGCCGTTTGATCTCTTCCTCCAGGCTTTTGATCTGATCGGCCAGCTTGTACTCGGTCGGCAGCGTCTGGCCCCCGCGAGCTGCGAGTACCTTCTCCAGACGCTCGATGCGACCCTGAAGCTCATCCGCGCGACCCCACATGAAGGTCGCCACCTGGAACAGCTTGTGCTGGGTTTCGAACGGCAGCGACCCATGCAGAGTCGCGCTTCCGAGATCCTTCAGGAACTCGACCGCTTCCTTGTATTTCATCTCAATCCTTCTTCCTGCTCGTCTTGCGCGGCAGCTGCTCGATGAAGTCGCAGATGTCCTTCATGCAGCCCACGTTGAAGATCGCTGTGGTGTAGGGAGCGCCGCCGGCAACATGGAAGCAGTACTGCCGCCATGGACCGTACCACTTCACTTCTCCGAGGACCTCGCCGCTTCGATTGTTACGGCACTCGTAGACCACGGTCTTCGGCTTCTCGGCGGTTTTCGCGAAATGGATGTACTGATACTCGGTTTTCATGCGTATCGTTCCTCGTCAGGCGGCTCGCCGAACCGTTGCTGGTACATTTCTTGAACACTCTTCAGGAGGTCCCTTACACGATGCGCTTCTTTGAAGTTTCCCGCAGTGGTGGCGGCTTCGACCTCCAGGCGCAGACGACGCAGTTCGTTGTACCAGCATCCAGGCTCCTGCATTTCGCGCACCGCTGTCAGGTAGGCGCTCGGCATCTACTTCTCCACGCCGAGAATCTCGTTGAACTGCTTGGTGCCGATGGCCTCGCGGAGCTTGCCCAGGTCGCGCTCCATCTTGTTGTTGGACTCTTGGAGCGTGCGTTGGTTCTCTTGGCACGTCATCAGGTCGCGCCCGTGACGTTCGATGGTGCGCTTCTGGCCCTCCAGGCGTTCCTGGTAGTCCTTGGCCTCCTTCTCCTTTTCTGCGAAGGCATTCTTGGATTCATCAAGTTCCTTTCGGGTGCTATCGAGCATCAGCTGCATGCCTTCCAGTGCCGAAGCCTCGTCCTTACGCATGATGAAAAAGGTCTGCGCAGTAGGAATGTGCCGCGTCACGTATGTCGTGGCTCCGGAATATCCAGCGGTGGGATCCGGGACTTGCTCTTGAACCGGCACATAGTCTCCCTCTTGGTACATCCCGATGAGTCGAAATCCCAAGAGTGATTGAGTTTCCACTTGACCTGCCGCAACTACTTTCACCTGTCCGTCGCCATTTTCGATTTCCTGGATCATCCGAACCTCCTATTCGTCTTCGTTCCACCAAGCCAGCGCCTTCTTCTCGTCGATGAATTGGCCCAGTTTCTCCTCGGCGTAGTAGACCTTCACCATCTCCTTGTGGGAGTCCCAGACGCAGCGGTGGTACATGCCGACAGCTTCGGACGCATCTTCCCAAGCTCGCTGCACTTCCTCCGCGCAGAGAGACTCGATGGAAGCTTCCGAGTAGGCCGTCATCTCGTCGTACAGCTCGTTCCAGTCCTCGATGTGCTCCTTGTTCTCCTTCTTGCACTTGATGAGCTGTTCGAGGGTGTCGTTGTACTCGGGCAGGATCTTGTCCAGCTCTTCGGCATAAGAGACCATCTCGGCCACCAAGGTCTGCCGAGCCGGCCCGCAATGACCGTGGGCCTCGCACCACAGCTCTTCGTCGGTGGCGCGGGGAAGGCCCATCTCCTTCTGGACGTCGGATACCCAGCAGTCGTCCTTGTACTGCTCGGCGATGCGCTCCTCTACCTCCTGCTCGGTCGCGGTCGGGTGGAAGTAGAAGAAGGCGCTGAGCAACACGAGAATGCCGCTTATCCCGAAGACCACCAACGCCGTCGTCAGAAAGTTTTCACCCTTCGCCTTCGGCTCGGGAGTTTCAACCTGGAAGGTGTCGTTGCCCTCGGCTCCGCAGTACGAACATTTGCCTTTGACCTTCATTTCAATTCTCCTCCAGCGCCACGCAGCCAGGTGCCCGTGTCGCTCTCGTGAGCTGCCAACCGGGGCCGCTCTCATCGATGTGATCGAGCTGACCGAAGAGACGGCAGATGTGGATGCGCTCGTCGGGGTAGGCCTTGCGGACGTACCCGGGAACGCCGTCCGTGGTGTTCGTTAGGAACGGGCACTTGGGCGAGCAGTGCTCGCCGTCAGCGAGGATGTAGAGCTGGACTTTCTCGGCCATCATACTCTCACATACAGTTCCACGTACTGAACTCTTCCTATATCAAAAGGCTCCCTCAGAGTCAACCCGTTTCACCGAGAAGTCTCCGCAACCGGTCGAACACGGCCACTGCTCTTTCCGCTTCGGATGTCCAGTACGAAGTTCGATCCTTCTTCGGAAGCTTCAAGAGCGCCCGCTTCTCCGCGATGGTCAAGGGATCGTTCTCGTTGTAGTGGTCAACCAGGAAGTTTCCGAGATCATCGGTCTCCACCAGGCTCATGTATGCCACCGGCAGGAACAAGTTGAACAGGTCACACATCTTCCGCTGGAAGTCCCGCAGAACATGTCTGATCTGTTCGACCTCGTGCTTCGCCTTCGGGTCGTGCATCAGATCGTCCAGAACCTCCTCTACGCCTCCTGGAGCCTGCATCTCGTAGGGTCTGCCTCCGTGAGACCTGACGAACGTCTCGACGTCGTGGCGGAAGCGGAGGTTGTCCTGGTATTCCAAGCTCTCTTCCAGGACCTTCTTCCGTATCTCGCTCTCCTCGCGCTTCTGGGACTTCTGAATAGACCGGCAGATCGACGCGACGAACTCGGCGTCCATCTCGGCAGTCGTCCGAGAGGCGTGGCGCACGATGGCGAGCCCGTCGCCGTGGGGTCTCATCCAGCCGACGCCCTCGGGCAGTTCCTCCTCCTTGATGACGGTCTTGGATGCGACGAACCAGAACTCGTGGCACATCTGCCGAGCCCACTCGTTCTTACCCGGATTCTGAAGCTCGTTGAGAAAATCGCTCCGACTGGCCTTGACCTCGAAGGCGCAGCGCGTGAGACCGTCGCTCGGCCAGAGGTAGACGACGATGGCGTCGACCCAGCTGCTCGCGGCCCAACCGGTCCCATTGGCCACCTGCTCGAAGAGAGCATACCGCTGCGACTCTCCGAACTTGTTTCGGAGGCGCTGGATGAGGTCCTCGGCAGTGTACTTCTTGGGTGGCACTAGTTCTTGATCTCCAAGATTTCCTGCACCTTCTTCAGGTCGCAGCTTTCCTTGCACTCCTCCAGCCCCCATTGGCACTGCTGAAGCTCCAAGGTGCAGTCACTCAAGGTCTCCTCCCATTCCTCGTGACCACTCCTGGTCTCATAGAAATCGACAATCTCGTCGATCTCCTCGTTGCACACCTCGATGGGGATGGAGCCGAAAGTCTCGTACTGCATCTCCAGCATCCAGAGATTGCTCATGTACCAAGGAGGATCGCAGTTGCAGAGGTCGCCACACTCGTCGTAGAGAGTCTGCTGACACCACTCCAGATCACTTCGGAGCTTTCCGATTCCGTAGTTCTTACTGAGCCAGAACCCTAGAACGCCTGCTGCTCCAGCAAGGATGAGCGCCAGTCCGATCATCTGTGCGGGGCTGATGAGCTTGATGCGATGAGGATTCTTCATCTCAACCCCACCCTCTCCTCACCTCGATTTCGAAGTAACCCTGGCAGTGAGGGCAGTGGACCGTGGTGACGCCCCTCTCCAGCTTGTTCATGCCCTTGTGGCGGACGATGCCTTCGCAGCGGGGACAGACGACGGGGACTTGAGTCTTGAGCAGCTCAAGAACGCGGTCCACCTTCGAGCCCACCTCCCTGATCAGTTGCTCCTCGATAGTGGCCATCACTGACTCTCCACCTTCCGGGCAGTTGCCACGACGCCCTCCAGATCCTCCAGCCAGCGCGGGCTGAACTGAGAGACGAGGAACCAGTTCTCATCATCTTCAATATACAGTTCAGCCACCATCCCCTTCCTACCATCTGGATCGAGAAGACGTTCGGTGAGCCGGATGCCAAAGATGCGCCCGGAGATCGTGATGTGCTTCTTCTTGAGAGGTAGGTAGCGTTCGGTCTCCCAGTCGTAGATACGCATGTCCGTGAAGATCTTCGGCAGTTCGACCGGAGGGGCCGTACCGCCCTTGAGGTCCCGGATCTCGTCTTCGAGCATCTCGACCTCGTCCTCCAGCTCCACGATGCGCTGCTGCTCTTCCTCCCGCTCGCACTCCCCGCAGAACCAGCGGTCTTCCTGACCCTGGTACATGGAGTTGTCGCCGTGGTTGGTGATCCAGTCGCGCGGACACTTCGGCTTCTCGTTCATTCCAGCACCAGCTTTCTTGCGACTTCAGGCGTCGTATTGCAGGTGGCCGCGACGAACACGGCGAACTTGTCCAGCTCCATCTCGGCCTCCACCAGCTGCTCGCGCAGGTAGATCGCCGCCTCGGACATCTTGCCGGTGCCCCGGCACATGCAGGGTTTCTTCGAAAGAGGTTCGCCAGCTCCCAGGCAGACGTCACAGATGTTGTCGGCCTTGGCCTCCTGGTAGGCATGCACGAGCCAATTCGCCATCTCCAGGAGCGCAGAGTACGGGTCCTTGTATCCACCCGTCTGATGAAGCTCCTTGTCATCAACCTTGAGCGTGATGACAGAGTAGGGATCCTCGTTCTTGCCTTTGGTGGTGAGGATGATCTGGTGCATCAGTCGGCCTGCGGCGGCGTGTAGTCGAGCAGAACGTCGCCGTCCTTGAACGGAGCGTGGTGCATCCAGGAGTTGGTATTGCGGACGACCTTGGGAGTGTGGCTCCGCATGTTGGAGAGCAGGATCTCCTGGTCCGGCTTGTTCTCGCGCTCCACGTCTTCGACGGTCAGCAGCTCGCCGCCGAGGTGGTACGTGCAACTCGTCGCCGTCCGCTTGCTGTCGAAGTCGTCGTCTCCCCGAGTCCGGGTCGTGAAGTAGAAGGCGTAGGGAGTCGCGCCGTAGCGCTCCTTGACCGATGCGGCCATCTCCATCGCCTTCTGGACGTCCCAGCTGTCGATCTCGTAGGTCGACTCCTCGGACACGAAAGTTCCCGGACTCAGGAACGTGACGAAATGCTTCTCGATTTCCATCTCAGGCCTCCTCGAAGGTCATGTCCTTCAGCTTCTGGATCTTCTTCTCCAGATTGGCGATTTTCTTCAACCGGAGTTCCTCGGCGCGCTTGGCGGCATCGGCCTTGTTCTCAAAGGCATCTCTCCCCATCCTCAAGAAGACGCCCCAAGAGCCGTCCTGCTTGAAGTACACCTTGAGGTTGTTATTGACATCGCTTGAAAATTGACCTTCGAGCTGCTGAAGACCCTTCGTCTCCCATCTTTTCACTGACCAAACCTTGGCCATCTCAATCCTCCTCGTCGACCTTGTCGACTCCGGCCTGCTTGAACAGGTCGCCCAGACTCGTACCGATCTTCACCCCGGACCTCTTCTTTTTCTTCCGCTGCGGAAGATCGACCTCGACGGACTCCATCTTGAATCCGTGCAGCTTCCGATACGCTGCGCGTCCGCGCTTGACTTGCCGCAGCTCCTCCTCGCGGTCCTCTGCCAGCGCCGCCAACATGGCCTTGGCCCCGGCGTCGATGACGATGTCGAGGGGATTGGCGAACTCGTCGTTCTTTTCGTCTGCCGCAGCAGTCGCAGATGAAAGTCGGACTTTGGCAGAAACGACCGAGACCATCCCTCCAAAATCCATTGGAATCTTGCCACATCTCGTCCGGTGGCGTCGGAGAACCCGGGACTTCGAAGACTTCGTACATCTTCAGCTCTTCTTCCTGCGGATCACGTCTCCGCGTTCTACGGCGTACAGGAACTGCGGATACCAGATTTTCCACTCGCCCTCGGAGTCAAGACCCTTGTAGGGCTTGGCCGTCAAGTCGGACAGGACGCGTCCGATGAGATCTTCCGACCGATGTGGCTGTTGCCCGTTGTAGAGGCTCGTGGTTCCCGGCATCTGGAGCGGCTTGCCGTTGCCCTCCTCGCGCCCCACACGCTCGCGTAGACGCCCCAGCGCGATGTCACGCCCCCGAACCCGGTTGAACATGTCGGTCGGGGCACAGAAGGCCGCTCCGAAGAGCCAGAGGTCGCTGTCCTCGTCGAGCCGTTTATAGGCTAAGGTGACCGCACCGTTCTTCTCGGTACGGACGTGCATGAACTTCACTCCGTTCCTCATATCAATCTTTCCTCGCTTTCTTTCGTTCCAGCTGCCCCCTCAGCGTGTTGGCGTAGCGTGTGCTCAACCCGCTTGTTTCCATGAACTTCGGATGGACGGAGAGAACTCCGTGATCGACAAAAACCTCTGCATGACCGTACCAACTTTTCGAAAGAGGCGAGCAGAAGTTGACGTACCGATTGTTTATCCAGATTCGATCCTTCTGTTCCTTGGTGACGTACATATCCACTTCGGAAGCAAGCTCTGCGATCTGCTTCTTGAAGTGGGGAGTCAAGGCACTCGCAGGCACGATAACCACGATGCCGGTTCCGGGCTCGTAAGTACCGTCCATCCGTTTGAGATAATCGAGAGCATCCAGCAGCATCGTGGTGCTACGCCCCGTTCCGATCAGCTCTTCCTCGGAGAGATGCGAGTATTCGCCGGCACGATGCCGTTTCACTACGGACCAATTTATCATTTTCAGTCCTCCATCTTCATCTCGACGGTCAGCCTTTTGAGCGGCTTCTCCAGAACCAGCGTCCCCCTGACAGCGTGCCTTGAGCCTGTCCTCCATCTTCCCGGTGAAGGTGATGTTGCCACGCCGATCGAAGTCGGAGAACTCTTCCAGAAAGTGGTTCCAGGGCAAACCGGCGAAGGTCCACCGGGCGCGCTTCTCCTCGGCCACCACGACGCACTCGAAGTGACGTTGGCCGATCTGGGCCGTCCCCACGAGAATACCGTTCTGCCTGCGCTCCCAGCTCATCTCGGGCATCTCAGTCTTTCCCTCCTGGGGGCCTCAGCGCCTCGTTCCAGGACACCGGATGCAGCCGCAGGAACTCGTACCGGACTCCCTTGTCCTGGGCAGCTCGGTCGAAGCAGGATGGGCACAGGACGACGTCGGGGTCGCCCACGACTTCCATCCAGATGTCGTCTTCGATTTCGAAGCCGATCACGTTCCGATCGCCGCACCGGTAGCAGGTCTCGCAGGGCCACTCCTCCAACGAGTCGCGTCGAGGGACCTGACGCTTGAGATTATTGTGGACCGTGGTCTCCTCGCACTGTGCCAGCAACCCGCAGATCCGATCCGCCGGAGAGGGCACCGGGAGCACGACACGATGCTCGCTGACGAGCGACTTCACCACGACCTTCTCGTGCATCGTATCTTCGACGATGAGCACTCCACCGAACTCAGGAGGGCTCCAAGGGACCTTGTAGTAGAGAACATGCGCCGTCCCGTGCCAGCCGGGTTCCCGATGGAGAATTGCGGCCATCGTTCCCAACGGAGCCAGGATCACCATATGGTTGCGTCGGATGCAGCTCTTTTCGACTTCGATGATGGCGTCCAGGAGGTCTTGTGCTCGAAGCTCTTTCATTTCCTCCACCATTCCTCGGCCAGGACGAAGAAGATGACTCCCACCGTCAGGAACAGCCCCATCACCGTGAGCGGGAATATCTTGAAGATGGAGCCCACGAAGAAGAACGCGGGACCGGCCAAGAGAGGAATCAACCGAGCCAGCTTACCCCAGTTCATGCTCACTTCTCCTCGGGCGGATTCATCATGACGTGGCCTTTCCACTGACGACCGCCGATGCTCGCCGTCCTGATGTCCTTGAGCAGCAGCGCCAGGTCCTCGACGGACGTGTCGACACGCGGCTCGTCGCCGAGCAGCTCCTGGATAAGGTGGACTCGCCGGGTCATCTCGTTCGGATCATCATCCGGAGCGCTCAGCGTCTCAAACACCCATTCGGCTTTCAAATACTCGTCGTTCCATCCGGGATGAGTCTCTGGCTGCATTCCGAGCACGGTGACGATCTGCTGTTCCCGTTCCGCGAGTCGACTTTGAAGTCGATGCAGCTCCTTGAGCGCGTCTGGAATAGAATCGAAGCCGGCGTCGAACAACGATTTCTTTGCAGTATTGACTACATCTTGAAGCCAATCCCGCGCCTTCTCCAACTCGGCGATGCGGTCGTCCTGGGACTCGATGTAGTCGAGCACATCTTCCATTACCTGCTTGCCCTCCATGAGGGCTTCGGCCATGTCGCGCTTACTCGTCATCGTCCTTCTCCAGCACCTCCGTGTTCAGCTTGGGGAACACCGGGATACCGCGCGCCTCCAGCTCGCGACGGAGGTGCAGGTTCTCCTCCTCCAGCTCACCGCATTTCTGAAGCGCATCATTCAGCTGTTTCGTAAGCGTTACCGCCTCCTGCTCGGACGAGACGTATTCCGACAACGAGTACCACCACTCGACACCCTCTTTGGGAACCGAAGTGTAGCCCCAGAAGCTCCCGTCGACCGGGACTGCCGGAACGAGGTTGCCGATCTGATCGCTACCCGGCTGTAGCTGTTCACCTTGATCCGTCTCGGCGCAGGAGCGGCAGAGTAACTCGATGCAGCTAGCAACGGTTTGATACTGCCGCCAGAGGCGTACTCCGTGGGCTCCGCAGCCCAGACATTTGTAGTCTGCGGGTAGATAGCCGGGAGGATACTGGGCCTTGTTCGTCGGATGCGCTTCCATTGTTTTCAGCCTTCCTGGACAACGCTCCACGGTCCGCCGACGAAGTCGGCCTTGTCCCGCGACCAGAATGGAGCCACCGGCAGCATCAAGGAAGTCCCGTGGTACCAAGGCCCCTTCGCCAGCCGGCGATACCAGCGGAAGTCTCCGAGCATCCAATCGAGGAACTTCATCTCACTTCTCCCGTCCGGGCCAAGTCGCACCATGCTCGACCATCCACTCGAAGAAGCGGTGCAGATAGTCCGCTTCCGACTCATCTTCCCGGCGCGGGTTCTCGCGCACGAAGGTGTCAACATATCGTTCCATGTTGGATTCCTCCCTCGGCTTCAGCGTGTTCACGCTGCGGTACACGGGCAGTGGTTCGGGCTCCGACTTCTCCAAGGCATTCATCAAGATCAGCACGGACCGGAGGTCTTCCTGCACTTCAAGCGCGTCCACGCGTCCTGGATGGCCGTACTTGAGGCAGAGGTACTGGAGACGGTCTACACCGGCTGCGAGGTCTCGTTCGGCCTTCCCGGTCCGCAGCAGCCATTCGCTCGCCGTCAAGCCCTCCTTGGTCTTCACGTTGAGCGCCACCGCCCGCTCCTCCTTCAGACGGTCGTTCTCATCGAGAAGATCGAGGTACTCATTCCGAAGACAATCAGGACACCACCAAGCGTTGACTTCAAGCAAAAATCGAAGCTCGTCATGCTCTTCACCACAATTATCGCAGCATCCTTCTTGATCGTTCATCTCAACAACCCCTCTCGAAACGGCCACACTGACACCGATCCGGACCAGTTCCTTCGGTCGACCGACCGCCCTCGGGGCAGATGTGGACGCGCTCCAGCACCTCGTACAGATCGTCTATCTGGGTCTTGAGCTTCTCGTTCTCGGCCTCGGCTGCTTCGGCGCGCACCAGGACTCTTCCGACCTTGTCGTTCTCTTCGTGGAGCAGCTTGACCAGCTCGACGACGCGATCACGAAGGCGATTACGCTCGTTGACGACGAGTTCGTAGAGAGGGACGCAGTCCTTCTGAACCAGGAGGGTACCCGACGAGCCCCCATCTTCGTGCCGTTCGTCGAACGGCACTTTCACGCATTCAAGACGCATCTACTTCTCCAGTTCGGCCCAATACTTTTTGTGGGCAGCCACCTGCTCCTCGATCTTCAACGGCTCGCCCTTCAGGTGCCGCTGGAACGAGGTCAGGATCAGGCTGCTCATGTCGTCGGCGTGCTCCAGCCCCAGCTCGACCATGTACCTGTGAATAAGGGTCTCGGGTCGGTCGCCGCTAGGATCGTACCAGAGGCCCCACTCGTTGCGTAGGAGCCGACCGAGCCCGTGGTGGTATTCTACTGGGTCGTGCTGCTTGAACTCTTCGAGATTCTCCGAACTCCCCATGTTCTTCAGAATTCGGAAACAGTCCTCCAGATCCTTGGGCTGTTCGATAACCAACGGGTCGACATCCGAGACAGTCGTACCGGCCAGCTCCTCCAGCCGGACGTTGCAGGGAGACGACTTGCGCCATATCTGCTCCCCGATCTTCTCCAGATCGAGGGGGAACCGGAAGACGATCGTCAGCTCGCCTAGGCCGTCCTTGTTCGTGACGTAAGCCGTCCCGCAGCGAGGGTGCTCGTATCGCTCCAGATTGTCACCTACCCAGGAACGGAAGACCTCTTTGAACACAGGCATCAAGGCTCCGTCCTCACCGTGCTCCAGATCCTCAACGGAAACGTCTATCGTGATTTCCGATTTCTTCATCTCAGTCCTCCATCATTTCGTGTTGCATCAACTCGTCCAGCTCGGGATCACAGGTCCAGCTGGATGCGCGCAGCTCTTTCACGATTCGAGCAGCGATTTCAGCCACCGCTGGAACTGCGTCTCCCATGAAGAAGGTAGACGCTACTATGTCGCCGGGTCTGAACCGTATCTCCACTCCCCCGTTTCCCAAGAAGTAGTAGATATTGCCGCCAACCGTGTACGGGGAGTATTCGATTTTGTGAGCAGCACAAAAGGCGTCCCATTTATCCGGCTCGACTGGTTCCTCGAACTTCATGTAGATCGCACTGCTCATCCCCTCCTCCGATCTCGCAACGACGCAGGCATCCGAGACACATAAGGTGCGCGCTCCGGAAGATACTCCCAACCCAAGAAAACGGGCTGGAGCACGAACTGCCCGTTACACAGCTTGAGCAGCTTGAAGTACTTCTTTGAGAAGATCGGCTGCCCACGCCTTGGGTACTCGTGACTGTCGTAGTCACCCCACGCCATCTCAGTCCTCCACTGCCGGTCCCAGAACCTCGTTGAAAGACCTGTGCTCGAACTCGATCATCGAGATGCGAGCCCGAAGAGTGCGCCTCCATTTGTCGGCTGCGGCGCAGCCCTCACATTTCGCGATCTGATCTGAACTGTATCTATCCACCCGGTCGGTATGATGTTTTCGATCGCTCCTTGCGCCGTTCTCGTGCCGGCACAGACGGCGCTCGTACCACCTACGCCGCTCCTTGTAGGGAAAGAGGAGGAGCAGCACGAGCATCGCGAACAAACGTGGCAGGTAGACAAACATCAGGTCGTAGAGCATCTCAATCCTCCATCTTCTTCATCACCAACTGAATCTCCTGTACCGTTAAGGAACCGTCCTCGCCGCAGCCGGAATATCGCGTGAGATAAATTTCGCCGTTGTCGAGCGCCCGGTCGAGTGCATCATCATCGAGACCTAGCGCTTCTTTTATCTGCTTCCGAAGCGACAATGCCAGGTCGCAGACGCAGGTATTGCGGTCGCGCCGACCTCCGCAGTGCTCACAAATTTCGGACATCTCGATCTTCCTCTCAACTATCAGCTGTTATGCGGGGGTCGCATCAACCAGCATCTCGTCCAGATCGGCCAGGCCCCGTCGGTCATGACGATCTTCGCTCCGGGCTTCTTCTCGTCAGCCATCATCGTTCTCTAAGAGCTTCTTCTGACGCTTCACTTCCAGGCCACCCATCCAGTGAAATTCCTCGTCCGGCTCGATGGGCTTCTCGCACACTGCACACGGGAAAGGCTTGAAGCTGATCAGCCCCAAACAGATCTCCGGGAACCCTTCGGGGTAGGCACGATCCCAACACTCCTTGCAAACCGTCAGGTTATCGTAAGCATCAGCCCCCATCTCAGCTCACCTTGAACCTCTTGTAGAAGTTCTCGTACTCTTTCCGGATGTTCCGACCCAGCAGATCCGAGCAGACCCGGACCGCGTACTCGTTGGCGTGCTTCTCGCTCTGATACCTCCGAGCCAGCCTGCCGAACCGGTAGCCGCGCGGATAGGTGTAGATGTGCCCCATCTCATGCGCGAGCACGAAGAGCTTCTCCAGCGCGCTGAAGCCCGGCGCGATGACGATGGTGTACTGGCATTCGATGTGGGGGACGACATAGCCGTACTTCTCCAGATCGAACACCACGATGCAAGGGCGCTCGGCCCCCAGCTGGTTCTTCACCATCGCGACGGCGGCAGGAGGAGAGAGCTTCATCTTCAATCTCCCGCCAGCTTCCGTAGGGCCTTGACCACCTTCTTCTTGGTCTCGGGGTCCATGATGGCCTGGTTGGTCCAGGCCCACTGTACGCGCCGCCTCATGTGGGGAGCCGGGGGCTCGAACGCGCCGTTGGCCACGAGCTTGTCCATCCGAGGATGCAGCACCGTGAAGCGCCCGTTCTGGAAGTACCGCACCTCCAGCTGCGTCGAGTACGAGACCTTGGCCGTCGCGATTTCGAGTTGAGGCACCTCAGTCTCCAGGCTTCCTGTCGCGGGCCTGGAGGCGCTCCAGGCTCTCCTCCAGCGTCAGGCCGACGAAGGCCATGAAGAGCACGGTGCCGTCCTCTGCGAGCCCCCTGAGCGTCTGGGAGGGCAGCTCCTCGTTTATCCTGATCTCGGCGGTGGCGAGATAGTCGGGAACCTTCGTCGACATCCTGCCGACGAGGCCCTCGGCAATCTCTGCCCGGGAAAGCGACGGCTCGATGATCGCGGACATGTTCTGAACCACATCGCTCATCAGCGACCGGTTCAGCTCGATCTTCGCCGTCGTGCGCCCGTTGCACACCGCGTCGAGCGTGTCGAGGGTGAGCGCAGGGATGCGGTCGGGCTTGTAGGGAGCGCCTTCCACCTCGACCACGGGCACGTTCGGCTTCCAACCGCCGCAGTTCCAGTGAGCCGCTGTGTAGGGCCACTGGGAGAGGCCGAAGTTCTCGTCGGTAGTGTCGATCAGGTGCGCGTAGTTCCAGATGACGTGAGGCGGCGCTCGGCGACAGGGCTGCATCACAACGTCGGTGCCCTCCAGCTTGCGCGGCTCGTCCTTGGGGGCCATGCCCCAGGCCCGACAGTTGTCGCACCTGCGCGGCCAAGGCTCGTCGTCGGACAGCTCGAATCCCATCGCCTCCGCGTACTCTTTCTTGCTTTCCATCTCAGCTCCTCAACTTCAATCTTCCGTGAGCGCGGCCTCGACCTCGTCGAGCCTGAAACGTTGGAGACGGTCAGGACCCAGGTAGTGGACCGGAATGCTTCCTTGGTCCACCCACTTCTGTACCTTCTTCACGGTCGTCGAGAAGTGCTGTGCGATCGTTTCGATGTCAACAAACTTTCCCGGAGACACCGAAGGCGGAGCTGAAGAAGGTTCGTTCTCCGTCACCTCCTCCTGTTCCGGCTGCGAAGGAGGTTCAGACGGAACATCGAGGATCCGGATGATGGTTCTCCGATTCCTCCCCTTTCCGTTTTCGATCAACTTCGCGCCTCGCAGCTTTCGGAACACTCCGGTGACCGTGCTCAGGTGCAAACTCAACGCGGTGCCGAAGTCCGCAGCCCGGGTTGCAACGACATGAGAGGGGGACTTAGCTGCCTCCTTCCAGAGATAAAGCGCGACCTTGAGCACCGAGTCACCCCGAAGCTCCTGAACACGCTGGAACCACTCCCAAGGGAAGTCCTCGGCCCACTTGAAGTGATCGTCCGACAAAACCGGAGGCACCTCCACCTGCTGCTCAGGAAGATCAACTTCTTTCGAGGGCGTCTTCTTTTTCGAAGATGCCTTTTTCGTAGGTACAGACGGTTCCTCGAAGGGAGCGATCTGGAGGTCCTGATCAGGATCCAACGCCTGCATGCGGATGAGATCCTGAGCCGCCTGGAAGTCGATTGCCACGGTCGACGATCTCCGAGAAGAGCGTCCGGGAATGTGCAACGACGCCGCGTAGTGCTTGGTATTCTTGAACTTCCCGTGAAAGGTGGGATAAAGAATCTTCACCGCATCCGCGACGTCCTGTAGAAGATACGGCTTCGCTTCGGGAAGGGTGTTGTCCGGCAGCAACTTGCACTTACTGATCGCCTTCTTCACATCTTCGACCTTGAAGAACGCGGTGGCGAAGTCAGGATCCAAAGGCCTGTGCCGCTCCCGAAGTCCGCAGTAGAACGCGAGATGGCAGACCATGTCCCGAGTGAGCTTCGTCTCTTGAAGCAGCTCCTTCAAAGGGAGCCAAGCCGTATCTTTGAGATCCGCGAGCCCGTACTTCTGGAGAACGGCGCTCAGATCTTGCGCCGAGATTTCCTGAACTTCGGGAAGCGTGTCAGGGGGGTAACCGTCTCCCGTCCCGGGGGGCGCAGCATCAGGCACAGGCGGCGTGACTGCTTCTCCGATCGGCTGCCCTATACCCAACGAAGGAGGAGCCTGTGCAGGAACAGGAGGGAGTTCCGCTTTCTGCTCCGGGTTATCCTGGGTGTTGTCACTCTCGGGGTTGTTCTGGTCTCGATTCTTTTCATCTTCGGACATCTCGTACTCCTCCATGTCGTGGCTCGGTTGTTCTCCGTTCTCGACCTCGCGTACCTTCCTTGACCAGAGGAAGGGGAGTAGCTAGTTCCCGCGAAGTTCTCCTTTTCCACAAACTCTTTCTCAACATACAGTGAACAGATCTCTCGATGTCATGGACCGTGCTGTCGAGACTTCTAACCCGTCTCGCAGGGATTGAAGGATCGAACTCCCAAGATCTGGAGGCCCGCGATGCCGAAGTCGAGACTTCTAACCCGTCTCGCAGGGATTGAAGGGCGGTGCGGGTCCTATCATCGCTACTTGGGACATCGGTGTCGAGACTTCTAACCCGTCTCGCAGGGATTGAAGGAAATGGAGTCCATCGAACCCAACATCGTCGAAATGTCGAGACTTCTAACCCGTCTCGCAGGGATTGAAGGTAACTAGACTGAGAATAGCTTGGTTATGTGAAATGCGTCGAGACTTCTAACCCGTCTCGCAGGGATTGAAGAAACGTGTTGAAAACGTGCTACGAGCCGGACAACATGTCGAGACTTCTAACCCGTCTCGCAGGGATTGAAGGGAAGCTACCGTCGCCTACGCGACCAGCGAGCCCATCTGTCGAGACTTCTAACCCGTCTCGCAGGGATTGAAGGATCGATAGCCGGGCGGCGCACGCCTCCGTTGCGCTGTCGAGACTTCTAACCCGTCTCGCAGGGATTGAAGGCGGAGCGATCTCGCCGGGCAGTTCGAGCCACAACTCCGGGGGTCGAGACTTCTAACCCGTCTCGCAGGGATTGAAGGCGGTTTTCCGCCTCGGTACCCGAGGTCGGATCAAGATGTCGAGACTTCTAACCCGTCTCGCAGGGATTGAAGGGAGTGAAAAGATCGACGCCCTCTCGTGATGCTGCTTCGTCGAGACTTCTAACCCGTCTCGCAGGGATTGAAGGGGCGCGTTCCGCGACTTCAATGATCGCGGCGAGATAACCACCCGATTTCGAGCGGTCCGTTTTTCGCTCGAACGCGCTCCCGATTTTTTCAATCATTTCGAACGATGAACTCCTCCACCGATCCACCGCTCGAAAATCGAGAGATCTGTTCACTGCATGTTGTCAAAGAGCTTTCGAACTTCTAAGACTCTAGAGGAGCCGGGCCTTCGCCGTTCCGCTCCTCTTCTTCCTTTTTCCGCTTCCGAACGACTTTCTTCCCCTTGTTCCGGTTCTTCTGAGCGTCCGACATCTCCCGCACGAGCACGCTGCCATCGGCTATCTTGACGATCTTGTTCTCTCGGTACAGCCGCATCATGTTCCGGGCCGCGTTCGCGTCCTGGTCCCAGGTGCGACCGCACTTCTCGCAGGTGTGCTCCACCTTCGGAATCGGGTCCCAGGGCGCATCGTGCCCGCAGTCGAAGCAGCGCTGGGTGGTCATGGCCGGGTTCACCCAGACGACCGTGCCGCCACGCGAGAGGAACGCCTGGATGAGCGTCTCGCGGAACTCGGAGAGCGCCGCTTCTTTCTGCTGCCGCCGCGCCCGCCGGATCTCGACCTTGTCGCTTCCCGGAAGCTCATGCTTCTGCATCTTGCTCAGATCGATATTTTCGAGCACGAGGACCTTGAACTCCCGCGCCAGCGCAGAGTCCACGCACCGGTAGTGATCCTCGCGCTGCAACAGCGACTTGCGCCGCTGGCTCTCCTGCCACTGCCAGAGGTGCCGGTCGCCGCCTTCGAGACGCCGCGCCTCCTCGTCGTAGACGCCTCGCTGCCAGCGGTCCAGGATCTCGAAGCCCCGTTCGTCCCCCTTCCACCGCGACTCCCTCCAGAGCCGCAGCAGCCACGCGAACCGCTTGGGGGCCTCCCACTTGGCGATGCCCCGGGTCGACTCCCTGAACCACTTCGGCAGCGCGCTGCGCCGCGCCTTGATCCACGCCCGAAGCTCGGCCAGCATTTCGTTCTGCTTCAGCTGCCGGGTCTGCTGGAGCGTTTCGACGCGCTGGAACCCGGCGACCACCTTCGACGACATGCACTGCTCGTGGCCCACCTCACCCTCGTCCGGGTTCTTAAGATAGGCGGCGTACTCTCGATCATCGATCAGGTACGCGATCCGGATTCGGGGCACCTCCACCTCCTGCTTCCGCAGCCCCCGCTTCTTCCGCTTCCTACCCATCTCCACCGTCTCGGTCCCTCGCTTGCGCCAACCGATATCGACGGCCACGACCCCGCGCCCCGTCCCGTAGTCCTTGTGACAATCCCCCGAATCCACCTCCAGATGGAGGTGCAACGTCCACCGGAGCCGGGTGGTGATCTTCTCCCGCTTCACGACCGCCCACTTGATGCGCGCCTTCGGAGGCAGCGGACGATGCATGATCACTGGGAACTCCGCCCAGATGGGATCACGACCGCTCTTTCCGCCGCTGCCGACCCGGATTCGAGCGATGCCGCGTCGACGTATCCTCCGATGCCGGAGCACCTCCTCCCCCATCTCGGGCTCCATGTCCAGCTGGAACATGGTGTTCTGGCAGTTCAGGACGCGCTCGACGGAATCCCCCTTCTGGAGTTCGACGCCGAAGATCACCTCATCATCGAGACTCTTGAACTTGGGGTCTCGCTCGACCCAGATGCCCTTCTCCTCGTTCCACTTCCAGAGGCTGTCCCTCAGCGACATCCGAGAAGCCTCCCGCGCCCTGTTCACCAGGAGATAGGTCCCCCAGTAGAGCTTCCCCAGCTCCTCGTCCGTCTCGGTCACCTTCTCGTAGGTTCCATCCTTGAATTGCACGTAGGCTTCGTGCAACTCCTGCTTCTCCCGCTGCTGGGCTTCCGCGCGCCGAGCCTTCAACTCGTCGCTTAACTCCACCTTCTTCCTCGGCTCCTCCTTCCCCGGCTCGTCGTCCGACTCGGAACCGTTCTTCAACTCCCGCAGCTTTGCCCACGCCTCGTTCTTGAGATCGCGCACCTCCCGGAGACGCATCCGCTCCTGCGGGGTGTCGGACCGGGATCGAGACCTCTTGCGCTTCGTCCTGAGATCCTCCTGCATCTCCCGGAGGAGCTTTTCGAGACGCTTGACCTCGGTGAAGGCTTCCCGCATCTCGTCGCTCGCCCCCATCAGGTCCAGAGTGTGCTGCTGGTAGATTTCCCGAAGAGTCGCCCGCAGACGACGCTCCGCCTCCACACACTGGTTGTTGTACCGCTGCGACAGGACGATCTGCTTCTCCACCAGTTCGGCGTTCTTCGTCGGACCGAACGGCAGCCCATACACATAGGCGAGCTGGGGACCTCGGACCCTCGGCTTGCCCGGCTTCTTCTTCCGTTTCGTCTTCGATGTCTTGCGCGTCATCTCAATCTCCCATAGCTCGCATCCTCAGTTAATATACAAGAACCACTCAAGTACTGATCACCTCTCTAAGTTGCAGGGATCACTTCGTTCCGCCAAGTTCCATTCCGCCAACTTGCTCCAGCGCCAACTTGAACATCTCGATGGTGCAGCCCCGCTCGCGGACGGGGTTCGTGAGCAAGTTCATCATCTGGCCCATCGTGTCCGTGTCGTGAACTTCGAGGATGCCATTCGGCTCGACCAGCTGGACTTCGCCCTTCTTGACGATGTACTCGACGACGGGATGTGTGTCCTCCTCGCACTGCTCGCCGTCGAAGAGCTGGCAGCGGAGATCGAGGTACGGGAACATCTCGGCGATCTTCTTCCACTCCTCCAGGACGTACTTCACGCTGGGCCACTTCCCGATGTTGTAGTCGTTGCAGAAGATGTTGCCGCTCCAGTCGCACCAGCCGTGGGGACCTCCGACGTAAGCCGATGCAACTCGATGGTTGGCCAGGAACTCCAGCGAGAGGTGCCCGAAGCCCTTCCCGACCTTCTCCAGCTCGTCCCAGTCGTAGTGGGGGTAGCCTTCGTGCTTCCACTCCAGTCCCATCGCGCGGACCAGCTGGCGCTCCCAGTCCTCGTCGTTGGTGGAGATGTAGTCGAAGACCGAATCGGTCTTCATGATGATCTCCCGAGCCTGCTCGTCGGTCACCTTCTTGCCGCGCACCGACAGCGCCGGCCACTTCGGCAGACCACGGTCCAGGAGTTCCTCTTGGGTTGACATCTCAATCCTCCGGCAGCAGACCGGCCTCACGGGCGCGCTGCATCACGTCCGCGCAATCGGTCAGCATGTACATCCCACTCGCCGTCACAGCGGCCTCGACCGCCTTCTCCTTGCTCTCACGACGAGCCTCCTCGACCGTCTCCTTGAAGCCGTCGATCAGCTCCTGGCAGCTGGCGACCTCTTCGGAGCTGGGCGCGTCGAGCTGGGCCACCACCTCGCTCGGCGAGCCGCCCGCGCTCAGCCAGATGACCAGCAGCCCCATGATCGTGACGAGCCCAATCAGTATCGCGATGATCTTCATCTCATTCCTCCTGTCCCGGCACGGGCCGGTCGTTACACCAGCCACCCTTGCACGTAACTGAGTCCAGGGCGTGCGTCGGCATCAACAGTGAGCAAACAACTACCCCGGTTATCATGACGCCGCCGATGATCGCCCACATCGCCGTCTGGTACAGGTGGTGGTTCTTGATCTTCCGGTTCAGCACCTTGCTGACCCAGATCAGAAACGCGGCTGCGGGGAAGGCATAGAACGAGATGAGCAGGATTGTGCCTTCTACCGATTCGAAAAAACTCATTGTTCCTCTCCCGGCACGGGCCGGTCGGGGTACACCTCCGACCAGGGTTTCCAGTTTCGATGGTTATTTCTGGATTCCACATCTTGAGAAGCTTTTGTAAGCTCTTCGTCCATATAGATAGATCCCAACTCCCGCCAGAGAAATGTCTTCTTGCCGACCCCGGTCACAAGTGCGACTACATGTGTTTTATAGGCCCTCAAATATCTCACCAGCACGTCCCCGCGCTTCACCACCGTCCCGTTCGACAACGTGAGCGTGCGTTGCTCCAGGACCTTCTGAACTTCCAATACGAGTTCCGACTCATTCAGAACACTGCCGTACTGGGCGTGAGGGAATCCCGCCGCCTCCCCTATCGTCCACAGCAGGTTGAGTCTTCGGTTGACGGTGTGTTCGTGATACTTCTCCTCGCCTCGCAGTCGCTCATTCTCCTCCTGTAGCGCATCCTTCTCAGCGAGCGAGCCGATGAAGTCATTGATCTGATGATGGAGGTTGGTGTTCTCCTTCTCCAGCTCGGCGATGCGCTTGTCCTTCGCATCGAGCGTCGCGAGCCGGGCGTCGCGTTCTTCCTTGGTCTCGTAGCGCCCGGTGTCCGGATTCCAGTAAGGTCCACTCATCTTGAATCTCCTGTTCAACTTCCTCTCTTCCGAGACCGGTAGCGCTTCACCCGCGCCAACCCCTTGGCTCGCACCCGATCCCGGTACTCCTTCAGCTCCGCCACCTGGGCGCGGAGCTGCGTGTTCTCCTTTTCCAGCTCGGCGATGCGTGCCGGCACGCAGATCGTCTCGCCGTCAACCACGACGTTCCCGTTGGGATCCTGAGAGCACTTGCCGTTCTCGAACTCGCCAACCGTCTTGCAGTAGCGCGGCACCCACGACGGGCAGTTCCGCGACGTGCACCGCGCCACCCCGTCCACCAGCTTCGGCTGAACCTCGGGCACTCAGCGCTCCTCGACCAGCTGGGCCACGACTACAGGCTCCAGGCTGCATGGCTCACACAACGTAATCTCCACCGGCTCCATCAGCGGCTCGGTCATCTCTTCGTTCGGTCCCATGATGTTGGCCAGCAGGGCGTTCCCACCGAGCATCCCGGTCAGGTGGTCCTGCCGCACCACCGCGTCCCGTTTCACCCCGTGCCGCTCGATCTTCAAGGTCCAGAAGATGGGCAGCCCGGCGTGCCCGATGGGTTTCCCGCAGCTCGCGCAGATCGCTCGCTTCCTCAGTTCGTCTTCACGCATCTCAATCCTCCCGCTTCCAGCCGAGCCTCTCCAGTCTTTCGACTTCCGCCGCCACCTCCTCCTTGCTGTCGTAACGTTCGATTCCGACGTAGGTGAGTATCGCGTTGCCCGGCACATCGTAGACGACTTCCTCGATCTGATACTCGCCGTCACCGTCCACAATCGTTAAACCCACGAACGGCGACAGCGGCATGTCGACCTTCAGCACCATCCTCGCGTCCGTGCTGCAATAGCCGAACTTCTCGCAGCTGAGCCTCAGCTTGATCTCCACCTTCATTTCAGTCCTCCCGAGCTGCCAGGACCTCAGAGCGTCCTGATGTCCTCCGTCATCTTCAGAAGATCGATCTCCTCTTTAACTGCGAGAATCGTGACCTTCGTCTTGCTGCCGGGTGGCGTCGTCAGCCTGATGAGCTTCTTCTTTCTGAGTGCCTTGAGTGCTCGGGAGACAGTGCTGCGGTCACAACCGATCCACTCGGCGATGTCGTTAATCGGTACCTGCATCGATGCCGAGTTGATCTCGGCTGCCATGTTCCAGAGATAGATACCGACGTCGAGAGTGCGACCCTTGGCCCGAGCGGCGCGCCGGAACCAGTTCATCGGGAAGTTCTCTAGCCGTCTTGAGTTCTGGAACAACCGTGGCACGATGCCTCTGGATCGTTCCAAAAGCATGTTTTCGTACTTATCGGAGAAGTAGTTCAGCTCGTTGCAGAGTTGGCCCAGCGCCAACTTCGTTTCGGCATATGGAGAGATCGGTTCCATCTCAGTCCTCCCGAGCTGCCAAGATACGGAGCGTATCGAGGTCCTCGATGACCTCGGCCACCCCCACCATCAGCAGCCGCCCGTCGAGCCTCTCGGTGCGCGGCTCGTACTTCCGGAACAGGTGGTCGATCTGGTTCTTGACGCGCCGCAGCACGAACTTCAACGGGTCGGGCGCATGGTGCTCCACCGAAGATGCCTCGACTTCATCTATCGGCACCACCGTCAGCCCCATCTTCCGAAGCTCGGGCTCCACGTAGGCCGTCACCCAGTGCCGGCTGGTGCCGAAGCACTTGAATGCCCGCTGGAGCGCGTTCTTCAGGTCCGCCTCGATACTTGAGTGCAAGTTCTCCGACATCTGCTACCTCCCATATTCACACATAGACCCTCTCTCAATATACTAAAAGCCCACGGGTGTCAAGTTCGAAGTTCAGGGCCGACCTCAACTTCATCTTCCCGGCAACTTCGTCTCTCAAACGACTTCGTCTTTCAACGACTTCGTCTCTCAAACGACTTCGTCTCTCAGGGCCAAGATGGGACCCGATGCTTTTTGTCGAACCCTCTCCAACCAGTTTCCACTTGCCAGAATGCTGGTGGGTACATCCGAGGAGTTGGTGACTTCAGTTCGAGTTGGCCAGACTCGGTTCGGATCGGCAACATCGTTCAACATGAGAACCTTGTCCAACCTTGGCCGAGGTTGCCGAAGTTCTCAAGTTGATGAAGTTGACTTCGTCACATCGGATGAACGTCGGCAATGATTGGCCAGGATGGGACCCAATTCTCCAGCTGGAGAAGTCGGCCAACTTCGTCTCCCAGAGCCAAGATGGGACCCGTACAAGTTCGGAAGATGGGACCCAATCGAAGTTCGGGAACTTGGTCGATATGGGACCCAAGAAAGCATAGAAGAAGCCTTCTTCGGGGGTTGGGGAAGTCGAAAAGGATCGTTCGAAGTTTTTGAGATGATAGGGGTTGCCAGGATTGTCCAATGATTATGTGGAGTTGGACGGTATTGGTAGGATTGGAATCCGATATATTATCTGGGGATGGGACCCAAATCTATGTGATCCAAAGCCCGGGATCGCGATCCGATAATCAGCTAGATCGACCCCCGGGGTCCAATAATCCCCAAGATCCGCCGAAATCAGCATAATCTTCGGCAAACTTAGGAAGATTATCCAACTTCCAGCAAACTTCAGCCCAACTTCAGGACCAGCCGCCTTGTCGGATTGTCAACACTCAGGAAGATTCACCCTTGTCAGATTATCAATAGGCAACACGATGGATTATCGGATTGACTTGCCCAACACCTGGCCAACTTCAGCCCAGGTTGGCGAGATGAATGCGCCCATCTTGGCCAGGATTGGCCCGAACTCGGGAACCTCTACAACCTATCCCTGGAGCCCAAGCTCCTTAAGCACGGACAGGACTTCACGGAGCTGCTTCGAGGAGCCGCCCAGACCAGCTCTGCGCCCCGCTACCAGCCATCGCCAGCGCCTGCCGGCCTTCCAGATGTACACCATATCGAACCTCCTCGTCGAGCCTATCAATCCTTCCCAAGGCGGGTCAACTTTTCGGCTCTCCGTTGGTCGGAGACCACATCTTCCGAACTTCGACCAAGTTCGGGAAAGGTTGGTGAAGATGGATCACGATCCGTCTGACGAGAGTGTATCGATTCTTGATGGAATTGCGCAATCGTTAACGGTCGGGCAAGTTGGGTGTTGACGAATCGTCAACTCTATTTCGAATATCAATGCGGTTCGAGGATGGATTTTCGGATTAGTTCAATGTTTGCGAGAGGTTGATGAAGTTCGGCTGGGGAAGTTGCCGAAGATTGTTCAAGGATCGCGGATTTTGGATCGGATTGGGACGGATCGCGATCCGCGCGATCCGCTGGTCTGGTCGATTCTCACCTATATACTGAGAGCCTACTTGACGGGTACTTGATGGCCGCTTGCTTGCCAATCCCGACCCAACCTCACCAATCTCCGTCCACTTCGTTCCAATCTCGGCAACTTGCTCCCTCTATCCAATCCTTGGCCACTCCGTTCCGAACTTGGCAACTTCGAACCAACCTCATCTATCTGTCCAACTCCTTGGATGTACCCAGGCGAGTTTCTGGTGGGGGAAGTATCTACCGACTTCATCAAGCTTGCCGACTTACTCCAGCCGGCCAATCCTTGTCCACTTCGTTCGAGTGAAGCAACTTGGTCAACTTCATCCCTTCGAGCTAACTTCATCTATCTGGCCAACTCGAACTGAAGTCACCAACTCCTCGGATATACCCAGGCGAGTTTGGCTGATGAGCTATGAGGAGAGGGGATGTACTTACCATGGAGAGAATCTGCCGCGCCATCCTCCTTTTCAACCACCTGATGTATCGGGTGCAATCTTAGCTTGGACCGACGAAGTCGTTAGAACTTCGAAGTTGAAGTTCAGAAGTTCGGGACTTCGAGGTTCAGCAAGTTCGGGCCGTCATACAGACGGTTGCTCCAGGGTACCGGTCACGAGGATCTGAGAGACGAAGTCGTGACTTCCCACATTCCTTCGACCGCTTCGTCCACGGGATCCTTGAACTTGGGTTTGCTCCAGCTCCGGGCCGCGAGCTGGGCTCGAAGATCAGCCAGGTCTGTATCTTCGTCGTGCTCGCCTACCAATCACTCGTCCTCTTCATCTTCCCAATGTTCGTCGAGTCCTTCGTTCCAGATCTCCAGCTGACGCTCGGGCTTCAGAAGTTGGTTTTTCGAAAGAACCGCATACTCCTGCTTGAGACGCTCCTGGCTGCCCTGCTGACGGCGCGCGAGACGATAAGGGTAGAACTCCACCGGCAGCTCCGGCAGCCCGCAGAGGCGGCGGTGCAGCTGCTGGACGCCCCAGGAGGGCTCGTACCGGTCGCAGACGTGGAGAACTTCATCAATGGGATTCGGGAACTTCATCTTCTTGAGATCTTCGAACTTCTTGGAAGTATCGAGATCGTAGAAGCAGTATACCTCCTCCTCGAAGATCTCCTTGTCGCCGATGATGCCCATCCTCGTGTCGACCGCCCGGTGCTCGCAGGTGGCGCAGCATTCGGGGAACGTCGGTCTCGGCTTGCCCATGACCCCTCCTACAGCTTGGTCGCGACGATATGAATGAACATCGCATCGTCTCCATTTCAACCGTTCTCCTTCGATTTCTCCAGTTCCTTCTCCAGCTTGTCGATGGCGGCGTCCACCTTCTTCCCGTAGGCCCGCATCCGCTCCAGGTAGGCCTCGACGGCGGCTCGCTCCTCCCGGTACAGATCGGGCTGCTGGTACTTCAGGACGCCCGTGATGCCGCCCTGCTTCTCGGTCCTGAACCTGCCGGCACCGATCATCATCGCGCACAGGTCGAACGGGGACGCCGACTGCTCTTCGCCCTGGAGATAGAGCGTCAGCCCGGTCTTCTCGCTCTTGTGGACCGTGAAGACCTGCTTGTGCTGGGAGATGTAGCTGTCGCAGATCTCCACGTACTCCAGCACGCTGAACTGAGGAGAGCCGGTACTCTCGTCGATGAGATAGAGCTTCTTGGGGCGGTCTTTCTCGGGTTCGGACATCCTTTCCTCCTACTGCAAGCCGTTCAGCCGTCCCAGCAGCTCGTCCGCGAGCGCCAGGTAATGAGGCACGAGGTTTTGATTGCCGTCCGGGTTGCCGTTGGAGTTCCCGGCGAGCGCTTCTCTCCAGAAGGTGAGGGCCTCCCGGAAACCTTCGACCATCTCCGTGATCTTGGACCGCTGTTCGTCCGAGGGTTCGAAACCCTGTCGAAAGTCGACTAAGGTGTCTTCCAGCATCGCCAGCGTGGCCCCGAACTGGCCGTGGATTTCCATGACGCGGTCGATGGCTTCCTGCTTGGTCAGCTCAGTCATGTTTCTCCATCTCGAAGGTGATCACGAGCGCACCCCTGTCGGAGATGGTCGCCCTCGTTTTCACTCGGATCACCGAGACCGCCAGCTTGAAGTGAAGCAGGCTCGGATCCTCCTCGTCGACCCAGACGGGACATTCGTAGTCCTCCAGCCCGAGATCGACCGTGGCGAACCAGGCCTCTCCGACCGGCGTCTCCTCCCAGGGCAATACCAGCGCGCCCCAGTCGGGACCGTATACCTTCCCGAGATCCGCCGGGTTCACCAGGATCGCGTCGCTCCCGGGCGTGTCAGGCCAGAGATCCGGAATCAATTGATCGTTCGACATCTCAGCTCTCCTGCTCTTCTCCTCCGTAGATGACCATCACCGGCTCGATCTCTTCGCCGGCTACGTCCTCGATGTATTTGATGCAGGCGATGCAATAATCATCAGCATCACTGAAGATTTCTTTTTTCATATCGTCTCCTTGAACCGTTCCAGCTCTCCGTCGATCTCGCGTATCCGAAAAATCTGACCTTCGATCATTCCTGCCAACCGGAACATCTCTTCTTCGAGCATCTCGTTGACGGTCGGCTCCTCCCACGACCAGATCCACCTCCAGGCCAGCCGCTGGAATCCCCGGAGATGGGTGACGCACCAGCTCTCCGCTTCGTCGCGTTCTTCCCAAAGCATGAACCTTTCGACTTCGCGCAACAGGTCCCAGCCGAGACTCTCCAAAGCTCCTGCCGGCACGGCTTGGTACAGGTGGGCTCCGATCATCTCCTTGAGGAAGTCGGCTTCGAGGATTGGTTCAGAGTTCATTCCGGAACCTGCACCACGGTCGTCCGGTCGTAGTCAGGTTCTCCGGTTACGGCGATGCGCATCTCCGGATCCTTGGGCTGGCGACCGCCGGTCACCGTCTCCATCGCACCGTGGTCCCATGCTTCCGCCTTGTCGCGAGCCTCGTCCTCGTCTTCGGCCTCCACTACCCTCCAGACCTCGACAGTTATCGGGACGCTAATCTCGAACTTGGGCATCATGGTTCTCCTTCTTGGCGCACTGCCGACACTGCTTATGCTTTATCTCCGCGAGGTCCTTTTCGGCCTCGGCAGGATGACAAACCTTCTCATGACCGCATTCCAGGATGAAGAAGACGCTTTTACCACGTTGGATACGATCAACCACCAGGCGTTTCGGGCCACCTTTCGGTCGGCTGCGGGGACGGTCCTTGCGCCGTCTGTGTCCCCTCGCGCTCATCAATCCTCTTCCGGATGCGCTTTGCACCATTCGCAGTCGCAGTCGGGATCGTCGTGCCAGTTGATCCAGGCGATATCGTCGCCTTCGAGGGAGACGCCGCCAGGCATCTTGCACTCCGAGCACCGAACTTCGTCACCTTCGTAGAACTCCTCGTCGCTCGGGCTATCGGTGAGGATCTCTGGGTCGCCCCCGCAGTATGGACAGCTGTCCCACTCGATCATCACCCAGCGCTTGCCGAAGGCGTCTTTCTCAGCTGAATAAGAAGAAGAAAAAACTTTGTTTTTCTTGACTTTGCTCGACTCGCGCACCTTTTGCTTGAACTCTTCGATGATGTCGAGCCGGTTGGTGACGGGATTGCAATAGTCTTCTCGAAAGCTGCGAATCTCCTCGGCCATCTTGACGGCCACCTTTCGCCAGTCGAGGTTTTCGGTATCGGGGCGCAGGAAAGCGGGCTCGCATTCGCTGAGCGCGCCCACGATGCGGTCGGCGATCTCCTTGCGCTCCAGCAGCTTGACGCCGTAGCCAGCGAGAACGTCCACGATGAGCGTCCACGATGCGCTGTAGAGTAGGTTTTTCGGACGAGTTCCAAGGGTAGGTTCAACCTTCTTCATGGCTCGTCTCCTCTCCGTACTGTCGCTCGATGTGCATTCCGGCAGCCACCGCCCGCTCGACTCCCTCCAAATACTCCTTGGCCGTGAAGACATGGCCGCGCAGTACCTGGATCAACCACATGCCGACCGCTCCGAGTGCGATTCCCGATGCTACGCACATGATCTCATTCATCTTCAACTCCTGCGGGCTCGATGTGAGCCCATGCGCCGACGAGCACCCGGTTCCACTTCCAGCTGTCGGCTTCGATCTCCTCGTGTTCTTCGTCGGTCATTCCCCACCAGAGATGGTCCAGTTGGCCGAGCAGCTCGTCCTCTTCGTCCTCGGTGAGAACTTCGAGGAACTGGTTGATCAAGTACGCGTCGTGCAGCTTCTGGTACTCAGTCTTCATCTGGATGAGGATCGTCCAAGTAGGGATCCTGCTCCTTGAACTCACGCCGCACCTCTTCGATGCGGACGTACTCGACGGTGCCCTCCTCTGCGCCTCCTTGACCAGCTCTCGCTGATCGGCACGGAGCTTCGAATACTTGTAGTACTTGTACTCTTCGATGACGCGTCGAAGCGTTTCCTCATCGCTCTCGTGAACAAGGCGAACTCCGGCCATCAACGCGCTGGTGAGCTGTGCCAACTCCAACTCGTGTAAGATTCGCTTCAGATCAGCTGTTAGTTCAGCCATCCTCATTGGGATCGCCCCCTTCATCTGCCGGCACGTAGCCGATGGCATTCTTGCCGAGCATCACCGTGCGCTCCACCGGCACTCCTAGCCAGCGGGCCATCTGCTTCTGCTTCTCCTTGCGCCTCCAGACGAAGTGACCGTGGATGAGCGCGATCACGACGCAAATCAGCGTGAGCGCGCCCTGGCAGAACCACCACCAGAACTCTCGGTCGGATTGCAGCACAAGCCCCATGATAATGGCGAACGCGAGCCCGATGAGCCCGCACCAGACGGGCGAGTAGGCGATCTTGATCTTCATTCCGCAGGCCTTCCGTTGATGAGCTTGGCTACATCCAAGAATCCCAGCCAACCTCCGCCAACTACTTCGGCGATAACGTAGCGAGGCTTCTCCTCGTCAGGCTCGTAGATCCGAAGGCCGGTAATGAAGTAAGCGATGCCGGTCTCGATGTTCTCGTCGGTGATGATCTGCTGGATGCGCTGCTCGATGAAGACGGTCGCTCCCTGATCGGCTCTCCGGGACTTCTCCAGAATCCCCTCGACTTGCTCTCTCGTCCAGGGAGGTTCCACCTGTAAAGGAGCAGGACCGTACAGCTGCTGGAAGACCTGCGACATGGCCGAAGAGCGTTCCTGCTTTGACGACTCGTCGTGAGGAGGGTGCTCGGTCGCTCCGGCTATCCTGCGCCGGTACAGCTCCCTGGACTTCGGACAATCGTCCTTACAGCTCATTTTTCTTCTCCAGCTGTAATTTTTGCAAATTCATCGACTCGATCCTTGTACAACGTCGTCCGGATCCGCTCCAATTCGCGCTCACGAGCCTCCAGGCGGCGCTGTGTTCGCCGATGAGCCTCCTTCTCGACCCGGAGGGCCTCTTCCAGCTCGGGGAGCTTACGGAGCCGCTCACGGCCTTCCTCGACGAGATTGAGTGCCGTCGCCCTGTTCGTAGTCATCAATTTCAGCTGATATTGTAAATCTGCATTACGCTTGGCCAGACCGTCGATTGTCAAGTAGAGCTTCACCCGCTCGAAGTCGCTGCCGAACAGAGGATCCTTCTCGGCTCGAAGGGCTCGCTCAACCGACTGCCGGATGTCCGAGGACATATCCATGAACTCCTTGGGAATCTTCAGTTTTTCGAGCTTATCGTCGTCCACGATGGCCCCCTCCTTCCAAACCGAGCGCCTTGCGCTTCGCCTCTTCAATGACCTTCCAAGCCTCGTAGTAGCGGTTGAAATGGTCTTCGAGGGCCATGATGAGCCGTCCCATGTTGGCCTTGTAGAAGCCGGCGCAATTGACGCAGCCGCACTCGACGATCTTCCATTCGTCGTCGACCATGCAGACGTCCATCACGAAGGCGTCGGCGAGCTGGAAGACCTTGACCATCTTCTCGCAGAACTCTCGGGCTGCGGGATCGATAGCTCCGCTTTGCACGACCTGTGTCCCGAGCTTGTAGAGACTCCCCGTGACGATCTCACCGCCCACCACCCAGAAGCGATACTCCTTTTGGATCTTCTTCACCGAGGCGACCTGGATGGGCGTCAGACTGCTCAGCGACGAAGTGTGGCCGTCCGTGAGCTTCCGCTGCTGGAACTCGCGCCAGCCGTCCTCGTCGAACACCTGGCCGTTGAAATCCTTGGTATCAGCGCACGGGCGGATGAAATAGGCCTGCTTCTCCCACTTCCAGTCGTCCCGGAACTTCCGAAGCTCCGAGTCCCAGTTGAGAAGATGCTCCCGGTAATGGTTGCGATACACGAAGAAGTGATGATTCGCGTTCACCAGAACGCCCGGCACCCAGTCGAACTTCTTGGCCAACCGGACCATCTTGAGCGAGCCGAACACGAAGACATCCCGCCGCTTGGTCTGAACTTCGAAGTTCTCGACGAACGGCAGAACTTTGACGACTTCCCAGTCGAGCTGAAGACGCTCCAACGTCCGCGTCAGAGCATCATACCCTTCCTCGCGGAACACGTTCTCTTGTATCACATAGAACATCTCTTGCGCTCTGACTATATAGAGGAAAGTTTCCCCTGTCAAGCAGACAGATCGACAGCTTCTGCCTACTCCGGCTGCTTCACTTTCATCCGCTGGCTCACACTCTCGATGTGGTCGATGGTCTTGCCGGCATCGTTCAAGATGTAGGCTTCTCCGTCGAACACGATGTGTGTTTCCTGATTCCCCTTGCGGACTTCGACTACTGTCGCACCGCTCCAGCTGCTCGGGCCGGAGATGAGTTCACCTCCACGACGACATTCCGAAGGCATCAACCAAACCCCATCTTCGGGTGGAACAGGAAGAATACCGTCCTCGGTCATCCGCTCCAAGTCCTCCGAACTGAGGTACGCCCAAATCTTGATGCTGTCACCTTCGCAATAGAACCAGGGCGTCTCTCGTGGACCTCCCCAACATCTGTACTTCGAGCTGGCGTCGATCTTGATGATCATGACCTTTCTCCTTTCTGCGGCCTTCTGGCTGACTATCTTGCTGTCGATCTGTCTGGGGATAATATACAGGATTGGGAGATGGTGGAATCGAACCACTTGCCTCGTGGAGGAGCGGGTTTACAGCCCACCGCAGGCCCAGCCTGCCTTAGAGCACCTCCCGTTGCACGGGGTGGGATTCGAACC